GCCACCATTGCAATCGTTTGCAACCATGCCCGTTTCCCCTACCACCCCCCACCATCTCCCCCACCACAATTCCCCCTAAATCTCGCCCCCTTACCCCCACCCTGCAATCACTTTCACCTATCCCCTTTCCCTAAATCTCCCGCCGAGATTTACATGCAGCGGGGTGGTCTGACTAATTGGAGGGGATTGTATGGAGTAGTGAATCTTCATAGGAGATTGAGTGGTATCTTTGCCCCGGCGGTTTGCAATTGATTGCAATGTTAGGTGGGTAGCCATGGACAGACCCCTCTTCTAGTCCTCGGTGTAGAAGGTAGATTCGAGGCCCTGCTTCTGGAAGGAACTAATTATGTCGGCTTGGAGAGTCTGGTGTTCGGTGCCCGTGGCATCCTTCCAGGACTTCGGGATGATGTAGGCATAGGTGTCGATAAAGACGGTGCCCTGGTTCCGTGAGAGGGAGATCCTGGGTGGGGTCGGGTCGTCGTAGTTGATCTTGCCCGGCGAGAAGGATGGATGGGCCGTCCTCAGATCGTCGAGCACCTTGTCCACGATGTCCTTCATGGTAGCGACTGCCTGCTTGACGTGAGAATCGACCGCGCTGGCCTGGAAGCTGGTGGCTAGGCCCGGCTCCATCAGGGGGAACCTGAACCGTAGGGCCGCGTGCAAGATTAGACGATCTACCTGTACCGCTGCCCGAATCGACTTCCCCACGTAACGCTCGTCCAGCCTTCCGAACTCCACATCTACGGCCTCTGTACCCTTGTCCTTCCAGAGATCCTTGGACTCCAGGAAGTCGCTCACGGCCCCGTAGAACTTCGTGCCTGCCTCGTACTGCCTCTTGCTCCGCTCCCTACGCTCCGCGTGAAGGTACGATACGTCCTGCAATAGACCTTCGACTTGGCCCTTGGCATCGCCAAGCATCGTCTTCTTCAGGCGGGATAGCTGACCCAAGAACCTGTCCCACTTCTCGATGTCTACCTTCTCGCCCATCCGTTCACCATCACCCCCGTCATTGCAATTGATTGCACGGGTCGTTCACATCACGTCCACGATCTTGTAGCTCTGATCGTCGGCTACCTTCCGCGCCACGTCCTGCACGGCTTTCACCTCGGCTGGATGGACCACCTTGATTATCCACGCGACAGGCTCTACGTAGAGAACGCCTCTGCTCACGACAACCGACCCCCGCCCATCTAGCCTTGTCAGGTTTATCCCCCCAGGAGCAACTTTCCTCGCCGCACTCCCGATGGCCTTCGCCAGATTCGAAGCATTCTTGTCGGCCACCTCAACTGCCTTGTCGAGCGCATCGAAGTGCATCCCGTCCCCCTCCTGCAACAGAGGATACCGGGTCTCGATCACGGTGACTTGCCCACCACGAATCACTACCTCCAGGTCAGGCAAGAACCCCATGAAGCGCCGGTCCTGCTCTGCCATCTCCCCAAAGGCTACCCGTACCCTCTCGTCCCGATCCGTCATCACGCCTCCTCACGAGTAACCGTCACCAGTATTGGAGATACCTCTGCCCTGATCGTCCAGCCTTCCTTGTCATCTATCATCTTCAGTGCTCGACCTCGCACCTTGTCTATAAATAGGGCTGCCGACCGTGGACCAGACATTTCAGCCGTCAGGACATCACCCGATATCGTTGTCTTCCCGCCCATACGCTCCGCATCGGCAGCCACCTTCTGTAGTACCTGCCTCACGGTGACATTTCCCTCCCCAAACGCTACCTGTACCTCATCCATCGCCTCAGACCTCTTCGGCCTTCTTCCGGGCCTCGTTCCGATCCGTCGTGAACCCCACCAGCCTCACCGCCACGGATTGAGTGAACTGCTCTGACTTGGCAACCTGCTTGGCCGCATCGGTCAGGTAGTTCGACAGCTTCAGCAGGTTCCCGCTGATCAGGAAGGGCTTCTTCTCGAACGGTGCCGTCACCTCGAAGATCCCGTAGACGACTCCACTCTCCACCACGTCCAGAATCTCGGCCTTGAGCGCAGCCATGTTTCCGCTGCCGTCAAGGCCCATGTGAATCTCTGGCACTGACAACCATGCCGCTTCCCCGAACTGGATCTTCACGTCGTCCATGCGGCTCACGCCTTCTTCCCGATCCGGGCCTTCAGTTCCTTCGCTACGTCCAGGACTTCCTTCGACACCTCGTCCGGCGTCCGAAGCCAGACCTCGCATCGGGACAAGGACGCCTTCTTCATCGTCTCGATCATGTCCTCGTCGTCCTCGTACTTCACTTCGAAGAACAGGTAGCAGTCCTTCGTTGCCCCGTACATGAACGACCCCATGACCTTCTCGATGGGGATGTCGGTCGGCAGCCCGCACTTCTTCGCGTACTCCATCAGCCCGTGGTAGAAGTCGCCCAGGTTCATGTCCCCCTGCACGTCCATCAGAATCGCTCCCCGCAGATCCTTGCCCCACTTGGCGAACGTCACCGTGGTCGGTCCATATCCCCCGCCTTCCGCCAGTTCTCCCCGCATGGCCTCGTAGTCGTCCAGCCACTCGTAGCCCTTCGCACGTGCCTTCTTCGCACACTTCGTCCCGCAGCACGCCTCTTCCTTCGCGGCTTCCAGGGAAGTTGCCGTAACCCCGTACCGGACCTTCTTGCCGTCCACGTCCCACTCGACACTCACCAACTTCTTCTTCGGGTCCGTGTAGATGCCCCCGAACTCCCCCTTCGTAACCACGCCGGTTGCCCCCTCCCCGACCCCGGCACTGGCCGCCGCCAGCTTGTCCATCATCGTCGGCTTGAAAGTCACCTTGTCCCCGACCTTGAACTTCGTTCCCTTGGCTTCATCGAGGATGTCTTGTCCGATGCTCATGGTCACTTGCCTCCCTTGAAGCGCGGCAGCACCTCCCGCTGGAAGATTTCCGCCATCGTCGTGATCTTGTCCAGGTTCGCCTGGATGGCCTTCAGTTGCTTCGACAGGGCTTCCCGATCCTTCGGCTCGATCTTCCCCAACGTGCCATCCTTCTCCCAGTCGCCAGTCGCCTTGTCGATCCTCGTGAGGACCAACACTGTCTCGTCCGTGACCGACTTCAGGTGAGGCAACACGATGTCCAGCGATGTCTTCACCACCGATGGACCCAACTCCTTCACCTCGCCCATGATTTCCTTGCCGATACCCATCTTCATGCCTCCGGGAATCCGATGAAGCTCAACACTCCATCCTCGAACTCCTTGTAGTTCCCGTACTTCTTGATGACCCTGATCGCCTGTGCCACGCGAGTCTTCTTCCCCCTGATTCCCATGTAGCTCGCGTAGCCACTGTGCCCCAACGCGGTCTCCCCCACCTTGATCGGCGGTCCCACGAATGGGTTGTTCGCCGCGACGATCTCTAGCCCGTCACCGGCCCACACGAAGCACCTGTCCTTCGCATAGATGGGCCTCGTATCCAGCCCCAACTCGTTCCACGCCTCGATGGCCTTCTCGGGAGGCTCGAAGCTGGTCAGATCGAACCCTGCCTCCCTCTGCGCCAGTGTCGAGTCCGTCACCTTCACCGTGAGGATCTGGTTGCTCCCCGCATCGTCCCGGAACTCGATCTCGAACTCGTCCCCCCTTGTCGTCACCTTCGCGCTCGGCATCAGCCTCGATAGCACGATCCGCACCTTCTCCTTGTCAGCCTTGGCGAATGCCTCGATCAGCGTCCCCTTCTTCGCCCGATGCTCCTCCAGCATCGCAGCTTCCTCCGGCGATTGCTCCCCTTGCCGCGCCCCTGGCTCGATCAGCCCGCTCTGGCGCAAGGTCTCCAGGAAGGAACTCGCGTCTACCTCCGGTATGCCCCCTATCCCGATTCGCCTCTCCGTCATGACTTGCTCCTCTTCTCCAGTATCGCTACGACCTTGCTTCCCGCTCGGACCCACTCCCGCATCGCGTCCAAGAGCAGTCTATCCGTTTCGCTATCCAACGCAACAGGTTCCTGCGCTTCGACCGCCCTCATCTCAGGCAACTTACGCCCCTCGCCTAGCACCCCCAAGAAGTCGTTCGGGTTCACCTCGCCAGGATACCTCGGTCTCCACTCGTTCACGGCTCACTCCTTCTTCGCGTACTCGTCTACGGCAGCCACCAGTACATCGTCCGGGCTCAACCCCTTCCGACTCGCAATCTCCCGCAACTTCTCGATGAAGGCAGGCGACACCATGATCACGCACCACTCGCTGTCCGGTCCCGCGTCCAGATCGATCTGGAACACGCCCCCGTTCGCCGCCGCCTTCTGCTCCAATGTCTCCATCACTTGATCCCCGGCAACTTCTTGTCGAACTTCGACTGCTCGATCAGCGTCTTGCGACTCTTGGTCAAGACCTTCAAGTCCCGCTGGATGACCTCCACGAACGTCAGGGATGCCTCCACGTACCGCAGCTTACCCCCAGGGAACCATGCCTGCGCCTGGATGCTACAGCCCGTCAGAAGGCACAGCAGGCCCCTGCTACCGTCCAGGCCCAGTTTCATGCCCTGGAACACGAGCAGCAGCTTCGGTGGAGGAAGTGGGTCCCCCTCGTCCGTGTAGGACGGTAACTGGAAGGATCTCAGCCACGCTATCGCTGCCTCGATGTCGTACAGCGCCAGCTTATCGCTGGTCGGATCGTCCATCTCGTCCGGATCGTTGTCCCGTGCGAAGATTGCGGTGAAGCTCAACGTCCTCGCCCCGCCTGATACCCAATGGTACAAGGGATGCGACAAGCCAGGGATCTGACGCTCTTGCCACTCGCTGCTCTTGTCGTCCGACAAGTTCTCCGGCCAGTATTGGAACCGGATCGCCGGAACCTTCCCGTACAACTGCTTGATCTTCGAGTTTTCGGTTACGTCGATATAAGGCTGGAGGTAGGCGATCCCCTTCTCGACCTCGGACTTGGGCCTATTCTTCCCGCCCCCTACCGCCTCGATGGTGCTCTCCACGTGGGATCACATCATGCCTTGCCCGACTTCTTGGCAATCGAGGCACAGAGGGCTCCCGAATCCGTGACGCCCGTGCAGCACTTGTCGAACATCGCAGTACAGGAATCGAAGGCTGTACCTTTTCCGCCCTTGAACGTGCCGTCCTTGTCCTTGTACTTCGCGGTACACTTCGAGTCGCAGGACACCTTCTCGGTGATCATGATCTTCTCGTCTGCCATGATGACCTTCCTCCTCTCGACGGGGCATCGGCATGGGGAAGGTGCGACTGGAACCGTACCCCTCGAACAACGATCCATCTTGTACCCGATTAGATGCTCTTGTCAACACGAACGGGCCATTGCAATTGATTGCAACTACCCGGACAGCTTCACCATCTGCTCCGTGAGCTTGTCCAGTAGCTTGCTCACGTCGTTCGACATCTCGATACCCCTCTGCGCGTCTGCCTCCAGGTGTTCCTTCCCTGTGATGCGAGCCATGACGAGGCTCGATCCTGCTTCCTGTCGAAGATCCCGACGGAAGGCCACGAGTCCTCCCAAGATCAGCCCCAGATCGCTCTTTGTCACCGTGATCTCCGCTCTCAACTCGTCTGCCATCTTCCTTCTCCTTCTACCTGCCCTTGCCGGTCAGGCATCGCAGGATCTCCTTCTTCGTCGCAGCGATGTCCAGTCCGTGCTCGAACACCTCGATGCACAGCGGGTGGAGGTAGAGTCGGCTGCTCCCATAGCTCCACTCCTGCTTCCACTCCGTCCACTCGCTCGGCTCCGCAAGCTCATGGACAATCACCGCCTCACCTGTGTCCGTGGTCCTCGTCACCTGCCGTACCGGCATCCACCGATAGCGGTACTCGCACACGTAGGTCTGGACCACCTTCCCCACGCACATCGTACCGCGTTCCGGAGCCTGCCAATGCACGTCGATCTCCTTGATCCGGATCTCGCTCTGGCAGGCATGTTTCGTCTCGTCCTTCCAGCCCTTCGCTGCGTCCGGTGGATGATCGGTGTTGTGCTCTGCTACCTCTCCCTCGATGACCTTAGCCGCACGGGCCAATGCCTCCTCCGCTGCCGCCTTCGCATCCTCCAACAGCAGGAACGCCTGCTTCATCACGCGGTCCAGGTATAGCTCGTTGTGCGAGTGACTGTCCGGCCTCAGTGTGTAGTACGACAGCTTCATGATCCCTCCGTCATCAACTTCTCGAACAGTTGCCTCTCCAGGGCTTCCCTGGTCGGGTTGAACATCGGCTGGCAACATCCGGCCCCCGCCGCTAGGACCTCCTTGTACTTCTCTCCGTCCGGGCCTTCCATCAACTCGCACCTGTAGACCGACAGGAATGCTCCCTCGCGCCTGTCTTCTCGCAGGAACGGACAGGGATGCCCCTCCTTCACCCGCCACCCGGCATAGCATTGAACTCTACGGCAGCACTCCCCGCAACCCACACAGGCCGCAGAGATCATCGGCTCGATGTACTTCTTCCCCACTTCTCAGTCCCCTTGCGCTCCACGTAGACGATCCCGCGCCCAGTTCGGCTCGTAGTCGGCAGGCATCTGTCCATCAGGACACAGCACATCGAGGACGATCTGCCGACACCTCTCGTACTCCTCCACGTCGCCGGATTGCGTTGGCCTGGATCCCATCCAGAAGATCCGGCCCAAGGCAAGCTCCGCGGCCTTCGTATCCATCACCGCTCCTCAGCGGCCGTGCTCATCCACACGGATGGACACCAGATCGGATCTGGCCGTGTCGCCTTCGTGCGCTCCTTCCACGCCTTGAACTCCTTCAACTTCGGAAGAAACCGGCAAGTAGAAGGGCACTCTGTCTTCCCGCAGAAGGCCGATGTGCAATCGGCAGGGTATAGCCTCGTCTCCGTCATGTCTTGAATATAACAATCCATGGCTTTTTGTCAAGCCAGTACGGTTTCAAGGACCGGCTACGTAGGGGGTGGCGCAGCTTCCGCAGGGCCTTGGCCTCGATCTGCCGAATACGCTCTCTCTGGACTCCGTATTTCTGCCCCACCAGCGCAAGAGTATGGGGCTCGCAGCCAAGACCGAAGCGCATCCGGATCACGTCTGCTTCCTGCTCCTTCAAGGTCGCCAGCACCTTCTCGATACGCTCGTTCAGGATCGCCATCTCCACCTGCTCGTCCTGCAATATCTCGGGCTCCATATCTGCCACGAACATCGAGATAGCTTCCTGCTCAGAACAGACTCGCCTGATCGGTGTCCTCGCCATCCTTATCCTCTGGATCCTCTGCAAAAAGCCCGAACGCTGTCTGATCATCCCCGTCTTCTCTTGCCTCCACGGCATCCATCGTCGCAACGTCCTGCGGAATCGTACCGTAGCACCTCACATGTTCCTCTGCCCATGCGATCCGGGCCTTGGCAATCTCCACGTACTCGGCCTCCCTCTCGATCCCGATCCAGTCCTTCCCCTCCAAGATGGCAGCCATCGCCGTCGTACCGCTGCCAAGGAAGGGATCGAGTACCACGCTGCTTTTTCCAGGGGGGGTCACGAGCCGTACCAGCCACCTCAGCAGGTCTACGGGCTTCACTGTCGGATGCGTGCTGCGTTTACTCTCCAGACCAAGACTACGTTCCGCGGCACTCGCCTTAGCCTCGTATCTGAAGCACGGGAAGAAGCGAGCGGCAGTGCCGGTATCGTTGTAACCTTGTTCTCCGGGATGTCCCAATGCGCCCAGGAAGTCTCCGCTTCGCTTATTGACATGCGACGAATCAATCCATGTCGTCTTTCGTTCCCCGCTTTGCTCTCCTAGTTCACGGATCGGGCAGCCCTCGACACACTCCCACACCTGGATGGTCTCGTTGCCAGTCGCGTCCGCGAAACCCTCGAACGAAGTTCCGCTGTATTCTCCAATACCGGCGTGGCCGCTATACTTGCCCTTCTTGAATCCTCCTCCATTCCCTGCCCGTGTTCCCTTCACCGTCTTCGTCCCTACCTGCTTACAGTCGGGATGATGGCAGAGTACGAGATTCGACGGCCAGCGACCTTCCGGTTGCTTGAAGGCTTCAGGTGGTAGCCGTCCTCCACCAGCTTCCAGTATCGAGGATGTTCCCCCTGCCTCTCCTGTCAGGCCCATCGCTGACGTTGGGCGAACACCTCCACTGTAGGCTCCTCCATTGAGGTTGTCGCCTGTCGCAACTCGGCATCCGTCGATGTTGATCGCCCCCGTCCCATGTTTCAGGACATTCTCTGCGACCGTACTAACAAGCGGCTTGCGGGCAACGACAATTGGTTCCCATGCGGGTTTAAGGGCAGTGCCCCAACCGGACCACCTGTGGGCGTCGTCGGTTGCAGGGGCATATTCAGAGGACGAGGCTTGTTCACGCATGAACTGGCCCGGCCCCGCACCAAACCCGCGTCCCGCCTTATTGTCGGGTGAACAGCCGCTCTTATACTTCCCGTGGGCAGGACTATCAGGATCGGGACCGCCCTGTGGACACCCCCGCGCCGCCTTGTCGATGGCCTTCGACACGTCCATCGATTTCGGAAACCCCGATCCGTAACACCACCCAAGCAACCCGATGCTGTCCCTGATCTCGAACCCAGCATCCTCGATGGCGCACGCGAGCCGATGGAAGGTTCTCGTGCCGCCGAAGGCGAGAATGTGGCCTCCGGGTTTCAGTACGCGGAAGGCTTCTTGCCACGTCGCCGGGTCGAACGCAACACCAGTGGCATCCCAGGCCATACCCATAAATCCACCGTTGCGTGTACCGTGACGACCAAAAGGCGTATCTGAATTAATGGATCTACCAGATCCATTTCGTGACACCGCCAAAAGATCATACGGTGGGTCCGTCACGATGGCATCGACCGACTCCGGCTCCATCGCCTTCATCGCCTCGATGCAATCACTTGCAATCAGCTTGCCCACGTCAGACCTTGTACGGCACTAGGGCCGCCTCGTTCATCACGTACAACGGATGCCGCGGCGATCCATTATTCGTCAGGCCCAAGCACATGACCTGCTTGCCCAGATTTGGGCCGTTCATCTCCCACATCCTGAACATCCACATGATTTTCTGGATCCTGTCCTCCACGAGACTCCTACGATGATTCCCCCACGCCATCACCACCAATCCCGCATCTACAACCGCCTGTGAAATGAACTCATCGTTCTTCGGTCCCACCACATCGATCCCGGCCTTCCTCGCCTCGCCTAGCTTCTTCGGATCCGTCGCTCGATAGGCGAACAGGTTCACCACCTCCAGCCTCCTGTACCCCCACTTCCTTGCGAACCCCATGCACCTCCGGATCGTTGGGTCATCCTTCTCGTGATCTGCTGTGCTCGGATTCAGCATCACGAACACGACCTTCCTGCCCGTCTCCCCGGTCCTCCTCCAGAGCAGATACCTGTACTCCCCATCGACCACGGCCCCCCGATCCTCTGGATCAAGCGCATTCTGCAAGACGAATGTTCCCGACATCACGGTTTCCTTCCTGCCCCAAGTAATCTCTCCTTCGCTGTCCGAATCGAGATCAGCCCCACCCGCTCCTCCTGTACCGCCTCGTAGTCCCCGATATCGAACCCCACCCATAACCGATCCAGCCCGTCCGCTGCCATGCACGTCGTCCCAGACCCGCAGAATGGGTCCAGGACCAGCGGTGGCCTCGTCCCTGCATCATGCCTACACCCTGGCACGAAACCCCTGTCATGGCGCTCTGGCGTCCCCAGAGCCCCCTTCTTCTTCGGCTCCTGCCTTATCCCACGGTTGGACTGCTTCTCAGGCACCCCCTGAAAGTCCCTCTCCGCATCCCCACTACCCGACTTCGACTCGACTACCCGCTTCCACGGCTTCCCGCACTCGTCACACACCATCGGCGGCGTGGCCACCTTGATGCACGTCAACGGGATCTCCCTCGGGAACACCGCGTAGTGGTCCCCGGAGATTCCGTGGAAGCTGTCCGTCCCGATGTCCCACACGTCCCATAGGTTGTGAGTCGTTCGTCCAGCCTCGCTGTCCCAGAAGTAGTGACTCGACTTCGTGAACACCAGGATCGGCTCGTAGATGTGGGTCGGTCGATCCTGTACGCTCTCCGGCTGCGGCGTCGTCTTACGCCAGATCACTACCGCCCGTACATGCCACCCATCCTCCTGCGCCCGGATCAAGATCCGCTGCGGGATCAAGCACAAGTCCTTGTTCTTCAAGACCGGATGGGGTTGGACTCGACGCTGCCTCCCCAGCTTCAGTTCCGTGTACTGATACCGCTGCCCAACTCCAGGCTGGGGATCGTTCGATGGGTTCGTGTAGAAGCTGTCGTTCACGTTCCAGAACAGCACCCCGTCCTTCCGCAACACCCGCCGGATCTCCCGGAAGATTTCGATGGTGTGCTCGACGTAAAGTTCTACTGTCGGCTCCTGCCCGAACGCCCCCGTCCACCCATCTTCCCATGCCGTGACTTGATTCCCTGCGTAACTTCTCGGACCAAAGTAGGGCGGCGAGGACACGCAACACTGGACCACTTCGGGCTCCAGTCGCTTCAGTAGTTCCCTGGCATCGCCCTTGTGGAAGGCAGGTACGTCTAGCCCGAAGTTCATCGCCGTCAATGTAACAGGAAGTAGCTCTTTGTCAATGGCAGTATTGGATAGGATAGCTCCCCGTCGTACAGTATGCCCCGTCTACCCAATTACAGTACATCCCCGGCTCCCACTCGCCACACTCCGCCGGTGTCCCATCCGAAAAGAACCCGTGACTCTCGCACTCCTCCTCGCTCGTACCATTGAAGTACGGACACGAAAACGAGTAGGGCTCCGTCGCTGGATATATGTAGTCCTCTGCCCCGTTACAGTTGTAGTCCCAGGACTCGCCAGGACACGTGTAGGGTCCCGCAAACCATCCCTCCTGCCCAGGATGCACCTCACCATCCCCGTCGCAGCAATCGCCCCCTATCGCCACGTAGGACCCATGACACGTCTCCATGCAGGCCGTGTCGTCATCCCGCCCGAACCCGTCCATGTCGAAGTCCCGGTAGCACACGATACAGGGGGCCTCGATCTCCACATCAGGACTGTCCTCTGTCGTGTCCCCGGTCGTGTCCTCACTCGTTTCCGGGGCCTCCGTTTCATAAACATCCGGAATCGTTTCACTTTCGTCCTGGATCGTATCCTGGATTGTGTCGTTCGTTTCACCTCCCGTGTCCACCTCGATATCCCCCCCGGTGTCCACCTCGATGTCCGTGTCGTCCTCGAAGGGCGTCACGTTCCCGCATCCAGCCACGATCACCATTGCAATCAATTGCAAACGCATCGCTATTCTCCTTCCTCTTTGATCACCACCCGTGGTTCCGCATCTCGATATCCGGGACACCCAGAGGGATCGGGTTGGCTCTTCTCGGGTGTACTGTAGAACGCCGCCACCTCTCCGCAGACACGGCACACCCATTTCGTGAACGGCAAACGATCCCCCTCCACGACGCAATCATAGGACCATTGGTGCTTTCTAGTCATCGATCTTCCCACCCGCCGACTCGGGACGGAATGCACTCATTGCCAGATCGCCCGACTCCCGCAGACCAGTCTCGATGGCCTTGTTGCAGGCATCCATCATCCAGCCGATCTCTTGCCGCAGAGTCTTGATGGTCTGTTCCTCGTAGCTGTAGCTACCCCACGAGTCACCTGCGAGCCAGCCGTAGCCACATAGGATGTCTCGGACGTGGTTGAGCGCATGGCCTAGTCCGGTGCGATCCCGGTCGATCAGTCCACGGACCCTCACGACTTCCGCCTCTGCCTTCTCCGCACGGGCCATTTGCTTTCCGTAGTCCCCAAGGATCTCCTGGGCGAACTGGCACCTTACATCGCATGGCAGCAGAAAGCGCGTATCCGCATCGTGTGGGTTCGGGATCGCCGCAATGGCGCAGAGACCTTCGCCATTCCTACTCCTCCTGTGTGGACACGTCATGACTTCCCCTTCTTCGCCCTCTCGCGTTCGAGGGCGCGCACGGCACGGGTGAGCCTAGACTTCCCGGACTCCACCCTATTCTTGGCTAGAATGTACTCGTCCGTAGTCCACGCATGATTTATTGCGTCCAATGCGGCGTAGAGGTCCACTGCCGCCCGTATCACCCGCTCCTCGGCGGGCGTGATCGGACGCGGGGTTGTCGGCGTCTTCATCGGGTTACTCCTTTGCGCCTGGGAACGCCCTGTCGGCGGCGTCCTTGGCGTGCTGGACAAGGGCAACCTCCCGTTTGGCTGCTTCCTTCTCGTGAGTGACCACTTCGGCCGCCCTGACTCCTGCATCGAGGATGATCTTGTGGGCAGCACTGAGCCCTTCGGCCGCAGCATACAGAACATGCAAGGCCAGTTCATTGTTGGACAGGTCCTCGATCTTCCCGCATCCTGCGAGTCGCCGCCTTAGCGCGATCTCAGCAGTATGTATGATGGGCTCGATGACATTCGTGATGGTCATGTGCAGCGGGTCGGTTGGATCCGGCTTGAACTCGGTCGGCTTCTTCGGCTTCGTCATGCCTTGAATATAACAGGGTAGCGTATTTTGTCAAGCGGAAGGGATTGCAATTGATTTCACGGCAGGATCTACAGCCCCCCTGGCACGAGCTTCCCCTTGGGGTTTCCCGGCGTCCCCGGCCTAATCTCGAACTCCCCGTCATCTAGCACGATCCTCTCCAGGTTCTCGGCTGCCCCTTCCATCAGGACCAGGATCGGCGGGTTCCTCGCTACCCAATTCAGCCACCAGACCTTCGCCACGTACATCCCACCATCATCGGGACGGATCTTCAGAACCTTCCCTCGCCAGAAGCACTCGACAACGATCCCGATCTGCCCCGTCACCTTCTCCCTCACCGCCATGCCGGGAAGGAAGCCGGGATGCTCCGTCTTCTCGATCCTTCGATACCAGTGGGGCGCACCGTCCCTCTCTGCCTGCCTCGCCAGTGACCGCCTCGATGCCTCGATCCTCTCCTGTACCTGCTCCGGAGTGTCAGGCGTGACCTCGATCTTCAACGCCTCCATCGGCCTCGCCACCGGATTCATGAAGATTGGACCCGCTGGTTCTGGCATCGGCTGTACGGTCACGATGTCCTCCATTCTCAGATCCATCATCCGAACAGGCTTCGCGGAAGTCCTGTATCCGCACGACCCGCATTCCCCAGTGTACGGATCTACGGTGTCCTGCCGACACTTCTCGCAGAGAGGGCGAGACAGGTGCGGCTTGTGTACTTCGTCCATCACTTCTTCTCCATCCTCACGAATTCCATTATCCCACCACAAGCCTCGTCAGTGACGAGTGCAATGGGTCCGTACCCTTCCTCGTCCACCCCGAACAAGCCGTTGATCACTCCCAGGATCCCCACAGCCGGGGGCGGCGCACAGCCTTCCCTCTCGTATGCCCTGACCTGGATCGTCGGATCGGCCTGCAACTCTCCGTTGCACGTTACCTGCCCGAAGAGGAACAGCTTGTTCGTGGCCTCCCGGTCCTTCTTCAGCATCCGGTTCAGGACTTCCAGTACGTCATCTACTGTGATCGATTCCTTCATCTCACTTCTCCTGCATACTTTATGTGGTAACTATACCACTCTAGGTCTTGGGGACGCAGGACAAGATCGTCCAGTCCTGGATGCTTTGGAAACAGCGGATCGTCGTGATGCAGTTGAATCGTCGCACCGTCCCGATCAAATGCCACCGTATGTGGCTGGAACCCGACCCATCGCAAGTGCTCCATGCCTCGCCCTAGTCTACGCAACTTCAAGAAGTGCCATCTCCACGGGAGTTTCGGAAGTCTTCCCTTCAGCAAGAACTTCACTATCACGATGGGCCATCGCCACCACTTCACGTAGTCCTCTGGTGCAACAATCCGGTGGAACGATTCGACCTGACTCCGTAACAGCCGTATCTTTCTGGACTTGCTCCGAATCCTCAGTCCTTCCTTGGACAGAAAGAACTCGATCTCGGGAACATCCTGCTTGCACTCTGCGCTCATCTCACTTCTCCTCTGTCAACGTCACGGCAGTAGCCTTGTTTATCCGCTCCCACACGGTCGGGAAGCTCTCCTTCGCCTTCTCGACCATCTGCTCGAAGCTCAGTTCCCCGCGCTCCACGAAGTTCGCATTGCATCCCCATCTTTTATCCACTGTCCTGTCCCACATCGCCAGCACCGTCCACCCATCCACGTGGACCAGCCGGGCACTGCTCTGTGTCTGGGCGTTGTTGGGGCAGAACTTCCTGTCCAGGCTCCACCCATTCTCACCGAACGGCCAGTCTTGTGGTAGGACACGGCAGCGATACAATGCCCCACCGCCCGATTCCCAGAGGTAGTGCCCAGCTTGACGTATGCAGCCGAAGTAGTACATCACTTCACCTTCGATTCCCACCCGCTTGGAACCCTCTCGCCTTCTTCCTGTCCGCACATCGGCCTGTCCTTCGGCAGACCGCACTTCGACGGGAGCTTCCTTCGCCTCATCCCCCACCTACAGGTGAAGCACGGATCGTGCAGCCTCTTCTTCCCCATTCCACCCGGTCCCGGCTGTCCGCACTTCCAGCACCGTCGCTCCACACCGAACAGAGCCATCTCGGCCTTCATCTCGTCATCGGGCAACGGCTGTCCGCAGACCTCGCAGAGCAGCATCGGTGCTTGGGTCAATGCGAACATCACTCGTCCTCCCCACCAGGAATCGAATCGGGTCCCGGTTCCTCGATCCCGTGCCTGTACGCCTTCACGGCGCGGTACACGTCCTCGTGAATGCCAAGGGCAGCTTCGCACTCGTGGAGTGTGGCACCCCTACTCATCTTAGCTGTACCAGGATCTGTCGCGTATTTGTTGAGTAACGCCCATGCAACGTGCTTCCACCTCTCTGCCTCACGTTCATCCTGGACGCTCGGATCGTGAAGCTCCACGTCCATCTTCACGATCTTCCAGGGACCAGGGAAGCAGAACCCATCCATCTTCCCCTCGAACGTCGTGGCTATGGCTCTTGGTACGTCAGGCACCAGGAGCACAGCTTCCACCGTGTCCGTCTGAAGCACTCCACTCCCACCAGGACACGTCATCAGCACGTCCCGGCTCAGGACCACCCGATAATGCTTGTGGATCATGGACCACCTCTCCTCTTCAGTACCTCATCGCACATCCCGCACGGATCCACGAACGCCGATTCCCCTGCGTCCAGGCGATCCATTGCTTGCAGGATCCATTCCGTGTGCCACTTCGCCTTGACCAGCCGGTTCGGATCCATCCGTTCGAGACCGTATCCAAGCCACCACCGCAAAGCATCCCACTTCGCTTGCAGCTTTTCGGCTTCAGTCACGTACCGTCCTCCACTCGATCAGCCCATTTTCGGTTGGCAGCAGGGAAATTTCCCAACCAGCAGGCTTGTAGTCATCTGCCAGCGTTTTTCCACCCAACACACCCTCCTTGGCTATCGCCATCTCCTTGACCTTCTCGATGGCCTCCTTCTCGTCACCGGCCTCCACGTACCAGACATCGCAGTACGAATCGTACCAGGACACCATCACCAGGAATCGTCCGCTCATGACTCGACCTCCTGCTTGATTCCCAGCACTCGCTCCAGGGCATCGAGGTCACATGGCGAAACGGTGTTCATCGCCATAGCCCATCGTTTCGTGTCACGGGTCAATGGATCGAAACGACAGAACACAGCACCCAGGCACGCCCACAACCTCCGCTCTCGGTCTTTGACTGTCTCGATCTCAGCCAGCAGTACCTTGCGCTCGGCACGTTCTGCGTAATGCGACTCGGCCAGTTGCTCGAAGCTCATGCAGCAATCGTTCAGCCGGGCAAGGTACTCCCTGAACGTCTCATTCTTCATGGCTTCTCCTCCAGGGCATCGTGAAGCTCCTCTCCACTCACCCACCTCTTCAGCGGTGGACTCCAGTGGTACATCTCATCATCGCTCACGCACCAGCATATCGCGCTACCATCAGCGTCCTTCGGCAGATAATCCTTCTTGAACACCGGAGCAATGATGGATCGGATACTGGAATCATTCGTCCACCACTCCCGGATCTCCTTCCGTTCTTCCTCGGTCATGGGATCTCCTTCAGTGTCTCGAAGTCGTACTTCTTGCCCTCGAAGGCGTAGTACGTCCTCTCGTCCTTCATGGCAGACGACACGACCAAAGGCATGTACGGGATCACCACCTCGTAGGCCATACCGTCCATGCCCACGGTGGTCTGCTTCATGGTCCCGAACGGCCAGTCGATCTCACCAGTCCCATCGCACCTCTCGCATATCTCCTTCCCGCATCCCGGTTCGTGCATGACGCCAACCCCGATATCGATCCCTCCGCAGGTGCAGGTTCCAACCGCGACCTCTCCTCGCCCCTCGCAGTCACGACACGTGATCTTCATCTACCTGTCCTTCCAGAAGTCCGGGCGCTCATCCCAGACCTTTCCATCCAGCATCGGCAGCTTCTCTGGCCTCACACCGGAGTTCTGCTTGTAGTGGAACGGGATCCCAAAGCTCTTGGCGTCGTCCCGCAACCCACGGACCCACTCCTCCTCCATCGGTCTGAAGCCAGGACCGCTCTCTCCACCTGCGATGATCCAGTGAAGTTCACCGGCCCATGCGGTCAGGTTGATCGGTCCAAGCAACGGCTCGCAGGACACGAACGTCCCCACCGTCACCACCTTCATGCCGTTCGATCCCCGGAGCCGATCCAGCATCGTCGGTATTCTCTTGTCGGCCATGGCCTGATTCTCTGCCGTCACACCAACCCACACGTGAGACATTCCCCACGGGAAGCCATCCGGGATGTTCTCTGGCCTCTTCGTCAGGAACAGGAACGTATGCTGCTGCGCCTTGGCAACCACGTCCATCAGCCGGTCGAACCACTCCTTCGGCACCTTCTCGTGGAACGGATCCGACATCGAGCACACGAAGATCACTCGTGGACGCTTCCAGTGCGACGGCTTCTCGAACTGCTCCGGGTTCGGACGAAGAGTTCCGTTGAACATCGGACGAATTCGCCAGCTATTGGTCACGTGGTCGAAGGCGACGATCCCTTCGTACCTCTCGCCCTGCTTACAGAACCGTGCTGCCATGCGTGAGGCATAGCAGTTTGCACAGCCTGGAGAGATCGGATCACATCCAACCCACGGATTTATCGTGGCCTGTGCCCAGGAAATTTTCGTTCTGTCACCCATGGTTCTTCCTCGATTCCAGGAGGAGCAGGTCCCTGATCTGCTGCTCACTCACCGGCCTGTAGTCCCACGCATCAACCCCTACGTTGATCGCGTTCCTCTGGACCCTGAACAACGTGTGGACGTGTCCGCATAGAAGCCATTGCGCCCTCACCGCCTCCGCTATCGCTGGATCATGCGCCAGGACCGTCTTGAACACGCTCACGAGTGGATCTATCTCCAGGGCCGTGTGGACCGACAAGAAGCCCATCTCCACGTAGTCCCACGGCGAGAGCCTGTCGTGGTTTCCCAGGATCAAGTGCTTCTTGCCCTTTAGCCGTTTGATGATCTGCCCTAGCCAGTCCTTCTGCGTCGGACCCACCATCGCCAGATCCCCGATGACGTACACCGTGTCATTGTCCGTCACGACTTCGTTGTACCGCCTCACCAGATCCGTATCCATCTTCGCCATCGTGGCGTACTTCCTCCCACACGCCTCCATGATGGCCCGATGCCCGAAGTGGAAGTCAGCCGTGAAGTAGGTCTTACACATCGGGGTACCCACATAATTCCCACCACCTTCGGGTACGCTCGTTCACCCATGTCAACAGATCGGACAGAGCTTCCAGCCTGCCCAACTGCTTCGTCCGCTCATGGGCTACCAGCCACTTCTGGTTCGGTGAGGCGTCCTGCATCGGATTCTCATCTAGGGCTCGAAGATGGGCACACCTATCGGCTGCCTCGTTCACCCGCCGCTCGATCTCCTTCAAGATGTCGTGGGAATTCTTCACGGGCTCACCTTGCGGATCCGGTTCAGCGAGATCCCGGACACCTTCTTGCCTGTGCGTCCATCCCGCAGATCCACCCACCAGAACACCTTCCCCGCACCGTAGGCGTGGCCCAGGGAGATCACCTCGTACTCGCCCGGCAGATCCTTGCCCTTCGCGTCGATCCTTCGGACGCGAGCACCTTCCCACTCATCCTTCGTCGGTCTCGGCATCACGCCCTCCTGAACGTCAGGACCCACACCGGCTCCGTGAAGTCCGACTTCTTGTAGAACGACTTCCATGCCTGTAAGTACGTCTCTCTCGCTGTCGGCCCGATGAACACCTTGCCGTTCAGCTTGTAGATGTACTGCTTCTCACCTCCAAGCACCGTCCCTCCCATGTCGGGCTGCCAGAGATCCACCCCCTCTGCATGAGCATCAAAAGCACTGATCTCTCCTACCTGCTCTAGCCTGATCCCTGTCAGCAAGATCCTACCGACTGCCTTCTTCCCACGTCCGGGCTGGACCGCGTACCCTTTCCCAACGATCCACTTCCAGCGGCAGCTAACTATCCCCGATCCAGGCACGATCTCACCATTCTGCCCGATGCTCGACTCCAAGGACTTCCTCGGTCGCCTCGTCTGCGTCTTGATCCCCTTCAGGATCAACTCGACATTCTCAGGGGCGAAGATCATGGCTCGTCCACGATTTCTACTTTCCCGTTGGCCCATCCCTCGTCCCAGTCCACCTCGTTCGACGGAGGCAAGACTTGGACGGCCTGTGCCCTCACGTCTGCCCAGTCCATGTTGTTCCTGGCCCAGTTCTCTATCGCGTGCGGATCGCTCTCGAACAGCGGGAGCGTGTCCTCCTTCATCGACTTCTCCATGTCACCATCGAAGTTCATGTCCGCATAGTATTCCGCTCTGCTCTGTGCAATCAATTTCACTGGAACTGCCCACCGGCTTCCATCGGGCATCGTCACCACGTAGTTCTTCTTCAGAATATCGCTCATAGATGCTCCTGTGCGTAATGCTCGCACCCACACGGAAACCCCTCTCCCGTGACGGGACATCCGTGCTTCCCCAGATCGGCCATGTGGGACTCCTTCCGATGACCGCACTCCGGACACCACTCGTGTCCCAAAGCACAGGAAGTCATCGAGCATCTCCCGAATACCATGACGTTTCCACCCGACATGATCCAACGAGCACTTAACACGTTCTCCGGCCAGTGCTTCGGCCGCTTCAGGAGGCACCGAATTGGGAACACCATGACGTGTTCGATGTTCAGATGATTGCCACGCCGCCTGTCCGATCTCGGATCGCAGGAAACCCGATGCGGACACTTCTTGGCGAACTCGCTGAAGGCTTCTCTTGCCACGTTGCTCATGGATGCTCCCTCAATGGAGCCTTGCTGATTTCAACGATCCCGAAGCCCATCCTCTTGGCGACGAGGTGCCGGGACCGCCCCGCAACGAATATCAAGTCTCCTCCATCCAGGAGGATCTGTCTCCAAGACTTCACAGTCATGCGTTGCTTGAATGCTTCTATCGTCCAGTGGTTCTCCGACAACTTCTCCAGTGGCTTTGGAACCTTCGGTAGCCTTCGTAGCCTCGGTATGCCCATGACTCCCTCCGTGCAATCAATTGCAACGGTCAGGCTTGAATATAACAGGGAACCGGATTTTGTCAAGCTAGAGAATCGCGCCCTCTCCGTGACAGAAATTGCAGTTGGGATTGATCGCTCCATCCAGCCCACAGTGTTCGCAGCCATGGGTTTCATTCCAGATGTGTTGGGCTTCGACCTCTATGCACTTGACGGCATAGTCCAGATCGTCATCCGTGAAGGGGTACAAGAGCCTCTTGGGAGTCACCTCTGCGTCCGTCCCTTCCACGATGGAGCCTATCAGGATGCCTCCCCTGTGCTTCTTTAGGACCGGGGCTTCCACCTCGAACGTGACCAGGATTCCGATCCCCCGTGGGACCATGTTCTTGACGGCATCGGGCGACAGGTGCAGTCGATCCACGAACTCGTCGAAGTTCTTCTCCCCCTCGATGTGTCGGGTCTTCTCCATGCACAAGTAGTCCTTGACGTACTTCGGGGCACCCAAGGGGTCCATGGACCGGCAGCCGTTCTTCCTGGTCTTGATCACCGTGGGACCTACGATGGATGGATTGATCAGTGCCGTCCAGGTCTCCTTCCGCTTCCCCACCTCGTCCACTCCAGGCTCCACCTCCTCCACCCAGGCCCCGCAATCCGTGTCCTTGTAGACCCGATGGCTGATGCTCGCCTCAGTGGAATCGTTGGCTCCCAAATGGGAAGCCACGTCCTTTAGTGACCTGATCTTCATGCTGTAACTATAACAAAGGGTCGGGTTTTGTCAAGGAAGAGGAAGGACGAGTAGCCTTCCGGCTGACGAGTGCTCATGCTCATCGTACACACACTTGTCCTTACGCCACCCCATCCAAGCATAGGCCGCCGAATCGTTCCCGCCACCAGTAAAACTCGGCCGCTTCGGTAGGACCCACACGTCTGGCACATGGGTCCGCATCCAGAGGTTTCGCTCTTGCGCCTCCAGGACAGCCATCCGAAGCAGGAAGACTAGGCGTCCGTCCGGCTTCAAGAGGTTGAGGCCACGCTGGACGAATCGAAGCCAGAGCCCGTAGTTCGGATTCTTACCTCCACCCTTCAGGTACTTCGCGCCACCGAACGGAGGATTCCCGAAGATCAGGTCGTACTGCTTCCCCCCTGGCTCCTCGTTCTCGAAGTCGCCTATCTTCACTATCGACGCCCCAAGTATCTCCAAGAACCCTCGGCACTCCCCCCTAATCTCTACGCCCGTGATCTCGGCGTTCGGGAAGGTCCTGTGAAGTCCTCCCACGAGATTTCCGGTCCCCGCTCCCGGCTCCAGGATCGCCTTCGGCTCCCTGTACTCATTTCCCAGCCAGTCCAACAGGAACGGCTCGAACTGCTTGTAGACCCACTCCGGCGTTTCGTAGGCATCCTCGGAGAGTCGGATCCCGCCTCGTCCTGTTGCGCTCATTCGTCTCTCCGTTGAAGGTAGATATCGATGGCCGATGGATTGTTCGGATCCGTCCTCACCACGATCTCGTACTTGTCCTTGAACGGAGGCATGTTGCCTGCCATCACCTCCTCCATGAGTATCGTGTAGATCGCTTGCTTCACCCTCTCCAGCATGGCCTCCGTAAGAGGCTCGAAGAGGATCGATGCCTTGAACTCCTCGATCTTGCATTCCAGACGAGCCCTGTCCTCGTCTGTCCCCACGTAGGGAGATATTTCCACCATCGTCATCCCTTCGACCCCCGTAAGATGTCCAGTACCCGTTCGAATTCATCCGGCAACTCGAACACCAGCCGCCCCTCCCGGACGCCTGACAACTCCGTCGCGCTCATCCCCAACCGCCTCGCTGTCTCGAACAGCCCGATCCGTCGCTCCTTCATCGTGAGTGCAACAATGGCTCCCTGCGACGAAAGCGGGTAGACCGGCATCTCCGTCTCCATCATCGAGCATCCGTGGTTCTCCGTGCAGACCATGGCCGGTGACTTGTTCGTCCCGGTCGGCTCCACGGCTTTCATCTTCCAGCGCATCACTTCCTCCATGCGTTCATGCTGCGGTATGACTTTGCGTACTCGATCCTTGCTCCATATCTCTTGGCGAATTTCACAGCATGATCGTAGCAGTAGTACCCATAGCGGATTCCCCGTCTTGTTTCATGGATCACGGTAAATGAACATCCACCATCGCATCCACGAGTAGCGGTACAATCGGATGGCATAAATGAAGGGTTCCCGTGGGCTCCTTCGACCACTCGACAGAACATCCCCATCACTTCTTCCACTTTCCGATTCCAGCCTCCATGTTCGAGACTGCCGTTTGCTGCCCCTCCGTAATGTGCTTGTTCTCCACCACCCACGCCTCGATCCCCCCCAACTTCTCGGCTACACTGTCCGCGAAGTCCTCTGCTCGCTCCGGAAGATCACCGGCATCGCTGATGGCTCCACGGATCGTGGACAGCCAGTCCTCCCACCCGCACTCGTCACACATCACTCCCTCGCCTTCAGGTCCATCTTCAGATCCGCGATCACGTCAGCCAGCGCCACGTTCTTCTCTTTCAGGATCTTGATCTCGTCCCTGTACCTCTGGCCCTGGAGCTTCGTGGACACCAGAAGCTCACACAGGCGAGCGATCTCATGCCTCTGCGACCGGACGATCTCTCCATCGCTTTCGACAATGGGGATGTCCCACAGACGCTTCTTTAGCTCCTTCAGGTACTTGACCATCCGTCGATGGTAGAATTCAGACTGGCTTCTGGATTCAACGCCTGCAATTGCTCCTTCGTGGAATAGGATATCCGTTTCCAGTTGTCGCATGTCGAAGTCACCGACATTGACCTTCACGCCATCGCGTACCTTCACGTCCATCGGAGCCTCCGCGTGCAATTGATTGCAGGACCACCTACCAGGGCTTCGACTCGTCCCCCAAGACCCACTTCAGGGTCGCCAGGATCGCGTCCAGGTGGGGATGCTCGACCCCCGATATCTGTGCCTCGTGGATCTTCTCCTCGACCGCCGTGATGGCTTCCTTGACCTCCACGACGCCCCTCGTGGACTGCCGGGGCCTGCGCGTGCGCGTGGCAGCGGTCGTGGACTTCACGGTAGCCTTCTTGCCCCCGGACGCCTTCACCGCCAGATCCAGCGCCTTCTCCTGCGCCTCCTTGTCCCCCTTGGACTTGGACACGATCTGCGCCGCTGCCGACATGCTGATCTGACCGTTCTCGACCGCCTTCCTCACCGGCTGCGCGGCCTCCAGGAGCGCCAGATACCGCTTGACCGTCTCGATCCGGTCCCCCGTCCTGGTGGCGATCTCCTCCTCCGTCAGCCCGTGGACCGCGATCAGGGCCTTGAACGCCTTCGCCTTCTCGATGGGCGTGGCATCGACCCGATGCGAGTTCTCCAGGAGTTGATGGATGGCCCTGTCGCACTCGTTCGAGTAGCGATCCTCTACGAGCACCGGCACTCGCTCGATCTTCGAGGTGCGTCCCCCGTTCAGGGACGCCACGGCTGCCATCCTCCGGAACCCGGAGATCAGCACGTAGCTGTCTCCCTCCCGGTAGCACCGGATCGGGTTCTGGATCCCCTCCGCGGCGATGGAGGCGGCCAGTACCTCGATGTCCCCGCGCTCCGACTTCGTGTAGTTGTCCTCGTCCTTGACGACGATCAACTCCACCGGAACCATGAGAAGATCCCGCCTGATTACTCCCTCTGGAACCTTGCTGCCCATGACGTTCTCCTTCTGCTTCGGCTTCGACCGCCAACCTCACCCACCTATATAACTGGCATCGGTTTTTTGTCAAGTAGTTGACAAATACATTCCTCTGGATAGGATTCCTTCATGCAGGACGTACCCCGGATTCATCGCCTCCTTTCGCAGTCAGCCACCAAGGAAACCATCCAGCGGCTCCAACGCTACCTACAACTCTCCGACTCCGGAGCCAAGGAAACCGAGATCGCCGTGGCCCGTGGCATCGCTCTCCGCTCCATGGAGGATCTGACTGCCTTCCTCCGGGACGACGTGCTCCTAGTCGCCAAGGAAGAAGCCGAGGCCACCAATCTCTCCGAGAAGCAGCTTCGGGAGAAGGTCGCCACCCTTGAAGCGGAGATTGCAGCCCCGAAGGTCAAGGCTCGCAAAAGGTTAGTCAAGGATCTGCGGAAGCTCTACGAAGGAAATCACATCACGTAGAAGATCAGACTCCGGGGGCTACGATGTAGCAGTATTCCCCGCCCGGATCGAAGGTCGTTCCGAACGTCGCCGTTCCCGCGCTCCAGGTGTACTCTCCTGCTCCCGGTGCCGCCGCCACCTTCTTCTGGAGGACACCGTTGCGGAACAGGAGCGCCTTGTCGATGTCGATGGTGGAGCCCAGGCCCGTGTCCCATGTCGTCCCCGTCGTCGGCGTGGCAGATGCCGTCAGCCAGTCCACCGAGAACTGGCTCCCTGCGAGATTCAGTCCGAAGCCTGCCGTGTAGACGCTGGCTGCTCCGACCTGGACCCACACCGCGTCGTCCTCGTCGAACACCCACTGGGTATTCTCGTTGACCGAACTGTCCCCGGCCACCATGACCGCGAAGCCGTCAGCCGGACCCGCCGCCGGACTCGGCTGCCACGCCGCTCCGTCGTACTCCACGATGTAGTTCGCGTAGGACGACCAGATATCGCTGCCTGCTGGGCTTGCATCGACCAGGACTCGCGTTCCAGTCGGAGGCTCACCAGTCACTCCAGCCACGATCAGCACCCATGCAGTCCCGCTGTACTCCACGAGATCACCAGTTGCGAAGGCTCCCCATGCCGTCCCCACGATCCACGAATCTCCCGCCGCAGGCGTTCCAGGGGCGCTATCCGCCGTCCCCTTGCCCTGCTTCGTGGACACCGGCCTCTGCCAGTCGAACCCCTCTATCGCTGCGTCCACGTATGCCTTGTCGGCTACGGGGTTCGATGCACTGATGTTCTGCGTCGATGCCGTGGGTCCTACCTGGAGCCCACCAGTCGTCCTCTGCACGCCACCGTTCGCCTGCACGGTGACTTCGAGCGAGTTGTAGACATCGTTCCAGCTTATGCAGCCATCGCTGATGTCGTTCAGTTCGGTCGGATCGATGGCGAGCATCCTCCACTCTGTCCCATCGTAGTAGAAGCTCGTTCCTCTCCACTTCACGTCGGTCCCACCGACTTCGACACCGCCAGGAACCGACACATCGCCACGAACCGGGGTCACGAACTCCCACGCACTGCCGTCCCAGATGGCGACCATGTTGCCCTGGCCCGCGAAAGCCCCTACCGGCGTCAACGCCGGAGGCGGCACGATCATGAGATCGTTGGCCACCCTCGTTCCGATCACGAGCCACTTGTTCCCCGGCGTTGCCGACCTGTAGTACACGTAGTTGTCGGTCGCTATCGCTGTGCCATCCCACGTCGCACCAGCACCCGTGTAGAGATACGTCAGACCCACCATCGGGGGCGTCGGCTCCGTCGTCACGGTGCCCATCATCAGGCCACGGTTGTAGAGCCCTCCCCACGAGTGCCCCACGTGGTCCCGGTGGCCGATCCTGTCCAGTTCGTCGATCTCCAGCACGTGATCTGCCGAGGCGATATCGATCTCCGCTCCGGCCCTCTCCCACGCTGCCGTCGAACCGGCGTAGATGAACGGCCTTCCCTGAGTCACGCTTGGCGATGCGCTATCGTGGTACTCCACGCAATGCAGACCGTCTCGAACCGACAGCCAGTCTCCCCACGCCGCTCCATCGTACTTCCCGATCTGGTTCGTGTGTCCCGTGAACGATCCGCTGAGTCCCGCTCCGGCCACCCTGCACACGTCGTCAGCCGTGAGATCGTCCGCTACCAGAACCCACGATGGCGTCCCGCCACTGTCCACCGTCGTCTGCACCACGTCCCCATCCTCGAAGTCCGACCACTCCCCGGTGGGCGTTCCATCGATGACGAACGTGTCTCCAGCCGAGTACGATCCCGGCGGGGTCGAGAGATTGTCCCCTCTCATCTGCGAGAAATCGACTCGAACCGAGTGCGCGATCAAGTCGATGTGGTGTTCCTGGTTGATCTGATCGTTGCCGATCTGATGACCGTAGAGTTGCATTGCCATGGTGCCGTCTCCTTTAGACGAAGTAGGTTACGTGAAGCTCCTCACCAACCTGCGGAACTACGTCAATCTTGAACTGCGTGGACGACGTTTCTTCAACGTGGGCACCGGCTACGAGCGTTCCTGGCGTTCCCAGGTCTTGTCCATTCAAATATACCCGGATCGTGGTCGCCTGTCTAGCAGATCCCGTCGTGAACGTGTCCGTGATCCCATCCACCTGCCCCGTCAAGTCCTCCGGAACGAAGCTGCCACCCCCACCCCCACCTCCGGACAACTTCTTCCAGACCCCAGGACTGCCCGTGGTAATACAGACCCACAGGTCGAAGTTGGCGTCCAGCACCATCGAGTCCTGATACCAGACCGCCGATGAAGATTGTGGGGGCCATACGACGTTCATCCTTGGCAGGACGATGACGTTGGGGTTCCGCTGCCGTGACACGCTTAGGTTTTATCCCGGAACTGCTCCGGTGTCTATCACTCGGAGAGAGGATCGGTAGGCTTGCCAATGGCCTCGAACACGACGCGACCGTTCGACAGTACCGACTTCACGTGGCCGTCCATGTCCAGCCGATGCACCCTCGCCACGAAGGTTCCCCACGACATCGGGGTCCGTCCCTTCTCCTTGAAGGACTCGTTCACGAGGGCGTGAAGCTCCTCCAATGTGCGCTTCCCCTGCTTCATGTGCCTCCACAGGTAGTCCAGAAAGTTGTGCCTCAAAAGCCCCCCGTCGCTGACCTCGCTCGCCTTCACCTGACGCTTCCCCACCGGACGATTCTTCTGCATCAGAACACTCCCTCGTCATCATCGTCATCGACTTCGATAGTCTCACCAAAGACTATCACCTCTGCCTTCTCCACTGCCCCCACCATCGCCTCCCGCACCTTCCACTCCCACCCCTGCGCCTCGTCCGCGTTTCTGGCCAGCCTCGCAGATGCCCCACGAAAGGCATCCCCTATCGAGGCGAGCCCCTTCGCGGTAATCCATACGAGCCGTCCAACCATCACCAGTATCTATAACTGGCCATCGCTTTTTGTCAAGGGACGATAGATCACGACTCCCTTATTGATGTGCTGCTTGTACCCGGACGCTACTGCCGCCTCCTCGATCACGTCCAGGTCTACCGAATGCACTACTCGACCCCCAGCTATCGTTGCCTTCGCATCACTCTTTCGTACCGCCTCTACCTGCGAGATCGTGGCGTTATACTCCTTCATCTTCCGGAAGTACGCCTTCGCCTTCAGGCACACGTTCCTCTTTCGAAGCACTTCCAGCCGTCCAGCGGGCGGCATCACCGGCTCTGGTATCGGTTCGGGCCTTGGCTCGATCACCGGCTCTGGCTTCGGCTTCGGCTTCCTCGCACGCACACGCACGGGCGCGTCCACACGCACCACCGGGCGCACACGCGCTACACGCACGCGCTCGCTCACGCGCCTGCGACCCTCCAGGTGCTCCCTGATCTTCTCGTAGTCCTCGTCCGATATCTCCCGCCTCGTCCTCGTCACGAACGGAATCTCCACCCCGATCCTCTTGGCCGCCGCCAAGAAGGTCTGCCGACTCACCGGCACCTTCTTGATCGCATCGTTCACGCTCATGCGCCCATGTGTCTGACGACAGCCCAAGCCCAGCTTGTGCGCCCTCGTCACGACCGACCACGCCGTCCTGCCTATGCCCTCCGCGATCTCCTTCGTGGACTTCTGGCCGAGCAACTGTCTCAGGACCAGATCCTCCCCCGGTGTCCACTTCCTCGCTATGCCCGATGGACGGTGGAACGATTCCGACCGCACCTTCATCTCGTAGCACTTGAACTTCACCGCTTGGTAGCTACGGTTGTTCCCGAACCGGAGATTCAGTTCCTTCTGGAGCACACGCCTGGAGAAGCGAGCCCCATACTGACGTAGGAACTCGTTCTCAGCATCGGTCCAGCCTATCCGTGCATGTCCACTTCTCATGGCGACCCCAACGGGATTCGAACCCGTGTTACCGGCTTGAAAGGCCAGCCTCCTACCCTTGGAGGATGGGGCCTTCTGTCGGGGCGAGAGGATTTGAACCTCCGACGTTCGGCTCCCAAAGCCGATGCGCTGGCCAGACTGCGCTACACCCCGTCAGTGGACCTGATCGGACTTGAACCGATCACCTCCGGCTTGCAAAACCGGCGCTCTACCCAGATGAGCTACAGGCCCATAGTGGCAGTTTGAGTCGGCCACTACGACTACAGCCCTCAATGGGCTTGTTGCAGGAGCGGGACTTGAACCCGCGATCTCCGAGTTATGAGCCCGGCGTCGTACCACTGGACCACCCTGCAATAGTGGAGACGGCGGGAGTCGAACCCGCGTCCGACCTGCTTCACGAACATCATCTACGTGCGTAGCTGCTCTTGGCTGGCAGCCCACCTCGATAGCCTCCTGCTATCCCCTCCCTGGCACCTCCACCACCGACTTGTGCTCCGTCAAGTCGGAACCGGGGTCTGGTCCTTCCCTTGTCGCCCACGAGCTACAGGACCGCTCACTCGTAGTTTCCGGCTTAGGCCGCCAGGGCCATCTGGCTCTGGACGGGCCTCTGCTGGTACGACGGAACCGACTTGCGGTTGCCGTTTGGATCTTGCCTGATTGAACCATGCTCAGGCTCATGGACACGCCGACGTTCGATCCATCAGACCGTCGAAACCGTTTCGTCCCCAAGGTTCTCAAAGAGCAATGAACCGAAGTTCCAGATCGAGTCAGGACGGTGTGCTTCTACGCCAATGGCTGATCGGGCGTACTCAGTGCATTAACGGATTCCCAGGGACTCAACGTGGTCCTCCGTGTCTCACCTCTTTCAAGGCATCCTCGCGCTCCTTTCGTACTAGCGAGGCCAACACCTGCATCTGGCTTGCTCCAGTTTCCTCACGGCGCGGAAGGAACATCCTAGTACGACTCCGCTTATCCGATCCTCCCCTGGAGTGCTACCTTTCCCCGGTGGTCAATCCCGCCGATGTAAGTTCACCGTACCGTTCCACAAGATGTCTGTCGCACACCATCCTATGTTCCGGTTGTTCTCCTGCGGGTTGCTTGCCTTCGCCTCATGTTGACTACTGCGCTTCCACCTCGCCACTCCTTAGCTGATGGCTGCTTCTAAGCCTACAGTCCATCCTGGCTCGATCTAGAACTTCGGTTCTCAAAGAACAGAAGGGGACGCTGCCTAGTCGAGAATCCGTCCGTAGTCCCTGGAAACGGGGAGAGGACAGAATTCGTTTTCGACAGCGTTGCCCCTGCGGCTCTCCTGGACTCGAACCAGGATGCGTAGAACTGGTCAGGTTCTACCGCTCTGCCATTGAGCTAAGAGCCATACATTCTACCTATGGGCGCTTAAGGGAACCCACTTGGATACCTGCCCACCAGGATTTTTAGGTTATCAGTTCTGCTCCACTTTTCGTTTCGCAGTGCCAGACACCCTTCGTCCCGGCACCACTCGACTCTCCCGCTCACGATGACGATGAACGACTGGAGGATCGCTGTCAGCTTCCGCGTGATCCCCCGGACCCATCCGGTCATCGCTGCGAAGAGAGCCTTGACCACAAGATCCATCTTCCACTTTCCCATCGAACTCGTCAAGCCTTTCGGCCATTGCAATCAATTGCACGGTAGAGATCGGAGACAGCCAACCTCTACCGTCCAATGGGGCCTGCGACGTTGACTTTGACGGAGGCACCGTCGCCGGTCCCACTGGCCCCCCATAGTGCAGGGGGCCGATTCGACGCCAAGAACCAGTCCCGTCACTCTGACTATAACAGGACAGCGTGTTTTGTCAAGGGACTGTCTACGGATTCGGGTAGGCAACGATCTTCTCGAAGGTGATCCTTGCGAGGCAAGCTCCGGTAGCCGCTGCGGAAGTCGTCAGTTCCAGCCACTCGTCTGGGGCCAGACGAAGGGCATCGGGATCGGTCAAGACGTACTCCGTGACCCCACCAGTCACCCACAGCACATCCATCCCGCCCGCGCTCCTGATCCTCAGATCCCATGTCCCGCCCACAGGCAGCCCCGTCATGTCCAGAATGACCCTCTGGACCGTCAGGAATCGCCTGGGGTTGCCTAGCTCCATCTCCCTTCGGGTAGACGCTGGAAGGCCCGGTACGTCCACCGGAGGCCCTGCCATGAACCTTCCACCAGCCACCCCTATCTCCGGCGGATAGGCCCTCACCCCATCCTGATCGGTCGGATTCCCGGTCGGAGCCGTCCCGTTGAACTGCCCTCCCACCGCCAATGCCTGCTCCACTATTATCGGGATCATGGTTCTTTCCTCCTCAGATGATGATATCGATCTCGTAGATCAACTGCGTCGTCGCGTACTTCGTGTCCACGGGAAAGGTGAAGTACGCTACCATGTGTCCGGCCGAGTCGAAGATCGCAAACTCCCAGAACTCCGGCGGGTTCCCGAACCCGTCGTCATTCGCCTCCCCGAAGTCCACCACACACTCGATCCTCACGATGTTCGGAGCAACGAACAGGATGCTGTTGAACGCCTTCACTCCTATCGACGGGAACACGAACCGGCTGTCTACCGGATAGCTGCCAGGGTTCTCAACGCAATCCAAGTCCGTCAGGGAAGGGTTAGGTGACTTCGGCACCTTCGTCGGCGGTACGGTGTACTGCCATCCCCCTTCCCCAATCTTGAAGCCCCCCCCGAAGATCCGGTCGAAGAACCCGAGAGGATCTACGGGATCCGCATGATACCTCGCCCATCCCTCTTCCAGCGATTCCGCGATGACGCCTATTACCGTTGTCATGTCCTCACCCTCCTCAGTGCGTCAACGTGGCCGTGAACGAGTACAGATCCGTGGAGATCACATCGGCCTCCACGACATCGTACAGATAGCGAAGGCCCGCGACAAGCCTCCTCGATATCCCCTTCCGAAGCAAGGCCCGAAGATTCAGGCTGGCCTTCGCGTGGATCACCAAGGCGAACCGTGCGAACTCCACATGGATCGGCTTCAGGTCGTACATCGCATCGACTACCCGCTCGAACACGTACAGCCTCTCCTGGTCCGTCATCGCTACCGAGGGATCGTACTCTAGTTCCACCCCGATCTTGTGCGTCCCGCAGTAGCAGCAGTCCAGCCAGATCGGACAGGCATAGTCGAACAAGGCTTGCCCCGAAGGAGCCGGTCCTGCTCCCGATACGATCACCTTCCAGACGTTCGCCCCCAGGTACTCCGGAATCGCCTCCAGGTAGTAGCTGTAGGTCGTGCCCCCGCTCGTCACGTCCAGGTGCCAGTGCCCCGGCCATGCAATCGCAAGTAGTGCCGTGGACGGTGCATTGATCGTCAGTTCCCATCCCGCGTAGGGACTCGTGAAGGCTACCCCTGACGAGATTGGGTACGGCCCCAACGGGATCACAGACGAGAACGCTGGATCCGAGCAGAAGATGTCGGTCGGGATGATGTCCGCGGCGATCTCATCGTAGAGTGGCATCCTTGGCTCAACGCACGTGTAGAACTTCCCACTCCCCACCGGGATCTCGAACACCTCGTCCGGCGGCAACGAGGACTCGAACCCGCACCGCACTCTCCATAGGTGGCACAACGACACCGTGAACCCGTAGAGCTTGCAGATGTACTCGTAGCCCTGTTGCGTCCCCTTCCACATCCTCCGCTGGTCATGGTGGAGGATCTGCGACCGCTCCCGAGCCTCCCCTAGATACTGGTCCACTTCCTCCCCGAAGTCGGCTCCCAAGTGGACGATCTGCTCCTCTGGCCGGAACCAATACTTCGTCCCGACCACCGGCTGATCCTCTGTCCCGTGAATCACCACCCGCCAGTTCGAGGTTGCCAGCGTCGTGTCGCTGTCGAGCTTGTAGACCCTCTCGACCACCCACCGCTTGAACGCCAAGTCCTGCGTCTCGATAACCCAGGTCTTCGACGCCTCCTCGATGGGGCTTCCCTTGATGTAGAGTGAGAGCCAACGATTGCCTGGATCGTCCGACTCATGCTGCTCGATGGACACGATCTCGATCTCGTGACGCTGGTTGTACCTCGTCCTGCATGTCCAAGGGTTTCTCAGGTTGAAGAAGTCCCGAATCGACTCCCGCAGCATCTTCACGGACGGGATGATAGTGTTCACGAAGTTCCGCATGAACGACTCGCCCTGCTTCTCGTCCCGGAGCCGTCTCATCTCCGGGATCTGATTCCACAGGACATCGTTCTCCCAGTACCACTCTCCGAAGTAGCCGGAGCCGAACCCACCTATCCCGAATCCAGGCATCAGTCAGCCGCGAATATCTGAACGTAGATTTCATCGCCGGGGATGTTGGGATCGTTGAGGTTCCACGCTACACCTGTGTCGTATCTGTAGGCTATATCCAGTGTCGCAGGTGGTCCCGGAGCCTTCGACACCACATGGACCATCCTGCCCGTCGCAGGTATCACGCTCCCATGCGAGAACCCCAGCGCAACCGAGTAGTTCGAGTCCTGCACCCAATCGTTGCCATCCTCGTCCAGATCGAACGTCAGACGGTAGTGACCGGCTCCTATCGTCGCCACAGAATCAAAGCCGTAGCTGTCCGTCATCACGAGCGCAACGCCGTTCCACTGAAGCGTTGCCCATGCTCGCGGCGTGTTCTGCTCGAACAGGGCTTGCCTGTGCCTCGTGTTTCCCACAGGCCCCACCCCAGCCTTGACGCCGATATCTCCTTCCATCTCAAAGAGAGGATGCGGAGCCACGGCAGGCCCGTTCTTACGTCGCACTACTATCGACCGTCCACCACCCGCCACTCCCGCGGCCGGAAGGATTGTCCCCGCTACCAATTCCCAATCGATGATCTGCACCTGCGTCGGGTTCGGGAACACATCCCATGCCCAGTCCCGGATCCGCAGCACCGATGCACTCACTGGCTGCATCACGTGCTCGTTCGCATCCACGGACGGATCCAACTGCGGTCCCCGCCCCTCCAGTACCTCCATCTCGAAGTCGTCGAAGTAGAAGTAGACGTTCGCCCCCGTGTTGTCCGTATGGATGATCGTCAGGATCGGCAGCGCGTAGACGATGTTCCTGCCGTCGATTACATGGACCTCGTTCTCCAGCTTCGTCCATGCCGTCGCAGCACCACCTACCCCTATCGCCAGAAGTGCCGACACCGCCCCCGGAGCAGGCACAATGTTCCCGTCCTTGTCGAGATACATGATGCCATAGCCAAGGGTCCAGTTCCCGCCTCCCCCCAATGCCACCGGCACCTTGTACTGGAACGAAAACCTGATGACATCGCCACCCTTGACGTGCGTGAGCATCTTGTGAGACAGAACCAACGTGGTCGGCACTCCAGCCGTGTCCGACTTCGCGTTCACCACGAAATGCAGATCCCCGGACGGAGGGGCCGGATCTACGTCGTCCACCGTCATGTAGCCGTTGTCCTGCGGCAGCACATCCAGGAAGGCAGGACTCGACTGCTTCCACTCCTCTACGAGCTTGTTCCCGAGCGCGTGCAGGCCCATGTACTCGTCCGCACGCCCGAACCGGATCATCTTCTGCCAGTCGATCCGTCCCTTGCTCTCGTAGTTCCGAGCGATCTGCCTTACCGCCGCCGGACTCCCACCCGTCGTCAGGGAGTAGTCCGACACGCCCAGGTTCGGAGTTCCAGCCGGGTTCGGATCGATGTCCGTCGCACCACTGTAGTTGACCCACCCGATCACCGCGATCCGTCCGGAGTACGTCGGGTTCGAAAGCTCTGCCGTCGTCAGGATGTAGATCCGGGCATCGGTCAAGGCTCCGATGCTGTAGTCGGTCCACGCCACGATCCAGTATTGCCCCGGTGCAAGAGCCGACATGTCGATAGTGATCGGTCCATCCACGATCAACGTCATGATCCTGTTGTCCGCGTTCCGGAGGCAGATCACGCTATCGAGCTTCACTGGATCCACCAGAAGCCTGAACTGCGTCTTGGAAGCGGGAGATTGAGCCGCCAACTCGAAGCCCCTCACGATGCCGTGAGACTCAGCCGTGAGCTTCTTGTTGATGCCCTCGCTGACGTATCGCTCCTCCCACCGGAGCTTCTTCTGCGGATCCGTGAACAAGTAGACGGAAGTAGCCATCGATCACCTCGAATGTTTCACGTGAAACAATCCTTGCCCCATTGCAATCAATTGCAAGTCGCCTGCGGGATCCACGTCTCTCCGTCGTAGACCATCAGCCGCTTCGGCTCGTCAGTCGAGAGATACCTGTCCCCCGCCTTGGGGGTCCCGAAGTGCTTCGTGGCAGCCTTGTCATCGGCCACATCGGGAACGTCGATCCCCTTTCCTCGAAGCAGCCCCGCTATCGTCTGCGCGTCCATTCTGATCTGCATCTTCATGGCTGTCCTCCTCTACGGATGCACCGTGTCCGACTGGTCCACCCACCCACGCCCCGTCTGGTAAGTCAGCACGCATCCAGGCCCCGGAACCGCCGGATTTCCCTGCTGTGCATCTACCGCTTGGAACCTCATTCCCGGAGGCGGCGTCACTCCTACCGCCGTGAGCCTCTGATCCGCCCCGAACTTGGTCCCGGACGAGAATTCCAGATCGAGCATCTGCATGATCGTCATCCCGGCTGCCGACCATCCAGCCCCACCGTGCCCAGTAGGCACCCCGATCCCATCTATGGACACGTCGTCCTGGATCATGATGCACGTCGCATCTGCGTCTACTGCCCTACCGCCTGCTCCAGGTCCCCCGAACGATGCCACCCCTCGAAGGAGAGCCGTCGCACCGTTCCGCATCTTCAGGATGTTGTGGCCATCGAGCATCATGCCCGATCCGATGAACGCACCCCCATCCACGTCCACAGCGGATCCACCACCTGCCATGTCGCATGAGAAGTTCACCTGCGACACGAATGCTTGTCCCCCACCCCTGATCACCAGGAAGTCGGTTGATCCTGCGAATCCTATTGGCGCTCCACCGCCACCGATGTACCATGCCAGCCCACCACCATCCACGAAGATTGCCGGTCCCCCCGGCACGTATCCATCCACCCCACACGAGAGCATGATCACCTGCGATGGCCCCGTGTTGTCGATCCAGAGCCCCATCGCTCCGTTCACCCCAGCACAGACCACCTCCAGGATGAATGTCTCGCTATAGAGCACCCCCGCGTCCGCGATGAAGCGTAGGGCCGCGTCTGCCGGGTTGGCAGACGTGGACACCACATTGATGCCCTTCAGTCCGCTATTCTGTGCTGGCATCGTGAGAGTCACCCCGGACGGAGAAGACAGCCTCGTGTCCCGTCCAATGCTCCCGCCCCGCAGGTACACGAAGGGAGGCACTACCACGTTCTCCACGAAGTCATCCGGCGGTAGCTCGATCACGAACCTGTTGTTCGCCGCTGCCTCCGATGCCACCGCGTCGATGGCTGCCTGGACCGTAGAATAGTCAGCCCGGAAGGTCCTCTTCGATGGCCTCTTGATCCCCGTAATCTCCAGGAGCTTCGAGTAGTAGCCCCGGAAATACTTCTCCAGCCTGTCCGGCGTGAAGTCTACATCGATCTCGTCCCGCTCGATCTGCTTCTCGATCTCACGGAAGTCCTCGTTCGGAAAGAAGGTCCAGGGCAACGATCCTTGCCCGTAGGCGTTCAGCTTCATCTGCTGAAAAGGTGGCGGCGCGTACCGCTGATAGGCCGTCTTGTTCGTGATCCTTATCTGCATGTCCTACCTCATCATCCCCACACTCATCTTCACCGGAAACGTCCCCGGTTGCAAGCCTTACGGCTTCTCTTCCAGCATCGCAACCGCTCCGTGCTGGACCACCTCGTACTCCTTCTCAGGCGTCCCACGGAATAGCCGTGCCACCACCCCGTCCTTTCGCTGGCACATCTTGTAGAAGGTCATTCCCACCAGCGCCTCGATGCCCTTGTCCTGGAGCATCAGATCCTTCGAAGTACCGGCAGCCACCTCTCCACGGAAAGGCCATGGCGTTGCCAGTGCGCTTGTTCCACCGTTCTCTATGTGAAGCCTCATCTTGTCCTCCTAGACGAACGCTACCCCGTTCCAGTTGTTCGGTACAGGCCCCGGCACGTAGGATCCTAGCAGCGCAGCTAGGTTGTCCACTCCAGGCACCGCTGGCGTCCCGAACACGTTGGCCCAGACCGTCATGTTCGGGCCGAACGTCCCAAGACCGATGGCGTAGAATCCGAGGTCGTATGGACCTAGCGCGACACCGTGCGGGTCGATCTTATTCGAGTGAACGTGCAGATCCCCGCAGGACAGGACCGCGTTCGCCTCGAACCTCAGCGAGTCGATACCGAACACCGCTGTCGGTCCCCGCAGTACATTGTCGTGGACGCTCCCGAACTGGCAGTCCCGGATCTTCACCAGGGCATCTACCGAAGCAGGATTCGGATAGCACCTGTCGATCACGTTGTCGTGGACATCGATGTGATTGCAGAGATTCAGCAGGATCCCGCTGCCCTCCGCAATCAGACCATCGAATCCGTACTGGACGTTCCCTGCCACATGCACCACGTCCACATCGTCAATGTCCACGAAGGCAGACAGGAACTCCCCATACGACTCGTTCTGGTCCACGACCACGTTACGAAGACCACCGGCCATCGAGGACACGATGATCCCGTAGCTGGGCTCCGACCCATCGGAGAACCTGATCTGGTTCTCCTTGACCTCGAAGTTCCGTCCATCGGCCAGGATCAGGATGTACTGCACTCCCTGCTCCAGATCCCTGTCGCACTGGTTCCCAATTACCTCCAACTCGTTGATCGTCGGCGTGTCGGCCTGCATGATCATCATGCCACCAAGCAAGGCATAGCCCACAGGCTTCACCGCGCTCGTCCCGGAGCCGATCCGGTTCCTGTTGAACTGGAGTCTCGACTGCTGGATCCCGAGGCTCTGCTGATCCGCGTACAGGATCGCCCAGCAGTTCACGGCAGTCGCAAGGTTCACGTACACCCCATAGACCGCGTTGCCGTTCACCTTCACCATCGACCCGGACCCGCAGTAGACCCCGAACGACACATACTCCCCGATCACGCTCCCGATACTGTTGTCCGAGATCGACACGTCCTCTACGTAGGTCGGAGTCGCTCCTCCACCGCTCTGAAGCGACCCTATCCCGAACGAGAACGCCGCTCCGCTCGCGCCACCGATCCCCTCGATGCTGTTGTGATCCGCCGTCACCTGCCTCACCGGATTCCGCAGGTAGATCCCGTGGAACTCCGTGTTGGTCGTAGGTGCCGTCGCCAACACCTGCTCGATCTCGTTCCCGTCGAAGTGGCAGTTCCTCATGTGCCTGCTCGTCAGGCTCAGGGCTACCTCCTTCACCGGCCCGATTCCGCAGCACAGATCATGTCCGTCCGGTCCAGTCTCCAAGTTCACGTACACCCCGTAGATCCAGTTGTCTTTAGCCTGGACACTGAATACGTCGTCCGACCCCGGACCCGAGGGACTGTACCTGATGCCCCAGGCCCCGTACTCCTCGAACAACACCCTCCCAACGTCGGTGCGCTCGAAGTTCATGTTCACCCCGTAGATCCGGTTATGAACCACGGTGGACTGCGGGTACACGTGGATCCCGAATGACAGGCAGTTCTTCACCTCGTTCCCCTCGATGACCCCATGGCCCCGAATGCCGTTCCCGTAGTTCTGTCCGTCAACCGAGCATCCCCGGATCGACACGTCTGGCACGGCGTAGGGGACATCGATCCCGAGGCCAGGGAACCCGTCCACCACGCACCCGTCGATCTTCACCACGGATGCAGCCAGCACCCTGATCCCGTAGGTCGTCCCTGCAAGGCTGGCGAACGATGGCCCGAACACGTGATTCTCCGCTATCGAGACTCGTCCACCAGAGATCCTCACTCCCGCAGCCCATGCAATCGCGTCACCATGCAGCACGCACGAGGTCCGCGAGAAGTCCATCGACCCGTTCGTGACTAGGCCAACGAGCACGTTGGAGGTCTCCGTCGCGTCGTAGTCCGGCCCGTCGATGTAGCTGTCTCTCAGGATCGCTGGAGTTGCCCTGACATCGACCCACAACTGGCTGGCAACCAGCGACCCACTCAGGTTGCTCCCGAACGTGAAGCACCCGTCCAGGATCGCTCCTCCATCGGCACCACCGCTCCCGAGCTTCAGCGCGTGGCAATGCTCCGAGATCACCTGCGTATCGTGGATCAGCAGGCCGTCCACGTGCAGGGCGAACATCCCGTAGCCGTTCGGGTACAGGACTCCAGGCCCCCCGAATCCTGTCGTTGCCCACACGACGCTCCGGTCGATACTGGACGAGTACACCCAGCCCGGAACCCGGATTCCGCTGTCCTGACCCATGATCAGCGTGTCCACGATGGTCACTCCGGTCATGTCCGTCTCGAAGTACATGCCCGCTGCCGCTACTCCGTGCGCTCCCTCGTCCCACCCCATGATCAGGCACCGGCTGAACACCACCTCCGGCTTCGAGAAGGCAGAGGCCGTCTGCCCCAGGACACCGCAGCACCCCTCTCCTATCACGATCACGTCCTCGAACACCGTCTTGCCGATCAGAGCCACCTGTGACGTGCTGGACGGCCCTACGAGCCCCACCGCAGCCCGTTCCGAAATGTCCCCTCTCGCGTACACCATGACGTTCCGAAGCGAGTTCCCGTGCCCCACGAGCAGCATCACGGGGTAGGGCGCGGCCGGGAAGGTCGTCGTCTCCGGCGTGGCGTTCGCATGGAATCCGATCACCGAGTACCCGGACCCCGCAATCTCCGTGTCCGGTGGCACCTGGAGCCAGTGCCTCTCCTCCGTGTACCCCACCACCTCCACGATCCTGCCCCACCTCTTGATCAGGGCCGGTCCCCCTACCTCGTCATTGCCCCACTCGTGAGGCATGGCGTTGATGTACCTGAACGCCGCGTCCAAGCATCCGAACTGCGCCTCCGTCTCGTTCAGCAACGGCAGGCTGGCGAACGGCACGAAGTTCGCTGTCGCCCAGTCCGTCCTCAGTCCTACCGTCAGGTTGTTCTTCAGCGCAGCCTTCGTCACGTTCCGTCGAAGGTCGCATAGGGTCGCCTCGTCTATCGTGGCCGGTCCCCCGCTCCCCTGCTGGAACACGTACAGCGGAACTCCCCTCGTCGGCTTGTCCAACTGCCCCGTCAGGTGCCTGTCCTGGAACAAGCTCCCACCCATGATCCAGGCCAGCGGGTTCGAGGTGCCGTCCCACATCGTCGGGAAAGCCGTCGCTGCCGTGATCTTCAGCGTCTCGTCGGACAAGTCCCACCAGAGGTAGTAGTCGGTCGCTGCCAACGGCAGATTCAGGCTGAACACCTGCCCACCCCGAACGTAGAGTTGCCCATCTACGAGCAGCTTCCCACCGGAGATTGCGAGCGTTCCCAGGATGCTGTCGTAGACCAGCCCGAAGTTGACCTCATTGAACTCGGACATCGGCAATGGGCTCGGACCCATCCTTCCCGACCACGCCGCGTCATGATCGAAGATGACCCCGGACGTGGACACCGTACCCACCCTCTCCGCGATGTAGTGCAGAAAGTCGTCCCCTACGATGGACTCCCCGATGTTCCCCCACCTCCGCTCATTGAGCACGTTGGACGCGGCTCCGTAGCCCCACTGGACGAACAGTCCATCCATCCAGGCTACCGCCGTCCCGATCATGAAGTACGCCTTCTCGTCTATCTCCGGCAGGAAGGTCAGAGCCACGCTCAGAGGCGGCACCGCATCGATCAGCGTCCAGTCGAACTGCCCCGGAAGCACTCCTGGCGTCGGGAAGTACACGTCGATCCAGTTCACCCCGTCCGCTGCGTACAGCCGGTAGACCCCCTCCGGAAGCCCCGCTGTCGGAACCAGAAGCGCCGGTCCCCCACCAAACCGTACCTGCCAGTAGTTCGCTGCCACCACCGTCCTGAACTCGATACTTCCTCCCCCCGGCAGGATGCTCCTGGAGCACTGGACCACCCAGAACCGACCGATGGCGGCTGGCTGCGAGTACGTCACCCGCTGCTGGAACTGCGGATCCCCCGCATCTGCCATGTACGCCCTGTAAAGCCTTACGTCGTTCGCCCCAAGGCCCGGATTCACGAACGAGAACACCGCCGCAGGCTGCGTCCTCTCCCGTCCGTTCACGTAGTACGAGTCCCCACCCGGCACCGCTGCCACGTCCAGGGTATCGTCTACTGCCCCGCCACCGTCCGTCACGGACACCGCCAAGGCCCCCGTGGCTGTCGTGGAGCGCACGATGCCGTTCGTGTGCATGTGCCTCTGATGCTTCTCCAGATCCGCTGCCCCACCACCGCCACCGATCAGGAAGATGTCGAACGAGTCCCCGTCCTCCATCTTCACCCCGCTCCGGAAGTAGAGATTCGAGCCCGACCGGACACAGATCACGCATCCCTCGTCCGTCTGCTCGCACGCCGCTCTTGATTCCAGGGTCGAAATGGTAGCCGTCCCCTGCGGCCACCTCTGAATGAACGCCACGAACATCTCACCATCGTTGATGACGATGCTGTCCGCATCCACCTTCCATCGCCCACCCGACTGTGCCCCTACGAGGTAGAACGGATCCGTCCAGGAGAGCGTCGATGTCCCCGCGTTCCAGGTGAACACCGCATCGGAGTACATGATCAGGTTCCGGTCTTCCCGGTGCGCGAACATGTGCGAGTCGATGGACAGCAATGCCGACTGGAAGGCGTTGTACCAGTCCGTCTCGTTCTTGTTCGGGTACGGAATACCCATCCGTGGCGTACTAGGCATGGCTCACCCTCACGTCGGCGGGTTGGAGATCACGTAGGAGATCGTCAACGTCCCCAGCGTGATCGTTTCCTTCTCGTCCACCACCAGATTCCCGCTGCCATCCAAGTGGTCGGACGGCCCCGTGATCCTGATGTTCGAGAAGTCCACTCCGTCTATGTCGTCGCACTGGTCATGGATCTCGCTCCGGTAGAGGTTCAATCCGAAGGCCCGCTTCTTCAAGATGGACCTGATGTTCCGATCCGCTACCGCCACGATCTCTTCCCCGATGTAGCCCCGTATCACCCCCAACGTGATCACGATCTGCGCCGGAACCAAGTAGAAGGATCCGTCCACCACGTTCACCGTCTGCGTGACTTCCTTCCGCTCTTCCAGGTACGCCTGCACCGCCGCGATCAGGCTCAGGGTCGGAGCCGTGTAGAACCCGTCCGCATCCGTGCTCAGGATCGGCACCACGACGAGATTGGCCTTGCAGTCTTCGCTCAGGATCTCGTCCACGTGGTTGTAGATGCAGTCCAGGCCCGAATTCACGTCGTCGTCCAGGTTCAGCACATAGGTCTGCGCCTGCTGGACATGCCCCTTCATGAGAGCCAACTGCGCCTGTGCCAACGTCGATGCCGATTGCGCCGTCCCGATCCGACTCGTAGCCGTGCTCACCAACGACTTCGAGGCTGTCACCTCCGCGTTGACGATCCCTACCTGTCCTTCGACTCCCGACTTGGCTGCCCGAATCTGGCCGATGAAAACCAGAGCAGCCGCCTCTTGCGCCGGAGTAATGATGAGCGCCGCTACCCATCCAGCCAACAGCCCTTCTAGCCCCTGGATCTGGATCTCCTGCGTTGCCGTCGAACCAAGGATGGAGGTACTGGCTGCCAGGATGTCGTTCAGGTTCCCATCCACTTGCCCCAGATACGTCACCGCTTCGGCCAGAGCAGCATCGAGCCCCATGAAGTAGATCGTGATCAGCCCCTCGTTCCCTATCGCCGCCGCAAGCTCCGTGGCAATCAATCCGGAGTAGTAGAGCAGTCCATTCCTGATGATGTTCAGGCAGTCCGCAAGAGCTACGTCCCCGCTCGCGCTCCGGGCCGTGTACGCCTGCGCCATCGCCACGGTGCCATACGCTGCCGATGCGTATGCCGTCGCCCGTGCAATGTAGTCCGGCCTCGTGATATTCACGTCCCGCGCCCGGTACACCTGTGGAGCCAAGGTCTTCGCCCGAATCAGATCCTCCGCGTTGTCCCCTCCCCCCGATGGCAACGGATTCGTCACCGTCTGCTCGATGGTGTTGCCTCCGACTACCAGCGGATCCACTGTCTCCGTGATCCGATCCGCCAGGATCCGCCCGGACGCCCCTAGCGTCTGGATGTACTTCACCGTGATCGTCGCTGCCGATGGAGGGATGTTCCCCGTGATCCCGTCCCCGAACACTACCGCCGGAGGCTTTCCGTTGTAGTCCACCTCGTACTGGTTCGTCGCCTCGTAGGTCAGGAAGTCGTGGCGAGTCCAGAGCGTGACCCCCACGTACACCTCGTCCGACTCCCACGCCAACGCCTTGTCATCTGGCACCCCCAACTCGAACCTCTGCGACACCGACCCATCCGACACGAAGTTCTCAGTCTTCGTCTCCCCTTCCCGGATCGATACGGTCTTCGGTCCCACCTCCCCTGGCAGGAACGTCAGAGCCGTCACGTTCTCCCAGATGTTCCCCGACGTGTCCTTCCACTGGAACCCCTTCGGGTACGTCACCACGAAGGCGTAGGACTGGTCCAGCGTCACCTGGAGGTCTACCGTCGCCGGGACCGCCCCATACATCTTGTAGCCGATGGTCCGCGTCATGATCGACACGGCTTCCCTCGTCCGCGCCGTCTCCAGGTATGCCTCGCTCGCCTTCCGGTCCAGGTAGAAGCTCAGGAGATCCATCGCCCAACACGTCACGTCCACCAGCATGATCGCCGGGTCCGATGCGACGAAGTTGTTGAACGTCGAGAAGAACACCGTCTGCACTCGGAAAATCACGTCGTCGTAGAACGTGAAGAAGTCCCGTCCGAAATACTTGGTCCGATTCAGGTCGTCCCGCGAGATCGGGTACGCCCGTGGCCTCGGAGGGGTAGCCGTGGAGCCCTGTGCCGACATCTCTACCCTCCCTGCCTCTTGATCGTGATCGACTGCTCGATGTAGTCGCTCTTGATGTAGTAGCCCACGTCCAAGATGATGACGTTCGGTTCCCCCCGATCATCTGTCCCTATCTCTGCCCCCACCGCCTGTACCGTGATCCGCGGCTCGTTCAGTTCCAGCGCCCGCCTCACCTCGATCTCTGCCCTCGCCATCAGAAGCTCATCGTTGTTCTCGAAGATGAAGCTGTAGATGTTGCAGCCGTAGGTCGGGCGCATCCTCCTGGTCCCGATCTGCGTGTTGAGGATGTCCCGTACCGAATCCTGAACGCTCCGGTAGATGTCCACCAGTTCGGGGTACGTCTTGACCCCCAGAATCAGGGGATCCCCGTAGGCGTTGTAGATTCCAGGCTGCGGCATCCCTAACCTCTTGCAATCAATTGCAACGTCACGTCTTGAACGTCGGGATCAAGGTCTTCTGCAACTTCGGCACCAGCAAGAGCATCTGTGCTGCCGTCGATGGATCCGTGACCCCCACGCCGCCCGTGACCGCCACCTTGAAGTTCGCCAACTGCGAAACCAACTGGTTCAACACGTTCACCAGATCCTCTCCTCTCACACTCGCCTTCGCCCCCGATGTCACGCCCCCAGGCCCCCACGTGAAGGTAGTCGCCTTCACCGTCGCCTGCCCATTCTCCAGGACCACACTTGCCTGCCCGGAGATCACCTCCAGCTTGTTCGTGGCAGACCGGATCTCGTTGTTCTTCTCGTCCTTTATATCAAAGGTCCCATCCACCTTCAATTCGAGTTGCGTCCCGTTCTCGGTCGTGATCAGGACGTGATCCTTGTCCATCGTGATCTTGTGCTTGCCCATCCAGGCAAGCTCAACCTCTTCCTCCCCGTCCTTGTCGATGAACGTGAGGTAATGCTGTGCTATCGACCAGAACATCCACGCCGCAGGAGCCACGTCCGCGATCTTCGACGGAAGCTCATCCTTCCCGAACCATCCCCCCGTGTAGATCGGGTGCTTCACGCGCCCCACCTCGAACTCCACCCATACCGTCGTGTCCTTCGCGGGCGGCGGCACGTAGATCCCGAACGACTTCCCATCCACCTTCCCACATGGAGCCGGGTACTTCGGGAGCGCCCACAGCCAGTCCGTCGAACCGTGCCCTATCGCCGGGATCCGTACCTTGATCCGTCCGACTCCCTCCGGGTCCTCGTTGTCCACCACATAGGCCCTGTACCGACCATAGAACAGGTTGTAGCCCTCCAGGCCCCACGCCTTCAACGTCGAAAAGAACTTCCCGAACGGTGAACGAAGATCGAACATCTACACTGCTTCCTCTGTCCCGCTCGGTCCAGCCTCAGTAGACGGCATCTCCACCTGCGGGTACGCCTGCTCCACCACCTCTGCCGCCAACAACGGCCTCGAAGTCTCCAGAAGCCCGCTGCCCTTCGGGAAGTCCGACTTCACCGCATCGAAGTCAGTATCCCACGTTCCAGCACTCAGCGAATGCGTCACCTTGATCACCTTGTAGACCCCATCGAACCGAACCCCTACCCCCCGCACCCCCACAAGCATCATCGGGTTAGCGTCCGGCATCCCTATCGACTTCAGCGTGGCCTTGATCCCCCCGCTCATAGCTGCCTCATCGTAGTAGGACTGCATTCGCCCCTCCTCGGACGAATCCCTTCCCACCGGGGATGCTATTTTCACTCCCCCCGGAGCCGTGTCTACTGGAGCATCGTGCATCATCGGATGCCCACTCTTGGTCGTCAGGACCGCCTCGTACCCCCGCTGCTCTATCGCCTCCAGGGCAAGCTCCGACAGTTCGAGTTCGTCCTGTAGCTGCTGATCCTTCTGCCTCTTGTCTATGAACGCCTGCTGCGTGGCAAACTTCGGAGCGAATGCCGCACCTCCAGTTGCCCTCACCCCCACGGTTTCTTCCCCGTGCGACGGCATCTTCGAGGTCCCCTCGTTGGCCTCTACGTTCACATCCTTCTTCTTCATCGGATCGATGTCGGATGCCGTACCCCCGAACTGCCACCTGTCCCAGAACACCTGCGGCGAGTCACTGGAAAAACCCGTCAGCGGATAGATACCCTTCTCCACGTTGATGTTCGAGAACATCACCAGTTCCCGCTTCACCTCCTGGCTCATGACCGATGCCCGGTTGATGAAGGTGAAGGCGTAAATCTCCCCCGTCTGCGGGTGCGGCCACATGACGCACTTCATGTTCGCTTCCAGGCAGACCCACGCGATGAAGGCTTCGATAGTGTGCTCCTCCGGCCAGAACCTTCCCCCCGCCACCAGACCAGTCTCTACCCCCCCATCCAGCCACTCGTTGTCCTCCTCCTTCTTCCCCGCTATCGCGCTCTCGTAGAACTGGACCACGAAGCCCGCTTCCTCCAGGAAGGCCCGCACCACCTCCCGCCTGCTCGTCTTGCCCTTGATGTACTTCCCCATGTCGAATCGGAGCCGACCCAACCGCATCCCAGTGATCTTCGCAGTCAACGTGATGTCGTACCCCATCGGATCGAAGTTCGGCTGCGGTGCTTCTGTGACACCAGAGAAGATCGGTGTCCAGATATCCGCCTTCGGCCATCCAGCCTGAACGACCAGCGTGTTCCCGAACCTCGATATCTCGTTGTCCAGGAACCATCGCCCCATCCGGAAGTCCATCTTCATCGTCACCGTGATCTGTCCGTGGACCCCCGGCCCCCACTCGACCGTCAAGCTCTCCACCACCGGGAAGTCGGGCATGTCTGCCACGTCTGTCTTCAGCCACAGCGGGAACTCCACAAACCCATCCGGTCGCTTCGAGAGGATCTTCGCTCTGACCACGTAGGAATCATCTAAGCCCAGCCACTTATCCTTCGTGGACGGATCCACCAGGATCGGCTGTCCCCCCGACAGTTCCGGCTTCTCCCACTTGTTCGGGGCCGGTACTGACGCGGAGAAAGCTGCGCTTGGCGGCAGAGGCATACTACCCCTTCCGTGACTTCTTCAAGAAACTCGTGACTCGTTCCTTGGACGGGATCCGAAGCACCTGCCCCGGATACATTTCCAACGGAGGCAGATCGACGTTGTTGGCAAGCGCGATCACGAACCACAGTTCCGGCGTGTCGTAGTATTCCTGCGAGAGATTGTCCAGGCTCGTGTTCAACTTCACCTCCACCAGCACATCGTCATCGGACGGAAGGAACTCCGGGTAGGTCGGCATCCCAAACCACTCGAAGTCCCCCTTGTAGAAGTGAGTCGAGAACAACGCTCGGCAGTTCGGCCTCAGATTGATCCGCTTCCGTGCCATCAGCCGTAGGCTCCTAGCATCTGTGCGTCTCCGGTATCACTCAGCTTGCCCTTGATGTAGAGCTTGTCCGGCATGTTCACGATCACGTTCCCTCCCGCCGTGGCCTGCGTCACTCCACCTGCCGACGCTACCACTCCCAATCCCTTGATCTTCGCTGCGGGAGGTGGAGGAGCCGTCACCGTAACTCCACCCGTCGTGTAGGCTGCCTGTGCCGCCGCTACACCAGCCGATACGCTCTTCGCTGCCTCTGCCGTCTCAGTGGCCGCCTTGACTTGCGCCGCCTTAGCTGCCTTCCCCTTCTTCCCCTTCGGAATCACATCAGTAAGCCCTTCAAGCTGCGCTCCTGCCAATGCCTCAGTGAACGCCAGCCCTTCCTTTGCCATCTCCCCCTTTGTCTTTCCTACCATTCCCGACAAAGAACCCTGCGAGAACAGAACTCCACCAGAAGCAGAGAGCATCTGGAGCATCGCTCCCTTATCGGCACCCTCATACCCCGCCACTGCCTCCTTCATCATGGTAGCAGCTTCTTCTGGTGTTGCTGCCTTGCTCATCTCACTCAGGATCGAAGCCGCGTCCTTTTGCAGCTTCGGCATCTTGCCCTTCTTGACGCCCAAGTCCGCTGCCATTCCAGAGAAGGATTCCAGAGTCGCTACGGCTCCCTTCTGAACCTGCTCCGTTAGTCCAGTGACACTCTTCTTTGTTACCACTTCCTGATCGTTTTGAAGTCCGATGATCTGCCTCTCGATGTCGTCCAAGGTTTTCTCCGTAGACTTCGACATCGCGGCCGCGCCCTCCTGCCCCAAGGCCCCCGAAATAGCCTGCTTCCATGACTCTGGAGCAAAAGCTACGCCCAACCCTATCACTGGCATCGCCGGGGCCAACGCCAACGCCGCCACGGTAGCCGCAGCCCCCGCCGCCCCCTTCCCCATCTGCTTCGTTCCCTCCCACAAAGCAGATAGATTCTCTATCGTCTTCTCTTGACTCGCGGCCACCTTCTGATTCGTCTGGATCTGTTGAGCCTGATAGGTCTGTGCTTGCTGAATGATCTGCCCATTCAGTGCCGCCTCTTCCTTCTTGCGCTCGATCCGTTTCTTGTCGGACTCCTCCAGCTTCTTGTTGATCTCCTTGTCAACCGTCTCGCCCACACTCAGCACGAAGTTCTCAAAGGTCTTAAACCCCTCGAACTCGCGCAAGGTCTTCTTCGCGGATTCTGGCAGCTTATCGAGCAACGTATAGAAGCCACCAATGACGTTCTTGAACATCGTCATTGATCCCAGGACTGCTTGATCTAGAACATCCTGGATTCCCCACCACAGCTTCTTCAACTGCAAGTTTGCCTTCAGCACAATGAGCTTGCCGTACTCCCAGAACTCGGCTGCCTTCCCCTTGAAGAACTCCACCCATGTCTTTCCAGAGGAAACCAGCGTCGATCCTATACCTTGAATTACCTTCCATGCCCCCACACCCAGGTTCTTAAACGAGTCTGCTACGAATCCGATAGCCCACGCGGCCCCACCAGTGATCTTCTCCCACAACCACTCGAACGTCTTGCCAATCTGCTCTCCCGTGATCTTGTTCAAGCCCATCCATTCGGCAGTCGCATCCCGCAACTTTCTCGTGATCCCCAAAGTCATCGTATCGGATGCCTCTACAACTCCACCCATAGCCCCCTTGAACGATGCCTCGATGTAGTCACTGGTCGTGGCCGTTTCGCCCTGGATATCGTCCATAGCGATAGCCCACTGCTCCCTGAATCCCTTAACTGCCCCCCCCGCTGCCGTCAGAGCCGCAGCCACAGGAACAGCCTTCACTCCACCCATCGCCGCAGCACCGCCATACCCTGCCAGTCCCGCTCCAACCCCGATCTCGCCTCCCGCCGCAGCCACACCGCCCATAGCTAGACCAGGAAGCATCCCCGCGCCCGCGCCCATGCCCGTGACGCCCTTCCAGCCTACCGCCTTGCCCATCCCCGCCTTCATCGCGGCCCATCTTCCCGGCTGCGTCTGCATGACCGCCCCAGGCCCGGAGATTGCCCCAGGAAGCATCGGGGCTCCCCCACCCGCACCTTCCATCCCACACGTCGGAACGCACTCTGGAATGCCTGCCAGAACCCCAGCAGGTGCCTTCGTTGCCTTCTTGCCCAACGCCCCCAACATCCCCATCCCGTCCTTGCGGATCTTCTTGATCCCCCCCAACACCAGAGGCAACCCGATCAGTGCCCCTGCCCCCAAGACATTCTCCAAACCGAACCCGGCCTTGACTGCATCCCCTATACCCCCGCTCGCGCCCTCGATCTCCTTCTCAGCCCCCCCGAACATCTTCCCCCACTCGATCTTGCCAAAGGCCGACGCGATACCCTTCGCCAGCCCGGAGATCAAGTCCGGGGTCTTCGCCACCACCTTTCCCACCGCAGACGTGAGATTCACCGCGATCTTCGCCAACGACTCCCCGAACTTCTCGTAGTCTGCCTTCGCCAACGCATTCGAGATCCCCTCTGCCAGCTTTGTCGCCAACGTCACCAGTACGTCCGACCCGATCTCGAACGCCTCCATCCCGACCGTGAACGCCTTCCCGAACGCCTCCATCCCATCGGAAGCCACCTTGCCCCACAGTTCCGGCCCCGCCAACTTCGCAAGGGCTTTCTTCTCGCCCTTCTCTAGATCCTTCCCCGTCAGGAGGTAGTTCAACCCCCGCAAGAGCATAATCGGAAGCTCCGTCTTGAAGAACTTGGCGATGCTGCTCTCCTCCCCATCCTTCCACTTCCGCGACAGGAGCGTGAACCCTCCTATCGCCACAGCCAGGATCCCCAACGGCCCGAAGATGCTCAGGGCCAGCTTCGGCAGTCCCCCCAACATCCCGGAGAATGACGCCAGAGGCCCCCCCAACATCGACAACGGGCTCAGTGCCATCTTGAATGGAGCCGCCAACATCGCCGGTCGGAATCCCAAGGCCCCAAGTGCCGTGATGTGCGGCAGGAAGTCCACCAGGGAGTCGGACAGCGAATCGATCATCCCCGCAGCCGCACTCCCTTCTTTGGCCGGGAACAACGCCCGAATCGCCCCCCCAGGACCGAACCGCAGACCCATCGACGCTGCCTTGATCAGCTTCCCAACTCCACCCGGCTCCGTGTCCGACGCGAGGTGCTTCATCCAGTCCACGGTGGACTTGTACCCCGCCTTCAAGTTCTTCATGTACGGCTTCCACTCGTCCTTCGAGATCGCCATGAAGCGCATCTTCTGCGCCTCACGCATCAGGTCGAGTGATTCAGCCATCGTCCTGCCAGTACCACCCCACTCCTTCCCGAACTTGTTCATCGAATCCGTACCGGCTTTGACCCCCTCCAACTGCCCCATCGCCTTGTCCATGTCGATGGTCTGGTCGGTCAAGAACCGGAGCATCGAGGAGTCCTCCCCCAACGTCAGCTTCAGCCGATTCAGGAAGAACTGCGAACTCTGGTCGCTCTGGTCCATGTTGTCCATGAGCACCCGAAGCTGCTTCACGAACTCCATCGGATCCTGCTGGACCAACTTGAAGGCCGCGTCCCAGTTCCCAATGGACAACCCCAACTTGTCTGCCAGGGGTCCGAAGTCTTTTCCAAGCCCCACGAAAGTACCCTGGAACGTCGCCATGTCTTTCGTGAGCATGTTGAACACGTTCAAGGACTGCGATAGCGCCTCCGGGAAGTCCATCCCCAAGGTCTTCGATGATACGAGTGCCAGCCCGTAGATACCCTTCGTGAACTTCGAGATTGCCTCTGGGCCGTTCTTCAAGAGCACCTTGGACAAGTTCTCGTCCAGCGCCTTCGTCACGTCCCCAAGGCTCGCTACGGCCTCTTTCCCGAACCCGAACGAGCGCCCCGCCTCCACTATCCACGGCACCAGTTCCCCAAGCTGATCCTTCGACAATCCCCAGGACCGGCCCAGGTCCGCGATCTGCGACCCGAACTTGTCCATCTCGACCCCGGACACCTCCCCGAACTTCACGATGTCCTTCGTGGACTTCAGCCCGATGGCCTTGAACTCCTCCTCGTAGAGCGTGAGAGCCTTGACCGCCTTCCCGACTACCTCCGCTCCCACGTTCATCCCGATGGATAGCCCGACGATCTGCCCCTTCGCCTTCTTCGCCGCTGCCCCCGTGAGCCCCAGGGACGCCACGATGGGCCTCGCTACCTTCGCGGCCGATGCCGCCATGCCTTCGAGGCTCGTAGAGTTGACCGATGCTGAATCTGCAATTGATTGCAACCCGGACTCGACCCGATCCAGTTGCTTCTGACTCAGTTCCTTGAAGAAGTTGTTGACGTTATCGACGTTCGCCTGGAACCGCTCCCCCAAGCCGTCCACCGCAGATCCCAGACCTTCGACTGCCGACGCTGCTCCACGGGCAGTACGCGATAGGCCAGCGTCTTTCCCTGTGAAGGCAAACCCAACTCCGGCGTCGAATGGCACGTCACCTTCTCCTGCCCCCGCGCACTCTTGCCTTCGACTCGGCTACGTTGTGGGCTTTCTGCTGCTCTTCCTCGTGCAACAACACCCAGCGATGACGCCTCGAAACCGGGATCTTCATGGCGTCCGTGTACGTGGTGCGATAATACACCATGAACGCCCGGATTTCTGCCTCTAACCGCTCTGCCCCTCCCGTGGAAAGAAAAAACTGCGATCCGTGATGTCCAGCGTGAACTTCTGGCTCGGGTCCGTACAACTCGGATTCGAGCACTGCGCCCCCACGGTCAGATCAATGTCCCCTTCGACCCGCACGAACTCGTTGCGGAGCGCATTGCGGTCTGCCTGCGACATCAGCTTCACCGCACGGAACAGCGTCACCAGGGACTTGTCCTGCCGGATCTTCCCGTCGTTCGTGAAGTGCTCATCGGACAGACCCATCGGCGTCCCATCAATGGCCGTGATCCTGCCCATGATTCTCCACGTCAAGGCATCCTTGTCCCCGACCTGCGCCGACACCGCCGCCACTCTGGCTTCCCTCTCCCCGTCGTAGGAGTGCCACCGCACCAGCACGTCCTTCCCCGCCTTCGCACTGGCCCGCGGCAACCGGAACTCCCACTCCACCTTCTCCGGCTGTAGCGGACGGACGAAGGTGATCGTGGACAGGTCCGGGCTCGCCTTGTACGTCGTCTTGCACGCCGCGCACTTCACTTCCATCCCGTGAATGTCGTCACCGTGAGTCACGCGACGGACACAGATCAGGACCGCCGCTCGATCCAGGACGGACAGCTTCGGTACGATGCTCTTGATCGCTACCTCGTCCACGATGGATCCGATGCCCTGGATCTTCCTGGACAGGATCTTGTTCAGCCTCAGTGGGTAGGACGACGTGTCGCTCACCAGCACGTCCTCGTCCTCGCCGTCCAGTTCGCACACCGTCACGTCCCGGTGAAGCGTGCTGCCATCCCAGAACCCTCCCGGCAGCTTGGCGATCATGACGCTCGACTTCGCATCGACCGTCCGGGGGATCTTGTGATGGCGCTCGAACAGTGCCTCCATCGATCCCGGCTCCGACAGGCCAGGAATTCCGTCCACGACTTCGGAAGTGATTTCGAGGCTAGTTGCGTCCGACATCTTCTACGACCTCCATGTGTGCTGTGATCAGTTCACGCACGGCTCGGCTGACAGTGGTTCCTCGATACCTGCATACCGCCTGGAACCTAGCGTGCAGGCTTCCGTCGATCTCGATGTTCAATCTCGCCGCCTTGATCGGCTTCAGCATCCCCGGTAGCCCTTCCCGAAACTTCGCGTCTTTCCCTGCTCGGAGGTTGCACCGGGCGCACAGCGCCACACCGCTCGACAAGTCCAGCGTGCCATCCTTGCTCACGATGCCTCGCCCGTCGAACAGGTACGCCACCAGTTCATCCTTTGAGTCGCAGCAGACACACTTCTCGTCCCTCGCCTTCACGGCCAGGGACCAGATGACTTCCGGGGCTGGGAGATTGACTATCTTCGGTTCGGGGTCCGACATACGCGCAAAGTTACCCCTCCGCGCATACCCTGTCAACCGTGCAATTCGCGCTATTCGTGGATCTTGAACTCGGCCTTGTCGATGAGTGGGATCCTGTTGTCCAGCGCATCCTCGTACCACAGGTCGTACCAGTACAGGTCCGGGTCGATGGCTTCCGTCAGGATCCCCACCAGAAGCAACTGGATCTGTCCGTCCGCTGGAGTCGTAATGTTCAGGTAGGGTCCCGCACTGTCCAGGCTCACAATGGGGTCTACGTAGCGGATATCGTCCTCTACGATTCTTCGGCTCTTGTACGCCTTGAAGAACACCGTCAGGCCCGTCAAGTTCACCGACGAACCGTCCTGGTTCTGTGCCACGATCTCGAACTCGTTCATGACGCCCCTCGTGACCGACAAGGCGTTCCTCTTGAAGCCAACCATAGGAGCATGAGGCAGCGACACCAACGCCATTGGACCCACCTTCTCCGCTGATGCCAGCCGTCTCACGGAATGAAGTACGTCATCGCGTTCCAGACCGACCACACGAACGCTACCGCACTCAGGATGGCAACGATGAACCAGATCCGGAAGTCGTATCGTTGCTTCTTCGTGAGCATCTTGATGTACTGCTCCTCAGAACAATCCATCGGCGGATACACGATCTTGGACGGCTCCGGCCCGCTGTAGTCCGGGAGACCCGGCGTCAGCCCGATCCTGTCCCTCAGTTCGGCATGGGTCATCATTCACCTCCGATCTGACGATACATTCCCGCGCCTGCCCGTGGACCCATCGGTCCCCACCGGATAAGGCGATCACGAATCGTCTCTCCGGTTCCAGCGTGCAGAACATGCTCGTGGACGTAGTGCTTCGTCATTGACTCCGACATTTCCTTCTTCAAGAACCTATAAGCCGCAAACACCGATCCGACTATAGTAAGAAATAGGAATATTGCACTCACGATTATTGTGAGAACACCCCTAAGATCATCTGCGCTCATGCTCTCCTCCGGCCCCTCGCATTACCTCGTAGCCTACTTCCCCCCACGTCATTCCGGGGCACTTCGAGCATAGAACTCCAAGATTGATCAGCCCTCCCGCTTCTACCGCTGTCAGCGGCTCCTTGACTGCTCCCCGGTACGCCTCGAACTTCATCGGCGTCACCAGCAGCTTCCTGTCTATAGTCTCTTGCATCGCGCCCCACAGCCTCATGCCCTTCGGCGTGTCCAGCAGTCCGGACAAGCCGTTCACCTTCAGGTAGCTCGCGCACGCGCCCGTAGGCGCGGGCGTGGCCAGGACTGGCTTTATCTCCTCGAACTTCGCCAGGGCATCCTTGACCGATCCGAACTCCTCGTAGACCTCGAACTCCTCATCCCACTTCCCCCGCTCGACAGCAAACGTCCTGTGAACCCTTGGCGTCCCCTCGATCATCTGGTTCGTCACGATGGTCCTGGAAACAGCCCCCATGCTCTCCAGGACGCTCGCCTTCCCCGCTGCCCGTGCCACCTCGTCCAGTGCCACGTCGAAGTAGTCCCGCGGCCACTCCACCACCGCAGAGAACACCTCGTCCGTCACCCGTACTCCGACTGCCCGTGGATTGTAGGCGCTACGCTTCATCCAGACCCGCGTGAAGCCTTCATCCGGCAGAGGCAGCACCACTGGCGTCCCCGTCTCCCGGTGCTCCCTGGTAGTCACGACAGCCACGTCCACAAGCTCTACCTTCTCGCGGTGCAAGTGTCCCACGAACAGGCTCCCCGCCATGTGAGGACTACACGCAGGATCCGGTTCCTGGTTCAGATGCTCTATGAGTGCCTGTCCGATCATGTGCAATTGATTTCACCACATCCCATCCACCAGTTCAAGTGGCAACCGATAGCTCCTCGATTCGATGCGGCTGGACCGCCAACTCCGCTATCGACACATCCCCACTCATGGCGTCGAAGTCCGACGCAGCCTTCCAGCGTGTCGGCAAGCATTTCCGAAGGATCCACGCCTTCGCAGGGAACCTCGGAGCATGATCTACAGGTGGAGCATACCCCGATGCCTGAAGCGCCATCCCTGCCCCCTGTGCCCCAAAAACTTGCACTCCCCCCACCGGCGATGCCTTCATGATCTTCACCATCATCGCCCCCTGGATCCCCGCCAGACCCAGGAGATTCAGCGTTCCAGCCACTCCACCGCCTCTCGCCTGCTCCGCTATCGTGATCGGGGAGATTGCGAAGTAGTGGACCAGCATGAGATCCCGCTTCACGACCCCCTGGCCCTGGATCGCCTTGATCGCCCACTTGTAGAAGTCGGAGTCGTAGAACTGAACCCCACGCCCCAAGGTCATCTCACCTACCGTGGCCTTCCGGATGTGGTGCTGCGGGTAGAACCAGTTCCCTTCGTTCACTTCCTGTGTCTCTATCGTGATCTCCGGTGGACTACAGGACTGGAAGCCCAGCAGCGGCGTGAACGCCATTCCTCCGAAGGTAGACCAGGAAAGATCGACTATCCAGAACGGGTAGACCTGAAGATAATCGAGTACGCGGGGACGAGCCACACCGGACCCCTCCTACTAGAGCGACAGGTACGCAGTCGGCTGCCAGCCCACCGGGTATGCCACGGACGGCTCGACGATCTTGAACCGCTCGATGGAGATTTCCACCTCCGCGAGAGAGATGTCGGAGGATGTCGCGTCCATGTCTCCCGCTGGCTTCATCCGGATCGGCTGCGCCTCCTCGCACACGTACTGGCGAGCGTAGTTGAGATCCGCCCTGTTGGCGCTCTCGTCCGGTTCCTTGCCGACCCTGTGGTAGTGGTAGATCGTCAGGGTGCCCTTGTACTCGCCGCCCTCGATGTTGAAGATCATCCACTCGTAGAACCTGGACTGCTTCGGCGTGACGCCTCTCGTCAGGGTGACGCTGCTCACCGTGGCGATTCCCGGCTGCTTGCGGGTGTACGTCATGATGCCTTCGCGGTACTCGGCGTCGTCCGTGGAAAGCTCCGGCAGTGAACAGGTGTTGAAGCCTGCCTCGATGCTGCTCAGGTAGTCGATGCCACCCGGACCCACGACCGAAGCATGGAACCTGAAGTTCTGGAAGTAGTCCGTGTTTGCGCTTCTCATGGCTCTCTCCTCCTATCAGGCAACTGCCGTAAGCTGCTGATACCTGAACAGGATGAACTCTCCCGGCGTTGTCGGGGCCAGATACACGTCGCAGATCACGATGCCCTGCTCCGCGATGGCTGGCGTGTTGTTCGAGGTGTCGCAGACGACCTTGTAGGCCAGCGACGGGATTCCGGTCGGGAAGTAGCCCAAGCTCAGGAGTCCCGACAAGAACCCTTCCACGAGGTTCTTGATCCTGTCGTACATGCCCGTCGAGATCGTCTCGAACACGAAGCCCCACGTGCTCTTGTAGACCGACTTCTCCACGAACATGAAGAACCGACGCCTCTGGATCAGGTAGAAGTCGTCCCTGCTCAGGGTCCTGGCTCCCCAGATGACCCTCCCCGTCTCGGCCGACTCGTACAGGCAGTTGACTCCCACCTTGTTCAAGATGCCGATCTCTTCCAGGCTCAGGTTCCGCTCCAGGCCCACCACGAGATTCAGCGCACCGTCCTCCACACCGGCGGGGGCCTTGCTCACCGTCTTGTCGTTGTCCGTCCTCGCGTATGCGCCCGCGATCCACCCGCACGGAGCCATCGACACCTGGAGATCCGTCTTCGGGTCGATGATGTTCACGAAGGGGTAGTACAGGGCGCAGAACGAGGAGTAGGACGCCAGCGTGAGCTTCTTGTAGTCCTTCGCCTGTGTCGGCGTTGCCCCCTGCGGGACGCTCGCCACGATGAACTTGTCCAGCTTCCTCTCTGCCCACGCGATCAGGTCCAGCGTGACAGTTGCGTCCGTGGCGAAGTCCGGGATCGCCACCGTCATCATCTCGTCCGGGACGTTCAGGGCGTAGACTCCCCGGTTCGTCGCTTCCAGGGCCGGGCTCGACACCTGAAGCCTCGTGATCGGGAGCACTCCGTCCGTCCCGCCTGTCGGCGCGTCCGTGCAGAAGTCCCCACACGATGCCGTCGTGTAGTACCTCGCCCGCAGGAATCCATCCTGGTTCGGGAGACCCGCCGGGATCGGCTGCGTCGGAATCGCACTGGTCGTGAACTCCAGTGCGCCCGTGGTGTAGTCCACCGTGTTCGTCCCGGCCGGGTTCACGTCTCCGGTCAGGTTCCCCTCGCCATCGTCCGTGATCGTGAACAGCGTTCCAGCCGCATCGTAGTACCGGATCGTCAGGGTCCGGGGGATGATCGGGCTGCTCACCTGCGCCGCGTTCGCACCCTCGAACACGGTCATCACACCGTTGCCACCCGCTATCGCCTCGCCCCACACGTTGTTGTAGCTCTTGCGGAGCCTACCGTTGACGCCCCCCGTGAACGTGTCCTGCGCCGCCGTCGCGTTCATCACGATCAGGTCGGAGCCCTTGAAGGCGTCGTTGATGACCGACACGATGTAGTTCGCGCTCGTGGGGTCCGTCAGATCCAGTTCCGTGAAGGTCTCCTTCAGAGTCAGGACGCCCTCTATCGGGTCGTCGTACCAGACCTCGATGTCCACCCTGCTGTACTGGCCCGTCGATGCCGTGTAGAACTCCTCGCTGCCGTAGACCCGGATCTCCAGATCGTTGCCCCATGCCCCCCTGGAGGTGGCACAGAACCCGAAGTCGTCCTGGATGTAGTCCGCGAGCACCTGCGAGCCTGCCATGACCGGAGCCGGTGCGGCTCCCGTCCCGAAGTGGAACGTGAAGGCTCCCGCCACGCCTGCCAGACCAGTGCCGTCGTAGTCGATCCACCTCGGCTGCGCCGGATCGATGGCTCCTACCAGAACACCAGCTAGGTCCGTCACGGTCCTCTCGGTCCCGTAGTTGAACGGGTTGGGGTTCGTGATCGAGTTGCCTGCTCCGATGTTCGTCGGCACCGTGAACAGCGCCATGTCGATGACCACGATCCCTGTCTGGCAGTCGATGTAGCCTACCGTGGCGAACGGCGCTACCGACTCCCGCAGCGCGATGATGTCGTTGGCCGGTGCGGTAGCCAACATGTCTACCGTCCTCGCCACCGCTCCACCGTCGAGCCACGTGAACGCCCCCACGAGCAGTGCCAGCGGACGCTCTATCGGACGGATCGGATTCCCACCCGCGTCCTGGATCTGGAAGACCACCCTCGTCTCCGGTGCCGCACCTGCCGTGTAGTGAGTGATTCCACCCGCGAGAATCGTCTGCTCCCACCACCGGAATCTCACGGTGCCCGCCGTGAGAGGAGCCGGTGCATCGACCGGCACGTTGATCAGGTCGTTGGCGTTCGGTCCCGGCAGTCCAGAACTGGCGCTCCGGCAGAGAAGCGTACCGCTCGCTATGTCGGCATCCACCTCTTCGTCGAGCACGTTGTTCTCGATGAACCCGCAGGCTGCCACCGCGTCCGGACGGCACACCCTCACCACGTATGCCTGACGCCCCTCCTGTGCGAAGAAGGCGTACACCTGCATCGCCAGCGTGCTGTCCGTGATGAAGTCACCGAACTGCTCCTGGAACTGCGTGAACGACGTGATCAGGGTCGCCTCGTCCTCAGGTCCACGCTCGGCCGCTCCCACAACCCCGAAGTTGCTGGTGCTGACACCCTGGATCGGAGCAATCCTGCGGCGCTCCTCGTTGTAGATGCCCGGATACGAGAACTGCGGCATGGTGGCCTCCTCGCCTATCTGTCAGAGCCCTAGTCGCCTTCGGGCTTACGCTCCCTGCGCTCCCTGTCCTTCCGATCCCGCCTCGACTCCGACTTCGACTGCTCACCATGCGTCTCGTCTGCGAATTCCTTGATCGCCTTCTCGAAAGGCAACGGATCTCTCGACTGCCCCTCACGCGGGGCATCTTCCTTCGCCTTCTCTACTTCGACCGTCTGCGCCTCGATGACCTTCGTCCTCTCGGCCGCTACCACCGGCGCTACCCCGAACTTCGCCGCAATCTCGGCCGGTGGGTTCTTGCGCTTGAACAGGTGCCTCGAATGGGCCGGAAACGCCATCCCCTCCGGAGCCAGGAAGTACGAGTGCGGCGTCACCAGAGACGGCTGGCCATCCAGGATCAGGCTCTCTACCCGATTCCCCACGAAGTACCAGAACACGTTCGTCCCTGCCATGGCCCTATCCTTCCATCGGATGTGTCGTTGTCCTGACACTCCGAACGACTTTACCGACTGTCGGCTCTTCGATGTCGATCTCGGCCTGGACCCGGTACGAGAAATCGTACCCGCGCACCACGTCGTTCACGTCGATGTAGTCCCCGATATCCGTGATCGATTCCCGGAAGATGTCGTAGTTTCTCGGATCGTTCGCTGTGTCCCATACCGTGATGTACGAGTAGAGATCCTGCGACCTCATGTGGGTAGTCACCCATCGGAACATGCGAAGCAGATCCATCTCCACGCGGGACCGAATCTGGACGCCATACGTGATGTTCACCGGCCACGACGCTTCCTTCGTCTCCATCGGGTCGTAGCCGTCCAGGGCGCTCCCATCCGGCTTCACGATCCGCAGTCGTGACGCTCCGAATGCGGGGACGTAGTGCGCCTGCGTCTTGGGACGCACACGCGCCATGTCGTCCTCGATTCCGGTCCTGGCGATTACGATGGCTGGAAGAAGGTTCGGATGCAGAATCTCACGGCCCTTGCCGAAGAAGATCGGGATCCTGCCGTGGTAGACCGTGGGCTCGGGACCGCAGACTCCCGGAATGACGGTAGAGTAGTATTGCGCCTCTTCGCCAGCGATGACGAACGAGTCCTTGACTCCACCCAGCGCCCGCATGACTCCCTCATCGTAGTTCTCGATGTAGATGGGCGCTACCGGGATCCTGACAGCATCCGACCGCATCAGTCGTCGTTCTCATCCTTGTCGTCCGGCTCGTCCGCGATCTCCTTGACCGTTTCCTGCATCATCTTGTCGGTCAGGCCGATCACGTGCTTGGCGAACTCGATCTTCTCGGCGGCGGCGACCCACGCCTCCACCGCTTCCTTCGCCACGCTGCCCTTCGGCAGCACCGGGAGGTGCTTCTTGTCCACCATGACCCCGGCCACGCCCATCACGATCTCGTGCGCCGTCTCGCGCTCCAGACCGTAATCCTCGATGACCTTGTTGACGATGCCGAACATGTACTCGTCGTACTTGTTCGTCCAGCCACCCGCCGGGGGCTCTGCCTTCGCGGGTGCCTGCGGCTGCTCGACATCCTCCTCGTCTATCGCCTCCACAGCGAGCATCTGAACGAGGAACTTGTCGAACATCACCGTGACCTTGCTCTTGTCCATCTTTCTTCCTCCAGGCTCAGACCTTGATCATGTCCTGAAACCGCTGAATGGAACCGATCTCGGCTCCCGTAGCTGCCCTCTCGACTGGCATCGATGTACGAGGATTCAACAGGGCTTTCTCCATCACATCTACCACCCGCTCCCGATCCGCCAGTACATCCTTCAGTGCTGGTTGCCAGACAGGAACCCTGTTGTACCCATCCAGCCCGTACTCTGCCCGAACAGCTTCCCAGTTCGTGTCTATGTGGATCTCGGCTTCGACTTCCGCATCTACGTCCGTATCTATACCATAGCCCCCCAACGCGGACAAGATGTTTTCCATTCTTGGCTTTTTCAAGGCCAACAGCTTCTCCATCTCGTCCTGGCGTACCCGCCGACCCACCAGTCTCGCCTGCTCCGAAGTCGGCTTCTTCGGGAGCAACTTCAAGGGCCACGGAGATTCGGACGCCAGGAGCCGAAGCCACGCCTCCTGTACCTGCGGAACCACCGTCACGGTCATCAGTTCGGCTTCTACTTCCGACACCTTGACCGTTCTCATCTCCGCAATGACTGCGAACAGATCGGCATCACCCTGGTTCATGCTCACCAGTTGGATCCCGCTCATCATGGTCCTGAACCGCTCCCCTGCGTCCCCTAGACGTTCCTTCACCTCGTCCCGATATCTCGTGGCCGTGTCGTAGGCTACCGCATTGGCAGCCTTCTGGGCGTTCGTTGCAATTGATTGCAACAGCTTCATGGCCCTAGCGTTGGACCGCGACGGTGTGACCCCGAACTTGATCACTTCTTCGGGGCCACGGTGATTCCGTGCTTCGCCAGAACCTCCGGTGGAAGTCCAGCCAGCATCGGAGCGACCTTCTCCATCTGCCCCGCCACCAGTCCCGCGATCTGCTGCGCTATTCCCGGACCACCCGGCTCGACGGAGAGCAGTCCCTTGTCCACCATCTTCTTCTTCCAGGTCCGGACGACCCGGTTGTACGCCTTCGCCATGTCGGCAGCCGATCCCAGGGTCCACAGTTCCCCGGTCTGCGACATCTCGTCTACCGCCTCGAACCATGCCGCTTGGCTCCCCGGATACGGCACCCACGTCTCCGGCGAGTCGTTGATCATGGTCATCGCCACCCACTTCGGAGGCGCGAAGAACTCCTTCGCATCGATCACACCCAGCTTGGCCAACTTCGCCAGACCCACCTGCCCGATCTTCTTGTAGGCGGCGGCCAGTTCGGCCTCCGCGAGCGTGAGGGGCTTCGTGGACAGAGCATCGGCCCGTCCAAGCTCCTCCCCCAATGTCTCGCGCATCTTGGCAATGATGTCCTGTACGCTTCTCTCTGCCACGTCACACCTCCGCTACCCTCTCCACGAGGGGGCGATCTTTCTTCGGATCGAACTTACGCATCGACATGAGCCATTGCTCGTGATCCGTGCATACCCCGATCAGTTCCGACGAATCTCCCACCCGCACCCCGGCAATCGCCTCTACCCCGCAGACGAAGCAGATCGACGGGAACGTATTCCGTGACAATGGCCCCTGGTACTCAGGAAACGTCATCCCGGAGATCGGGCCACCACATCGCTTGCCCTCGTTCAAGGACACGCACTGTGCCTGCCCCGCCTCGATGCCACGCCAGAACTTCGTGCAGTTGGCGCAGACATACGACACGCCCCTGCTCCGGGCGTGGCGGATCATCTCTGCGGTAATCGTGACTTGCTTCGTCGCGTCCGCGAACTCATGCCCCAGACGCTCCGCTATCTTCGAACGATCAGTCACTCCGTCACCGGATGGAACAGATAGCTGTCGGTCGGGTACTCCTGCTCCTGCGTCGAGAGATTGGGGCGTAGATCCCTCACCTTGATCGTGTAGCCCTTCCCCGTCCCCTCTTTCCCCGGCTCCGCGAAGTTCACTTCCGTCACGACGCCGATGGCAACAGGAGGATTCCCGTTCTTGGGCCTCACGATCACCCTGGCTCCGACAGGAACCTCGGAGTCCATGATCGCCTTGTACGATGCCCCCAGCAGGTCCCTCGCAATCCACAGGATCGCGTCCCAGTAGTTCGGGGGCTCGTGGCTTCCTGGTGTGTCGAGTGCGCTCATTAGTCGATCCTCCTACCGCTCCAGCACGTTTCCCCGTCGCCTACGATAGTGCTCGGGTCGTTGTGTGTCACGAACTTGCACTCCAACCTGAATATCACGAATGCCCGTCCCTGGGGGAGTCGTCCTTCATCATGCACGTTCTGGATATCAAAGTACAACGGACCCGGCAAGCGTTCAAGTAGGAACGAGATTACGTCCCCCGTCTTCGGAAATCCGAACCCTACCCTCTCGCACTCCAACCTCGTGACGTACAGTTCCACGTCCCGCGTGGCTTCGAGGCCCTGGTCCGGATCCATCGTCAAGGACTTCGCCGTCGAACTATCGCATGTCACCACGACTTCGTAGGGACCGACGTATTTCTCCTGAAGGAAGTCCGTGTGGTCCGGATCTACCGCTGCCCCTGGACGTAGTTTCCAGAGCCTCCCCTGCACGCGCACGAGGTTCGGTAGGTCGTTGGCAATGAGATCGAACATCCCAAGCTCGATCTCGTCATCGAACATCCCCTCGCCCATCAGAGTACCCGCAGAGTGCCTGATTCCAGCAGGCCCTTCTTCTGCGAACAGGTGACGCACAGCGCGTAAGCATTCGCTTCCGCGTCCCGTCCCCCGAACTGCTTTTTCACGACTTCGATCATCTCACGTACCTGCGGCGCTACTCGCTGCTCCAGGAGAGCCTGCTTCAAGGCCGCATCGGCCCTACGCAAGAACGACAACAGGACCCCCACCGCCACATCCTCCCTCACCGGCTTCCACTCCCCCTCGTCCTGCACATGGACCCGGTACTCCCATTCCCCTACCTGGATTCCACGCCCGGTAGGCTCCACGGATCCATCGATCACGAACTTCCTACCCCAGAGATTCCAGACGTGCGACTTCACGGCCCTACCCTACCATGAATCCACAGGGACGAGAGCGACCCATGATCTCCTCGTCCGTCGTTGCCTTCTCCTCGTTCCCCTCCATGACCAGTGCATCGCCGTCCATCTGAACCTCTCCACCCGGCCCTGGCCATGAGGCATACTTCCGACGCATCATTCCAATCGTGATCTTCGATTCCGCCTGGAACCTCCGGAATACGAGATCCTGGTCCAGCAGTTCCACATCCTTGAAGTCCAGCCGACTCGATAGGTAGAACGCAGCCACCCTCGCTGGATTCAGGTTCCCCGGATAGACCCGCAGCAGCCTCAGAAGCCTGTCGTACTCCCACGTAACGTCTGCCGACAGGATCCTCTGCCCCATCTCCACGTCCTGTAGGATCTGAAGCACGTAGGAGTAGTCCCCCCGGAAGATTGCGACCGGCAACGGATCGTAGATGATGGAGTACCCCACCCCGCCGCTGTAGATGTCGTACAACTCGTCAGCCAGCGGGGTTGCGATTACCTCCAGAACCACATCGCAGTCCTCTGGCATCGGGAACTGGTTATTGCCCGTAGAGTCGGACCAGTGGAGTCTCTTGGGAGCCTTGAACGCTCCGTACCAGACCAGCACCCGTCGCATGATCGCGGTGCGTTGCTCCGGCGTCAGTTCGATCTTGATCCGTCCCTCGCCCAACAGGGCAAGGGCATCGGCCATCATCTCATCGAAGGATGTCCAGCCTATCGAATTCAGGCCCGGCATCGACTACCTGCCGCGCTTCCGGAGCTTGCCCTTCTTCTCGCGTGGCTTCTCTGGTTCCGGTTCCGGAGCAGCTTCCGGCGGCTCCGTCTCTGGCTCCTGTGCTGATGGCACCTCCGGTTCGGGGGGAGGTGGAGGCGGCATTGGGGCTTCGACGTGCTTCTTCTCCATCGTCGCCTTCAGATCGATGCCGACACCCTTGACCATGACGGGCGGGATCTCCGGTCGTGCGTATTCTCGTCTCACCACCGGGTCTACCGGCGGGACAGGAATCGACTGGACCACGGCTGAAGGTACTTCCACCAGGACGGACGGACACCACTTGGCGAACTCGTCCCCCTCGTAGATCCTTCCCTCCTCACACTTGACCGTGACGACCTTCCCCTCACGTTCCACGGTGACATTGCAGGTCTTCGGACCCTGCTTCAGCTTCCACTTTCTTGCCATGTTGTTCTCCCGGATTCCTTTGTAGCATACCGTTCCCCTGCAATCAATTGCAAGGTGCTTGACAAAATCGTCCGTCCTGTTATATTCATGGCAACGGAGGCAACATGAAGGTCACAGCAAAAGAACTCGTCAACACTCTCTCCCGTGCCGTGAAGGACGAGGCGAAAAACATGGGCATCGTCGTCACGGACGAGAACGGCACATGGCTCCACATAGACACCTGCTCCGACTCGTTCCACTATACCCGATACACGCTGGCAGGACGGGATACTGACCACGGCATCATCCAGTGCCGCTTCAACGAGTACAAGAAGCTCCTCGCATGGATGAAGGCACTGAAGGTGTCCTGTCAGGATCAGATCGAGGTGCTGGTAGAGCAGGACAAGTCGGTCGGATTCTCCCTTCGCGGCAAGAAGCTGACCGTCAAGTCCTTCGGGATGGTCCAGGACTACCCCGTGGCCCCGAACCTTCGGATGCCTCCCTTCGAGAAGTGCGTGCTCCAGGGCATGACCTATGCGGACGTAGCCAAGTGGGGCAAGTCCCTCCTCGCCTGTGCATCCGATGATTCGACCCGGCCCTACATCTACGGCATCGGCTTCCGCAAGGACGTGCTGATGGCAACAGACGGCCATCGCCTCTCCCTGCTGGATCTCCCCACCATCGGGGTCCGGGGAATCGACAACGATCAGGATGCGTTCATGATCCCCACCCCGGCCTTCGAGCGGCTGATCGAGGAAGCTGCCCTCTTGACGGACAAGCTGCTCCCCACGTGCAACATCTACATGTCTGCCACAACCGATCCGAAGGTCACGACGGAGAAGTATCTCTTCGTCCAGTGCGGAAACGCCTCCCGGTACATCCGGCTCGATGCCGCTGTCCAGCCGCCGCCCTACGACTTCCTACTCTCCTTGTCCAAGAACATCGTGTTCACCCCGGACAAGGCATCCGACATCGTAGATGCCTGCAAGGAGGTCAAGGCCATCCTCAACAGTGTAGAACCCGGCATCCACATGGGGATCTCCCCCTCCGGCATCCTCGTAACCTACGAGACCATCGATCTCTCTACCGAGAACAGCGTGGCGGGCGAATGGACCGGCAACGAGTCGCTGTCCTGGATCCCCAAGATCAACGTCGCCTACCTCCAGGATGCCGTGGCGCAGTTCGAGCGCCCGTCCATCTCCTTCACGGACAAGACATCCTGCATCGTTGTCCAGGAGAAAGACAATCCCCTCTGTACCTACATCATGCCCATGCGTCCGTGATTCAGCCACAATACCAATAGGTTACACCGTACACCTTCCCTCTTGACAAAATCGTCTATCGTGTTATAGTTACCTATAGACGGAGGCAAGAACCATGGACAACAAGATCAAGATCCTCTGGCCCGATGGACCCCGGATGGTCGATCCCGAGTACGTGATCGACGCCGCCCACGACTCGCTCTGCGATGACTGGCTGGCCAGCAAGGATCCGGAGACGGACGATCTCCCAGAGGACCTCGAAACGGTGGTCCCAAAGCCTTCCCTGGAGGAAGCCATCGAGATCGTCAACGACCGTGGCATCCTCACCACCTGCTTCGATTCCCCGGAGGATCGTGAAGCTAACGATCCCAACTACGAGCCCGACTACGGCCCGGACGAGTCGATGGACGGGGATCACCAGTCAGCCCTTGCCTCCTGCGGCATGGGCACGGACGAGGACTACGGCTCCTACGGTGGGGAGGACTACTGATGTCGCGCATCATCGCCAAGATCCCGAACCCGGATCCGACCCCCCTCCAATGCCATGCCGCGGTCTGGCATAAATGGAGTCATCGCCGTTGCACCCGCACTGGCACGGTGGTCGAAGTAGTGGATGGTGTGGAGCGACGGTTCTGCACCGCTCACTCCAGCGCCAAGATCCAGCAGCGCAGCGCCGAGCAAACCGCACGATGGAAAGCCCAGAATCGAGAATGGGCCAAGCAATCCATCCTCGCGGAGATAGCAAGAGCGGTCCTACGGGCCGATCCCTCCTCTCTCCCAGAGGAGATCCGCAAGCTCCGAGAGAAGTACGAGGAGACATAACCATGCCAAGGAAGTACAAGAAGCCCCCCGCCGCAAACTATCTGACCGAGATCCTCGATCCTATCAAGACCGGCGAGAAGTGCGAGCACAAGGAGCCGGGTGGAGGCATGTGGCTTGTCTCGTGGGGAGGCAAGCTCTATCGCTTCGAGTACAGCACTCAGATGCAGAAGGACTGCTGGCTCTCCTCGACCAAGAATCGCCACCAGGAAGCCCTGGATTCCCTCCGCTGGTTCTGCTTCAAGTGCGGCACGGTACAGATGCCATGAAGCAAGCCTACGAATCGAAGAAGTTCTCTCCAGAGCACCTGGAGATCATCGTCCGGACGACTCGCATCCTGGAATCCTTCAAGATCAAGATGACCGTGCGTCAGGCTTACTACCAACTCGTGAGTGCCGACGTGATCCCGAACAACGTCAAGTCCTACAAGCGCATCGTAGGCATCATCCGTGACGCCCGCATGTGCGGCCTCCTGGACTGGGACTGGATCGAGGATCGCCTCCGTGAGCCCCGCATTCCTGCCTCCTGGTCCTCCATCCAGGAGATCGTGTCCATCGCCACGAAGCAGTTCTGCCTGGACCGTTGGGCCGAGCAGCCCACCTACATCGAGGTCTGGCTGGAGAAGGACGCCCTGGCAGGCATCGTGGGCACCGTCACTCAGCAGTGGAAGGTCCCCCTCCAGGTCAACCGCGGCTACTCCTCCGTGGTCGCCATGCGCGAGGCAGCCCACCGCTTCCTTCGCGCCTCAGATGAAGGGAAGGAGTGCATCATCGGCTACTTCGGAGATCACGACCCATCCGGGGAGGACATGGTGCGTGACATCCGGGATCGCCTCTCCACCTTCCACGCCGATCTCACGGTCAAGAAGCTGGCAATCCTCCAGGACGACATCCAGGAGTACAACCTCCCCCCGCAGCCCGTGAAGGACACAGACGCCCGCGCCGCCAGTTTCCGCATGGCCCACGGTGACGACTGCGTGGAACTCGATGCTCTTCGTCCCGACGTTCTCTCTGGCCGTGTCCAAGACTTCATCTCCGACCACCTGGACATGGATCTCTGGAATCAGGTAAGGGAAGAGGAACGTAGACAGCGCGAAAGCGTGCGAGTGGAAACCGATTGAAACGTCCCTCCGAAACCGAGGTAGCTGCTCCCATCGTCACGTACCTCCAGGAGCACCACTGGGAAGTCTTCCAGGAGGTTCGCTTCGGTGGTCCCGGCGAGCCCGTTGCCGACATCGTGGGGAGGCTTCAATCTCCCTCTGGCCTGACCCTGATCTGGGTCATCGAAGCCAAGACCTCGCTGAACATCGATCTGCTCTCGCAGGCTGTCGCCTGGATCCGCCATGCCAACTTCGTGTCCATCGTCACCCCCAATGTCCGGCAGAGCTACCGCGCCCGTGACCTGATCGAGTGGATCCTCTCCTACCACGGGATCGGGAGATTCACCTATGGGCAGTACGGATCCACCCACGAGGCCATTCCCACCTCTCTCCACCGACTCCCCAAGAAGACCATCCAGCGGTGGGACAAGTACCTCGCCGTGGCCCGCAAAGGAACGGCACCCGCCGGGAGCGCCCATGGGGGCTACGGGACTCCCTTCAAGGAGACCTGTCGGCACCTCCTCCACTACGTCACCTACCATCCCGGCTGCGGGCTCAAAGAAGCCATCGAGGCAATCCCCCACCACTACAGTAGGCACTCCACAGCCGTCTCCTCCATCCGTCACTGGCTCTATGCCCACAAGATCCCCGGCGTTAAGATCGAGTTCGAGAAGGGCAAGATCCGACTCTTTCCCGCTGCCGTGCAATCAATTGCAACCCCCTAGAACATAACAGGGATCCGACTCCCGGAAGTCCACGCGCCTATTCAGGGGGAATGACGGCAGCAATGGTGCTGCCTCCCTTCCTCCCATCCTGTCAGAATTCCCCTAACCCGCTCGTCTTTGTCAACGAGCAAGGAGGACCACCATGTCGAAGCCCATCACTCGCGCCGATCATTCCCCCTCGTCCCTGAATGGAGCCGCGCTCGACTTCGCCATCGCCTGCGGTGCTGAACTGCGCCACGCCTCCCGCGTGACCGCCACCATCGACGCCGCCCACGGCCTGCTCCACGACCACGGCCTCGACGACGGCCACCCGCTCGTCCTCGCCGCACTCATCGCAGCCGACCTCCACCAGTCCGGTGGCCCGATGGATCTCGGCGGCCCGAACGGCGGCACCGACCGCATCCTTTGCACTCTGGGCAAGGGCCGCTTCCAGGCCAGCGACGGCAGCGCCTACCGCGCCGCTGGCATCCAGGCAGTGCTGCAACTGTGCTACCAGCACGCCACTGACGCTGCCCTGGACATCCGTTGCCTCGATGCCTCCTACGCCTCGTTCATGGTGCTGCCGGGCTCCGATGTCTTGTGCTTTGGCATTGATTCCCGCGGCGACGACGGAGGAGCCTACGTCCCCGTCCCGATGCAGGACACGGATCTGCTCGACCGCTGCCTCTGCATCCTCCGTGCAGGCATCCACGTGCTCGTCCCTCATGGCGACTACGACCCGCATGTGCCCTACGCCTGCCGCGGCGACCTTGCCGATCTCGGCCGCGCCTACAATCGCCTCTCCGCGATCCGCCAGCAGCAGACCGACGCAACAGCCAGCCTTGGCACTAATGCCCTAGATGGAGGTGGCCAGTAAAGTACAAGATCACAGCTATGGTCAGGATAAGAGCAGCGGGGGACCAACCCCAGTACCCCCACCTACGGTGTCCCCATCCTCCTCCTCCAAGAGCCAGCATGAAAATCACTATCAGCAGTATGGTAAGCCACATGTGGGCCTCCTCGTTGGGTAGGTCTGTCGCACTTTTCAGGCCAGCAGCAGATCGCCCAAATACGCTTAGTTACGACGCACAGGAACAGTCCCCCAATCAATACGAGGGATCCCATTCTCTCACATTGACGTAGATACCACGCCCGATTCCCCCTCTTGACAAAATCGTTACGCCTGTTATATTCATGGACAGACGGAGGCAAGAGCCATGATGAACAGGGACGAAATCAAGGTCGGACAGAAGGTGTACTTCGGCAGGGCGAACGGTGAGAAGACGCTGGGCACCGTACTGAAGGTCAACCGTGCGAAGTGCAAGATCAGGCAGGAGGAGCAGAGGGGCATCTACCGCGACTACCGAGTCGGAACGGTCTGGGGAGTCCCCTTCAACCTCATGTGGACGGAGGATGATCGTCCCGACTACGTGACCAAGAGGCGTCCCTGTCTGGTGAACATCGTCACCGGAGAGAGGCACTACGGCCACCCCGGAGAGGATCCCGAGATGATCTTCGAGCGGCTGGCAAACGGAATGGAGAACTGACGATGGCGAACATCACCATCAATTCGTACAGCGGCGTCATCTGCTCCGGGTGCCTCTCCCATCATCCGACGAAGGGCTGCATCCGGCTCCACAAGACCGGCACGATTCCCCCCGTCAAGATCGTCAACGGGGTAGAGGTCTGCACCGAGTTCGAGACAGATCCAGGTGATTACGATGAACGCGATCCCATGCTGGACATGGGATCAGACTTCGGCACAGGAAACGAGTAAAACATGACCGCGTACATGCACAGGTTCACCGTCACCGGCATCGACATGTTCCCGCTGGACATGCTCCGGTACGACGGATGCCATCCATCCCACGAGGCCGATGCCTCCTCCATCCACCACACCTTCTGCCGTCCCCTTCAAGAGAGGACTCACGCGATCTCCCTGTCCAGGATCGGGGACAAGGGCTGGAAGCCTACCGAGGGCAGGTGGCAGAGCTTCGGCTGGAAGGTCGTCGCCATCGAGAAGCCCGTGAAGCTGCCATGAACGGCACCATCGACATCATCGACGGGATCCCCCACGTGAAGGATGACCCCCCCGCCTTCGAGTACGCCGAGCCCATCCAGGTAACAAGGTGGTGGCCACTCCCTACTGCCTCCGGACGAGTGAAGCAGGGCGACAAGTGCTTCTACCGCGGCGATGGCTTCTACCTCGTCTACACATCGAACGGCGGCTTCAACTTCCGGCTCCCCGCCGGTGGATCTACCGAGGCCACGAAGATCATCCGTGAGCCCGTACCTCTTCCGAAAAGGACGAGACTATCCTGTCGCTGGAAGGATGGTCGCTGGCAGAAGCTATCCAAGCGAGACGGATGGATCGACGCCTGATCGCTGTCCCTTCATCCTCTCCAGTACCTTCTCCCGGTTCTTCTCGTACCACGCCCGCGCACGCGCCCGCTCCTTCATGCAATTAATTGCAGCGTACTCCCGTTTCTTCGCCAACCGTGCCTCCCGCTTCGGACCTTCCCGATACGCCTTGTCCAAGACCTTCTTGCAGTCCAGGCACTCCGACGAATAGAGACCCCTTCCACTCCGACGCCGGAACGAGGTCAAAGGCTTCCAGACCTTGCAACGGGTACACGTCTTGCCCCCGCCCTCGAACTTCATCTCCGCATGGACCTTCCGATGGTCGCCATGGGTCACGAGTTCAAGATTCTCGATCCGGTAGTCAGCCCGGTCCTGATTCTTGTGATGAATGTCGTGGCCTTCTGGAACTGGTCCATGATGTTGTTCCCATACCCAGACATGAATCAGCTTGTAGCGGTTGTTCCGGATGGAAGAATCCCACCAGTGCCATCGTGGATATCCTTCGCAGACGTGAATCTCCGCTTTGGGATTGGGCTTACCGTAGGTCGGGTACTTGGCTTCCATTCGACACCTCCTGTTGCGAACAGGATGTATCGTCATGGATTGCTTGTCAAGGGGAAAACATTACAAAGGTCGTGTCAGAGGCCCGTTTTCACGTGTCAGACGTTGAGACACGTGATCCGGCCGTAGAACGATCCACCGCGCAGCATCTTTTTCGCGTAGCGGGTCTTCAGGCCCTTGACGAGAGTGAGGTCTTCGGGGTTGACGAAGGTGGCGCTCACCTCGATGGGGATGTAGGGAGCGTAGACGTAGCCCGCGTGGATGAAGGACGGACCCTTGTATCCGATCAGGATGCCGTCGTTGGGGAAGTAGGGGTCCTGGTAGACCACGTACTTCTGCTTCAGGGTTCCCATCTTGGCCACGCCGAACTGGGTCTGGACGGCCCCGATGGACATCGGAGTCACCTCTCCGTCGAACTTGCCACCGAACTCCGAGGTCCAGATCGGCTGGTAGTCCCCGTGGCTCTGAAGCTGCGACAGGTGCGCCATGATGTCCGGGCTCGTCACCTGGAAGTTGGCAGGACCGCGACGGATCTTCTTATGGATGTCCGACGCCACCTTGTCCATCTTAGTGAGGATAGTCCTGTACCACTCCATGTCCGTGTAGCCCGAACCCGCAGGGATGGCGAAGTCGAACGTCTCCGCGAGCGCCGTCCCGAGCGCCCACAGATCCATGATGATCTCCCGGTCCACCTCCAGCGCGATCTGCGCCGTGGCGAAGTCCGTCACCGTCGCCTCCGCGTCCATCCCGTGCATCGCCCGGAAGTCCTCGATGGCGTTCGAGGTGATCCTGGCCTTCAGCCTCCGGTCCCTCGCCTTGATCGCCTCCAGCGTCACGTCGAAGTAGTATTCCGACGCGAGCGTGTTGTTCTCCGAGTTGTAGAAGTATTCCGCCGTGATCGCGTGGCCCGCCAGCGGAGCTATCGGGAACAGGAACCCGGAGATCGCGCCGTTCGAGTAGTTGATCGTTCCGGCCGCGCCGACGAATCCGCCCGACCCGTTGTCCAGGACTTCCTGCACGACCGCGCCCAGGGCGTCGTACTCGCGGATCCTGACGTAGTAGCCGTCCGTGATGTTCAGCGGACGAACCGGCGTCCAGCCCAGGCTGATCGACAGCGGCGCTCCCGCACCACCGAAGTCCACGCCGTTGCCCGTGGCGATCCGCTCGCGGTCGATGAACTCCGACGTGTAGAACCTGTCGAAGTTGTCGTAGACCGAGCTTCCCGCCGTGCTCTGGCCCTTCGACTTGCCGTAGTACACGTCCATGTAGAAGATCCCACCGACCGGCGCGTTCATCGGCTGCACCGACACGATGTCCGGGGCGATGAGATTGGCGATGAGCTTCTTCAGGATCGGGAAGAGGTACTTCGTGTAGTACGCCACGTTCTGCGTGGTCGTCGCCTCTTCAAGCCTGCTGGGGTTCCGGAGCGAGTCCAGGTGGTATGCCTGCGACTCGAACATGAACGCACCGATCTTCTTCCTGTGCGGATCCTTGATGCCCTTCAGCACGTCGCCCCACTTGTTCATGAGGTACGTCGCCATGGAGGTGTCCAGGATGGTTCCCTTCACGGCTGCCCTGTCGAGCATTTCCCTTGCTTCGGTCATGGCCTTGTTTCCTTTTCAGCTAGGAGATTCACTCCTCGATTACGTCCTTCGGGCGAACACCGAGCCGTTCCATCGTCTCCTGGAAGTCAGCCTGTGCAGCCATGGACGGGCGGCTCCCACCATCCTGCTTCTCGTCCTCCTTCAACGTCTGCACTCCACGAGGCTCCGGAGGTGCCTGACGTACCGGGACGACAGCATTCTTGATGATCATCGCTGCCTCTTCCACACTGCTCACGCGCTCGACCAGGGGACGCAACCTCGCGGCGTCCGACCGCCCACTCAGCATCTTCTCCACTTCGACCTTGATCGACATCTGCTCGACTTTGGACTGGAGTTCCTTGCCGCGATCCTCCAGCGTCCGGATCTTGTGCTCGTACTTCTTCTCGTCCGTATTGGCCTCCGCTTCGATTCGCTTGGCCTCACGGTACAAGTCCTCGTACTTGCCTACCAGTTCCGTCGCCTTCTGGTTCGCTTCGTCGCACCGCTTCTTCCACGACTCGATCTCTGCTCGAAGCTCCGCTACCACGACATCGTGCTTCGACTTGACTCCCTCGATCTCCTCCGACCTTGCCTTCTCGATCTCTCCTAGCTGCTTCTCCAACCGGGACAAGGCTTCCCGGTGTTCCGTGCGTTCCTTCTCCAGTTGATCGATGTTGGCTTCAGCCTTCAGAGCCTTGTTCTCGCTCTCCTTCTTCTCGAACTCAGCGATTGCCGAGTCCAGCGCCTTCTTCCACTCCTCCTTCGTGTGCTTCGCAGGGCTCCCCAGGAGGTCCAGGACAGCCTGCCTGTACCCCTTCCCGCCCAGTGCCCTCTCTGCGTCCACCAGGAGCGTTAGCTGCTCGCCCATCGACGCCAGGAGCCTCGTCTGCTCATCGAGCTTGCCGTAACTCGCTTCGAGCATCCGGTACTTGCCCTGTGCATCTTCGAGCGCCTTGCTCAGATCCTCGATCCGCCCCTTGAACTCCTCCGGCACCAGGATGTTGCGCCGCGACAGGATCCGACCCACTTCCTCCAGGGCTTGCCTGTCCTGCACCGGAGCCAGCGTCGTGAGCAGATTCTCCCGCTCCTCCTCCGCAATCTGCGCCCGGTACTGCGCTATCGCATCGAGCGTCAGGGTCCTGAACTCGTCCTTCTGCTCTGCCAGCTTGTTCTGGAACTCGCTCCGCACGATCTCGACCGCATGATCGAATCCCTCGAACTGGGCAGGCACCTGCACGCGGGTCCTCGTGTGCTCCTGGATCACGTGCTCCGTCAGTTCCGCAGCCAGACCAGGGAAATCTCGCCTTAGCACCTCGTAGGTGACGACCATCTCCTCGATCTGCTGTAGATCCTTCGCCTCCTTGACCAGCTTCGGGTACGCATCCTTCGCTGCGGGATCCACCACCGCATCGAACGTGACCAGCATGAAGTCGTTGTTCACGTCCTCGATGTTGTCCTTGCCCGGCGTCGTGGTGCCCGTGCCACGGCTCGATGTCCCGAGTCGTCCATGGGCCTTGCAGATCGCAGACTGGATCCTGCCGTTCGGGGTGTCCAGGAGATCCCACCCGCCGAACAGTTCACCGTTCTCCTTCAGGTCCAGGTGGGTGATGATGTGACTGACTCTCTGGAACAGGGTACGTCCGTCCGCTGGATGATCTGTCTCACCGTAGACGCCCCTCGCCTCGATGTGGGGAGCGAGCCTCTTCAGGTTCGACTCGAAGATCCCCCTGCCGTACCTGCGGTTGTTCGCCGTGGGTATGTCCGCGTGCGCGAACTTCCCCTCGATGTGCCCCAGGATATGCAGCTTGCCCCCCGACTTCGACTCCACGACCCCATCCGGAGTGAACTGGTAGTCGGTAGGAGAAAGGAAGATTACGTCTTCCAGAAGCCTCTTTTCGACCATCAGTATTTCCTCCAACGGAATCGTCCAGCGTACTGCGTCCTGCTGATCATCCTGGACCGTCTACGTTCACGCCGGAACTGCACCAGCTTCGCCCGCTTCTTCTTCGCCCCGACCCTCAGAATCTCGCGGCGACCGGAACGATAGAGCGTTCGACGGCTCCGCTTCGTCTTCGGGTCTAGGCTGTCAAAGGGAGGTCCTCTCCCTCCAGCTTCTCGTAGTGGTCGATGCAGACCCCGATGGCCTTCACCGCGCTCACCATCTCGTCGTCCGGGATCGCGCCCTTCCCCTCGTACTTCTCGATCATGGCCACGATGCCGTCGCTCGTCTTCCGCGCCGACTCCGCATCCGACGCCAGATCCATGTCCTCGAACCTGTCGCCCAGGATCGCCACGATGACCGCCCCGCGCTCCAGGATCTCGATGTCCGTGCTCTCCACGACCGCCTGCGGCTTGCCCACCTGCTCGTGGAGCTTCGCGGACAGTTCCATCCCGGTGATCTGGAGGCGCTTGCGTCCCGCCGCCTTCTTCATCACGTCACCGAGGCGAGCCTTGGCCTTCTTGTACTTCTTCAGGAACCGCTTCCCGGCCGCGCTCTTCTTCCACTTCTTCGCCATCCGGCGCAGCTTCGCCTTGACCTTGCGGTAGTATTTCTTCGCCTTGCGGGCCTTCTTCCGAACGACCGCCCCGACCTTCTTCTTGATGAACCGCAGAGCTTCCTCCAGCGACTCGTCCGTGAGCGGCACGAGAGATTCGCTGGTGGGTGCGTCGGTAGAAGGCTGCCCCGCCGGAGGAGTGGCCTGCGCCGCCGCATCCCTCTTCTCCGACTCGACCTGACCCGGACGCGCTACCGCGCCACCCAGAGCAGCCGCCTCCTTCTCCGGGTCCGGATACATGGCAGCCGTGATCTCGTCCACCGATACGCCCAGGCTCTTCATCTGGTCTTCGAGAAGCTGGCGTCCCTGCTCTTTCTCGTCCATCGTAACACTCCTCCGTTAGACGTACCCTAGCAAGTCCCTGATGTGCTGCGCCGCCGCGACCCGATCTCGACCAATGACAGCTTCGACGTAGGCGTTTGCGATTCGTACCTTGTCCCTCTCAACGTCCGTCTCCCGGACGCCGAAGTCTTCAGCCATGTCCACGAAGTCACCGATCTTGCCGTCCACCAGATCGGTACTGACGATCTTCCCGTCCTGCGTAGTCGCAAAGACCTTCTTTTCGATGAGTGAGACGAACGTCATCCCCTTGTTCGTCACCTGCTCACGGGCTTGTCGGACAGCATTTTCCACCGACTCACGCCGGAGAAATCCGAGCACCTTGACTGGGACTTTCAGAACCATGCTCACCTACAACTACCCATAATTAGGCATCCTGTCAAGGATGATCGCTGTTGCAATCAATTTCACTACGCCGATTTTCGTCCCTTGTCGTACCGGATGGCCGATCTCATCTCGTTCATGAATGGGATCAGCATCCGAAACCGAGCCCCAATCTTGTCGTGGTGGTTCAGGAGCAAGCCCTGAAGCCTCCCCTCCATGCGCTTCTCGCTCTCCTTGTTCCCATCCTCCAGGATCCGCCTCATGTTCTTCTGGAGTTCCTCCCCAAGCGCCACGAACCCCCTCTGGTCATCCCGATCCATCAGCCCGAAAGCCGTCTTGACGTTCCGATGGCTCTCCCGCCGCCGATCCTTGTACTCCTTGGCAGCCAAGATCATCTGCATGGCCGGAACTGCCTTCCCCTCTTCCTCTCCACCCATCTCCGCAGCCAACTCCTGCTGCTTCCGCTGGTTCTCGACTTCGGCCTCGCCCTGGAGCTTAGATGCCTCCGCGTTGCCGAGGCCCTCCACGATGGTTTTCCAGACCTTCTCCTCTGCCCACTGGTCGAACACCGTATCGATCTCGTCATCGGCCCACTTGAAGATGTGCTGGAGAATCCATCGTACCGACACGAACTCCGAAAGCCGAGCCGCGAGGTCTGCCTTCGCAGCCATGACTTCCACCATCGCCAACTCGAAAATGGCCGATGGGATCGGCATGTGGTAGGCAAACTTCTCCGTCTTGTCCAAGTCGTACCCGAGCAGGTACAGGTGCGTGCGTGCGACCTGATTCCAGCCCGTCACCTCTGCCTTCCCAAGCCTCATGACGGCCCGTGCGAACCTCACGTCCTCGCTCGACAGCAATGCCTTGTTCATCGTCTCAGCGAAGTCCATGTACTGCCGTGGAACCTTCGTGGCGACGTAGAACTGCTGCAAGAAGTAGTTCACCTCATCCATACCCTGATAGTCAGGGCCGGAGATTGTCTCGATCCTGCTCTCTTCCTCACCGCCAATGATCGGGATCCAGAAATCCTCGTCACTTGTGAGAGGATTGAAGCGTGCATCTAGTTGCCCCGTGCGAGGGTTGATGAAGCGCCGCTTCTTGTAGCTGTTCTTGATCTGCTGGACGTAGGCGAATGCCTTCTCCGGTGGGAGCTTGTGAGCATTGATGTAGAAGGCGTACCGCCCCGGCGCTCTCGTGAGCTTGTGGACGAGCACCGCATCTTCCAACATCCGGAGCCGACGCCACACGTAGTCTGCTGACTCCAGGATCCCCAACCCATAGACCGCCCGCAGATCCCGTCGCAGTCTCCAGTGAACGATCTCTCCCGGCTCGAACAAGATCACGTTTCCGAGCACTCCGTAGAAGTCTGGATTGTCCCGTGGACGATCCAGATCCCCCTTCCCCTTAGCCTTCGCCAACAGGCTCACGAAGTCGTCCGCGCTGATGCTCGTACTGGCGATCCTTGCCGATTCGATCTGGTAGAACCCGAGCAGCTTTCCGCGACGATCCTCTACCCGACGCATCGTTGCCGTGGGCAGATAGTTGATCCCGCACACCCCCTCACCCTCACGGGCCAGGATCTCTCCGAAGTTGTTCCCGTACCGTCCAGTTGTCCTCGCGTGCGCCCACGCATCGTCCTCGATGTGCAGGTGGTCACGGAGATCGTCCAGGATGCCCTCGATAGCCTTGTCCTTCGACTGCGCCCAGATGACGTGGTTCTTTATCGAATCGTAGATCGTACAGTCGTCCGCGTATGTGTCCAAAACCAGCGAAGCTAATGGAAAAGTGTCCATCTCCTCGTAGCGACTGTACCTCGCCAGGAGCGTGTCCTCGAACATCGGCAGTGAGTAGTCGTAGCCAAGGTTCGGGTACGAATCTGGAGTCGATATCGCTCTCGTATTTGCTAGGGTCCAGCCACGGGCCAGATCCTTCGCCTGCGCGTCCTGCTCCTGCGCGAAGAAGGACGAAAGTGCGTCACGTACCTTTTTCCCAACTCCCAACGACTACTCCTCTAGGTCTCCATCGTCTCCCATCAGGAAGGGCATGGGAGATCGTCCCCTATCCTGTGCGATTCCTGGCATGATGTCAACGCTTGGCTCCATCCACTCCCGCGCCGTCCCCATCCTCTTCCCTGGCAATGTCCCCGCCCGTACAAACCTTCCAGGCGGGTGCATCGTAAGATTGTAGACTACTGCCGCCACGGCATCGGCTACGTCCTTCGACAGTACCCCCTCTTTCGGATCATTCGGGTGGTCGATCTTGATCGTGTTCTGCCTCGTCACGATCCGCTTCAAGGACTTCAGTTCGTCAATCCATGGCTTGTAGTGGTATGCCTGCACCCGCCCCTCGTAGAGTGCCACCTTGAAGGTCTCATACGCCTCTGGCGTCTTGTCCACCGATACGACTTCCGACTCGATCCCCTTGGCTTCTAGTTGCTGGATGGTGTCGAGCGATTGGTACTGGTCGCACGTCCCCCGATAGATGGAAAAGCCATGTTCCTGGAGCATGTAGATCAGAGCACGAACTTCACCCAGGATGATCTCCTTCCCCGGCGGTGGCACAACCCGCAGCATCAGGTCGATGTAGATGACCGGGGCCTGCTCCGATACGTCCTCCCCGCTCTCCGCGTCCCGACGCACCACCTCTACCCACCTCTCGATGTGCCCCATGCAAACGCCTGTCGCGTCCGCGTTCTTCGATAGGTCCAGGTGAACGCACCGTGCATCTTCCGGGTTCACCAGTGGAATCCACCTCTTCTCCGTGTAGCCTCCCTGGACCGCCACTTCTACCTGTCGGGCCAGCGCAGGCCATCGGAAACTGTCCTTCGACATCCCCACCATGTACTCATTGCTCGTGAATGGGTGCCTCTGCTCCGTCGTCGCCTCATCGATAGCCGTGTAGTTCTGGATGTAGTAGGACGTGTCCGAGGTCGGCAGCCCCAAGATGTCCTGGATCGCCGCCTCCAGGTTCGAGTCGAACGCCTTCCGGAACTCCACCGGCACGCCATGTACGTTCGCCCCCAGCTTCCGGTACTCCTCTGCCTGCGATTCGTCCTCCAGAATCCGCGCCCTCGTCTTGCCATCCCCTACCGCAACCCAGAAGTGCCTCCCCAAGAACCTGTCCTTCGGCTGCACGTGCCACGTCGCGTAGTCCCGCACGAATATCTTGGAGTTGTGCTTCGCCTCCTTGATCTTCTGCATCGTGAAGCTGCTGTGGTGAGCAGCCGACGAGTCGATCATCAGGAGCCCCGGCAATCTCCCGCTCCGCATGAAGCGGTTCTCCATCCTCCTACGGACGGACTCGTAGATCAGCTTCGCACGGTCCAGCATCGTCCGAAGGTCCGTAGCCGACTTCTGCGCCTTGAAGAAGTTGGCCTCGTCTATCGCTCCCCCGAACACGTCCAGGGCCATACCTGCATTCGAGGATGTGGACCCCGCAATGAACCCTATCCCCTTCGGGAACCATGCCTGCGTCTTGATGACTCGCGGTGGAAAGTTGTCCTGGAAGTACGGGCTCGCCCGTAGCATGTCCGTGACCTTTGCGTAGACACCCTTCTGCGCTAACTGGATCGTGGGTCCCACGAAGGTCAGGTAGATTTGCGAGATCGGGTCCAGCCCGAAGCTCCGCTGCGGATCCCGCAGACACGACAACTCGTAGGTCACGTAGCACAAGGCCGCGGCCGCGAAGTAGCTCTTCCCCCATCCAAAACTACCAGTTAGAATTGCTTCCTCATATCCGCCCTCGTGAAGCTCCACTAGGTCATCCATCAGCTTCGGCCAGAGCGTCAGCCGTCCAAGGTAGTAGGGATTGGTATAGAACTCCCCCGGCGATACTGGCTTCTGCTCGTACTCTAGCTCCGTGATTGCCCGAAGCACTGGATTCGCATCGCAGGACTCGTCTGCCAGGAGCGAATGGAGCGCAAACCTTTCCTCGTCACTTAGGGCATTGATCTGGCTCTCCAGGCTCACGTCCTGCTCGTCCGGAGTCAGGGCCGTCCGGTAACGTCCATTCTCGACAATGAGCATCTATCCAGCCTGCACTTCCCGGTGCTCCCCATCGACTACCGGGAGTGCCTTCACCTTCATGGCTTGCTCGAAGATTGCCAGGATCTTGCGCCGCCGTTCCGGGTCCTTCAGCACCTCTGCCGTCGCTGTCCCGTACCTCTCCTCTGCCACCATCACCGCTTCGGCCTGGAGCTTCAAGGTTCCAAGGTGCCTCTCGTCCAGCCCCGTGTCCATCCGTACTTGATGGATCCGATCCAGAAGCCCTCTCACCGCGTCGAACTCGCGTGAGATATTCGGCTTCATCGTTCCGCTATCCTCTTCCTCCTCCACGAACCTCTCGATGCGGGCCTTCTGAATCCGGAACATGCCCTCCAGTTCCTTCAAGACGTTGACCGAATCCGACACCTGACGGGCCAGTTCGAGGTATCGCTTCGGCTCTCTCTTGGCGATCTCCTCGGCTGGTACACCGTCCCTCTTGTATATCTCCAGGACTTTCACCAGGGATGCCCTGGTCACGTCCACGTACTCCCGCGCCTCCTTCTGGATGTAGTCCGCGATCTGGGGCAGCGAGTAGCCGTCCTTGATCATCTGGGTCACGATGGGAAAGCATTGCAGGGATCGAAGCCGCGTCGAGCGATTGGCAATGGATGGACGTAGACCCACGAGTCAAATTATTGACTCGCTCCCCGTTTTTGTCAATTACGGGGCCTTCTTCCTCCATCGGCCCTTCTCGTCCCTGGGCCAGTCCTTCATCTCGTCAATCATGAATGCCCTGGCATGAAGTTTGTACGTTTCCTTGTGCCACCCACCTGCCGTCGTGTATGGCTCCGGAGCCATATGGCATCTGTTCTGCGGACCCTTCCGGATCCACTCAGGATCGATGCAGCGTCCACCCCTGGACACCCTTACGTACCCATCCAGCGGAACGTGGACCGGCTTCTCGGTCGGCCAGAACGCCACCAGGAGGCACTTCTTCACTCCTGTCGTTCTCCACTCGTCAGGCTCCGGCTCGTGGTAGCCGTCTATACCGTTGTACCCATTCGATCCAGGCTTCACGTACCCCTCCTGGACCGTCCTGAACCCGACCACCCACCCCGTCCTGGGCTCGATCTCCTTCTGCTCCCACCAGAACTTATTCACCGTGGAAGTCTTGGAGACATAGCCCTTCTGCCTCTCCAGTACCTTGCTGACGAGGACCTTCGTCCCCATCAGCTTGACCATCTCCACGTGCTTCATGGCTTCTCTCCCACGATCCTGACTCGACATCCTTTGCAGATATCGAGGCGTTCATCCCGGAAGACCTCCTCATGTCCCCATGGCCTCTGGACCCGCATCCTATTCGAACGCAGTATGGGCTGCCCTGGGTGCAGCGTACACATCGGGAGACCGACTTCCATCGGCACGACATCGAACCAGCACTTCCGGCCATCCTTGAACTCACAGAACTCGGGATCCAAGTCCAGCAAGATACTCCAGGCTTCTTTCATGGCTCATTTCCCCTTTTCGTTCCCAGCTTTCCGATGGTGCCCATCAACTCACCGAACAACTCACTGAATGGCTTGTGCTTCTCCGCTTGGGCCTTCTCCCATCTCCAGGCTGGCCTCTTCTCTCCTACCATCATGCTTAGGTTCTCGATGAAGCATTCCCCATGAACCCTCCACGTCTCCATCCCCGGACCTTCCAATCCTGCCGTGACGTACTCGACATAGTGAGTCCCCTTCTCGATTGCCTCGTCACAGGCATGGCACTCATGACGCTTCCGGGCCTTCCTGATCTTGCGGTGGAAAATCCAGTTCTCCCCTGCCCACATTCCGTCGTGGTCCTCGATGATGTCCCGGCGGATATCGACAGGATCGTTCACTGTGACGCCACTTCCACCAACTCGCGCCCAAAACAGTCCATCACCATTTCCGCGAACTCGATCCCGCTCACGTACCACGACAGCCCCATGCCCCACTGCCCGTCATCGTCGAACGCGGCCACAATGCCCCACCCCTGCGCCTCTGCCATGCTACGGGTCACGGCCTCTGGTACTCCCTCGCGCACGATGACCACACCTACCCCACTACGGGGATCGTGCCCCATAGTTATCTCCCATGCCGTCGCTACCGCTCGTTTCATCTGATTTCTCGTCATGACTTGGGCTTCCACTTTGATTGTTTCAACGTACACGGATTCAGAAAGTAGTCGCAGTCGCCATCCTCCTTGACATTTCCGCAGTTGGAGCAGGATTCCACATCCGTCATGGGATGAAGGGTATCTTGCATCTCAGGACATGATGCAGTCCCATCGAGCACCTGTGAGGCAAACTGCGCCGTGACCGGATCTTCTATACAGGTGTCTGCAATATGCATCAGGGCAGCCCTAAGCCTTACCACCTCCCGACACATCTTTTCCCGGTCCCTCACCACGGACAGTGCAAGCCCGTGGATATCCATTCTGGACATCAGTTCTCCGCTCCGGAGAATCATCTTCTGCATCTCTTCGCAGTCACGGACATAGGAGTCCATGCGTCCCTTCCACCATGCAGGGGATTCTGAAATGTGTCTCCTTCTCATCGTCAGTCTCTCGCCAGCGACAGATCCTTGACCGTCGCCATTCCGCACTCCACGAACAACTGCGGATCTTGCATCTCGTCCAGGAACTTCTGGGCGTTCGCCTCCTCCCTGAAGGTAGCCACCCGCCACCACCTCCCGTCTGCCAGATGCCTGCGACGGTAGACCACGAACACTACCTCATGTCCTGCCGCGTCCTTCATCTTCGTGCTCCTTCATCCAGACTCGACCAGTATTCCTCTGCCCCTCTCTGCGCCTCTACCTCTTCCAGCGCCACGCAATCCCAGCACGTTTCCATCGCAAGGTATTCTCCATGCGAAGGACACGTCCGGATCTCCGCTCCCTTGTAGGCTGGACACGATGGACCGCACTTGTGATCGTCAGCTTCCATGACCTTGACGATCTCAGAGTCGTCGCCGTCCCACGCGCAATCCTCGAACGTCTCTGGCCAGTTCATGCCAGAGCCCAGCGGTGCCTGATTCTCCTGCCACGTGCAGTAGAACTGGCAAGGGATCTCCTCTGGCTTGAACTTCCTCATGACTACTCCCCGGAAGGCAGGCACGCCTTCTTCATCACGGCCAGCCTCTTCTTCAGGTCTCCCTTCGGGTTCACGATCAGGCGAGCCGCCCGCGTTGACTCGACCATGGCCGCTTCCACGTGCGACCGCTCGATCTTGCCGTCGAGTAGCATCCCCTCCAGAACCTTCTCGTCCATCGTGTAGACCACTTCAGCCTTGATGATCCCCTTCTCCATCAGGTCTGCGGTCCCGCACGCCTCCCGCAGCTTCTCGATGTCCACGACCTGCTCCGGCTCCGGCACGTCGAAGATGATCTTGACGCTCGGGGTCTCGAACTCCCTCTGGCCGCCCATCTCCGTCCGGATGGTGCCGTTCATCTGCTTCTTCGCATCGGCTACGATCTTCTCGATCTGGCTGATGACCGCGTAGGAGATCCCCTTGTCGCTCATCGTCAGGGCCTCGTAGTTGGAGAGAAGCGACTTCAGGACGTTTCCCTGCCCGTCCAGTACCTTCTCCATCTCGCCGCTGATCTTCTCGTTCTCCATAGCACCCTCCTGTGCTTCAACTCGTGAAGCGTTATCGGTTACTCCCTGGGTCCGTGTAGGTCGCACTGGAGCAGTCCTGGCAGATCGCAGTTGCACTCCAGTCCGTACCGATTCGGCGGCTCCTGCTCGCTCTCTGGGGCGATCTCCACCGCCGCCTTCCTGCTCGCCTCGATCTCTGCCAGCCGCGTCTTCGTCCGCTCGATCTGGGCATCGAGCAGATCCGCCATGCCGTTGTCCTCGCACACCAGACTCTCCCGCAGAGCGTAGTTCCGGCGAAGCATCTTCTCCTCTTCCGCCTGTACCCGGCGAAGCACGGTCGCCTCGTCCGTGCCCTTGTTCTCGATCAGCTTCGGGCGGGTGAACACCACGAACTCGGTTCCCGCCGCGTAGGTGGACGGCTTGCGGCACTTCACCGTTGCCTCGATGACCACCCGGTCATCGTAGCGGAGCTTCCAGGCGAAGCTGGCGTTCGTCTTCGCCCAGTACGTGTTGCCGTCGTCCCCGATGATCGTGACCTTCAGGACGCGCCCGTAAGGAGGATTCGCCTCCTCCTTGACCGTCCTGATTACTCCCTCGAACCTTATCTTCTGGTTGTCCATGGCTTGCCTCCGTCACTACTGAATATAACAAGCCTGCGGAATTTGTCAAGGGGTCAAGTGCAATTGGTTGCAAAATCCAGGTCCGGTTGCATCTCCAGTGATCGGTTGCAGAATCAGGGCAGATAGGTGATCTCGACTACCAGCCGTCCGTTCTCCCCCATGTAAACCCCCATAATTTCAAGGAAATCGTCCCGGTTCACCTCGGTATAGTACCGATTCCTCTCCGTCGCATTCACTTGCCCAGACACGTAGGCGTCCTCCAGGAAGGCCAGGAACTCGTCCCTGGTCACTCAGGCACCTTGAATAGCCCCCTCTGGACGTACCTACGGCCTTCCCCGTCCACGGTATGCTGCTCCCGTGCCTCCTCTAGCGTCCCCTTCTTCGACGCCCCTGCGAGCGTCGTAGACGGTCCTGTGGCCTTCAATGGCCCCTTGTCCTGCTCCTGGATCTTCAGGTCCAGCTTGATGTCCTTCAGGTTTCCTTCCATCGCCCGCCGGATCTGGTCCTCGATGCTCCCCTTCACGGAGAAAAGTCCCAACTGCCCCTTCAGCGGCACCTCCCGCTTCAGCGCCTTCACGTCGTCCAGCACCCATCCCCACTCGTCCACGCTGAAGCCCAGTTCCTTGTCGTGGTACTCGGACTTGTCGATGGACACGAGGTTCGCTACCGCCAGCACCACTCCCCGCCGCGGGTAGACGAGGTATCGCTTCATGGTCTCCAACTGCTCGTCCCCCACATGCCGATTCAGCTTCCACGGCATGTCGAGCCTCTTGGTGAGGTACAAGATCGCGGCCTTGTCCACCGACATCCCTGCGTGGATCGCCACTGGACCCCGGTAATCCACCTTCCAGGTCCGGAACTCGACCCTCTTGAAGCCCAGCACGATCAGGTCAGACCAGGGGGGCCGAATCGTCAGGCACTTCACGCCGACAGCCTTTCCTTGACCCGGTAGAGGATGACCGCCATGACCGCAGAGTCATGCTCGTTCATCTTCAGCTTCTCCTCCAGGTATGAGGGATGGATGTCCCCGTAGTCCCGCACGATGGCCGTCCCGGACTTCCAGTACGGGTCCATGGCGATCAGCCACGAACCGTCCTGGCATCCGAAGAGGTCCTCCGCACCGGAGAGGTTCGTCAGGACGAAGCGGTACTCCGTCCCATTGCCCGGCGCGGCCCTGACGGCGATCACGTCCCGGTGGTCGCCGGTGTTGCCCGACGTGAGGGGCCTCACGTCGAAGGGCTTCCACTCGCTGACCGGACGCATCACCATGTCCATGTCATGCTTCCCCACGATCTTCTCGTAGGTCTTCCGGATGTAGTCCAGTGCGTTTTCCATTGGCTTCACCTTCCCCGCTATCTATAACAAGGGACCGGATTTTGTCAAGTGCTTGACAAACGAATCAAGCAGGCCCCTTCTGACAAGTCAGTCGTCAAGTGCTCCACCTCGGTACTCGTCCCGACGCATCGGAATCTCCTTCTTCCAGTCCTCTCTCGGTCGGATCTTCCAGAAGTAGATCGTCCACGCGAGTACCAGAATCGCCATCAGCCCCCCACAGTAGATCAAGGACTGGACCATGAGTTTAAGGAACAAATGATCCATCGGCTACCGATCCGGGATCAAGTCATACTGCCGGAGCATGTCCGTGAGCTTCTGTGCGGTGGGCTTGTCCACGATGCCGGTGTCTGCAATCAATTGCACCGGCTTGTCATTCACCATCTTGACCCATCGCCTCTGGAACATCTTCAGGGTCCACACGAACTCGACCGTGCTCCCCGCCGTGAACGCTGGATTCCAGACGAAGGGGTAGTAACCCAACTGGTACAGGGCCTTCTTCGCCTCCACGATGTCCCCTACCGTGATCACCCCGTCCGCTCCGTAAGGCTGCTCCTCCTGAAGCTCGATGTCGCCACCGTCCCGCGCCCACACGTCCATCGGGTCGGTATCCTCTACGACAACCTCTTCCATGTACTCGTCGTTGCGCTCCCAGAACTTCGGATCCGACTTGTAGGACATCAGCCAGTCCATGCGCCGAACGTCCTCCCTGTCGAAGAACACGGCCTCCCGTGTCATCTGGAGGGGGAAGTGAGGGAAGGGGTCCGTCCGGTTCGAGGTCACATGCAGGTGGCCCAGGTACTTCATCGGCTCTATCGGGTAGATGTTCTTCAGCCAGCGGCACAGCATGATGACCGCCGTTACCTGCTCCTGCGTGAACGGCTCGTACCAGCCCATGTTCCGCATCTTGATCGGGTCGCGGCCAACGTAGGGTGTCGGATTGTTCTTGTCCCCCCACCCGAACTTCCCGCCTCCCATGTCGATCAGCCTGCCGAGATTTCGAAGCTCCAGACCCGTGCAGAATCCGTTCAGGGCGTTGCCGTGGTAGAACGCCTTGTCCAGCCCCCAACACCACACGTCGCAGGGCAGGTAGTTGAACACCGTGTAATTCTTCCGCAGATCCTCGAACTGCGGCACGAACGAGTCCCATGCGATGAAGTGAATCCCCGGCGTCCCACTGTTGCGAGCGAACCTCTGGAACAAGGTCGGGATCCTTCCCAGAGGACGGTCCTTCGATACGGCCATGTTCGATGCCGTGAAGTGAGTACACCATCCTGTCGGGTAGCCAGCGTCCCATTCCTTCCAGTTCCGCTTGCCCTTGGCGTCCCACAGGATATTCAATCTCTTGGCAACTGCCTGCGTATAGTCGATCAGTTCTTCGAACATCCTCCTCGAAGGCTGATCCTGCACGAATCCTTGTGGACCCTGCGGAACATAGAATTGTGGATGAATCGCCATCATCAACCTTCCTTCGGTACTACCGACAAGTCGTAGACCATCACGTTCTTGTCGAACGTGTAGCTCGCTTCGTCCAGCCGATACCACTCCAGCTTCCGCCGAACCATAAGTCCTACCGGAAGCACAAAATCCATTTCCCGTTCCTCACTGATATCGTGACGTTGCGGCTCCCCGTCGCTCCCTGTCCTGACATCGTGAAAGATGAAGATCGACTTCATCTGGACTCCTTCGATGGAAGGTTCGCCTCGATCATCTCGACCCACTGGCGCAGATCGTCTGCCAGCTTCGGATTCCTGGCCTCGATCTGAATCGCATAGGCTTCCAGCGCACGCCTCGAAGCGTTGCCGTAGTCATCGTTCTTGTCGGGTGAGAGGACGAACTTGTGCGTGTTCACGGGCCTGCCCTTGAACTTTCGACCTTCCCCCTCACGGTCAATGACCATGATCGTCATCACGGACGGATCGTCTACGCCTTCTTCGGCACGACGAAAGATGAGGTACTTGTCTAGCAGTCCTTCCTTGTCGTGTTCCATGGCCCCTCACCCTAACATGCCTGTTGTCTTTGTCAAGCCAGTCTCATGTTCCATAAAAAAGAAACATGCTCTTGATATCGGAGAACATCCTGTCGAATGCAGCGTCCCCTATCGACTTCCTCCGAAGTCCATGTCTACGCAACCAACCTCTCCATCCAGTTGTTTCCGTTTCGACGTACCATGCCTTCTTGGTCTCGACTGATTTTGAAATTCTTTCCCACAGTATACCTGCCCGTTCAGCCCTTACCTTCTGACAACAGGGCTCATGGCACACATCGCTGGACAAGTAGCCCATCAGTCGATGCCCCCACATGAATGCAGGCATTCCTCGCACCGCTTCTCTGTCACGTTGATCACTTCCCACAGGTGGTAGACCGTCTCCTCATGGGCTTCTTCGGTCTGCTGCATCGTCTCGTGGATTATCACGATCTGATCTTGCTGCATTCGTACTTCCATTTTCAAAGCCTCCACGCGGTCTTCTAGGGTTGGTCCCTGTGGCTTGGAGCACAGATACCCGACAAACAATAGGAGCAGCACTGCAATGAGAGATATGACTACGACCTTCTCCCATTTCTCCGAGCCCGTAAACGGTAGTGTCATCACTGACCTCCACACTCTAGTCTGCACTCCTCGCACCTCAGCCACGCATTATCGGCTACTTCAGCTATCTCGTTGAGATAAATGATTGCCGACATGTTCTCCTGCTCTCTCAGCTTCTTCCCATCCTCTAATTCTATTCGAAGCTGCTCGATCTGCTCCTGCTGGCCACGCTCAAAGTAAAGCCCCACCACACCCATCAAAACAAATAGGCAGCCAATGAGTATTCCAAGTACTATCGTACTGTTCTTCATCACTTCCTCCTCAGAAGCTCTTGAACGGAGTACACGGCATCTTCGAGCCTTATCTGGCCCGCCGCATACGGAGTATCGCCTCTCGTCAGGCCACAGTCACCCGCATCCTCGTCAGCACGCCACTCGTATCCAAGCTCCTTCAGTTTCCGGTTGATCGCTCCCAGGATCCCGGCAACATCCTTGTCGGGTAGATCCATCACTTCCTCTCTTTCTGAAGCCTTTTCAGTTCACGTCCTAGTCGAACATGAACTGCCTCTAGGACTCGCTGCCTCGTTCCAAGGTTGTAGAACAGGTTTCCCCACTCGATGATAGCCATCGCCATCTTCTTCCCGGCCCCCTTCCCCCTCTCCTTACCACTCTTCACTCGTCCTCCTTCAGCAGAGAGACGATTTCCGCTCGTTCTTCTTCTGTTGTCTTTCCCCACAGCAGGTCCGCTTCCGTGATCAGGTCCTTCTCCTCTTCGGCCTTGAATGTACCCAAGGAACGCAAGGCCAGAATCTTGCGAGTCAGTTCCAGATACTTGGCAGCACTCATTCGTCCTCCTTGATCTGCTCGGCTTCACTCAGGTCTGACGGAGCCGGGTAGGTCATTCGAAGGTTGATCACGGGAACCCCTGTACTGGCATCCAGGCCGGTCAGGTCCTTCAGCTTGGCAACCTCTTCTGGCGAGGCATTGCACCACGCATCAGGCGACAGTCCGTTCGCCTTCAGCCTGTACTTCAACTGCTTCATATTGCCCTCGTTCGTGACGAGTTTCGCCATTCGCATGTTGAAGAGGCAGTCCTTGTCTGACCGCTCCAGCAGGTACTCGCAGTCCTTGTAATTCGTCCAGCACCACGCCCCCGCCTTCTCTGCTTCCTTCCGCTCGAACGCATCCAGCCAGAAGGCTTCCCGATCCTCGATCTGCTTCTTCAGGCGCTCGATCTCCTCGTCCTTCCGGGCAAGCAGGCCCTTCCGAAGCTCGATCTCCTGCGAGAGATCGTCCTGGCACAACTCCAGGGCGACCGTTCCAGTCTCCCCACCAACGTCCCTCGACATCAGCAGAGCGATTAGGATTGCCGCCAGAAGAAGCGCCACGGTTCCCACCATGATCCACTTGGGCTTCAGCATGACGGCAGCCCCTTCAGCTTCTCAGCCTTCCTGGCCCTCTTTCCCTCCGCAGCCTTCCTGATCTGGTCCTGGATCGACATTCGGGTAGTGGCCTTGTTCTTCAGGAGAGCAGCCTGCCTCCGCAGCTTCTCCATGACCATCGCCTTGTACTGCTCCAACGTGAGCTTGACGGTGCCTTCGGAGTTCTCGATCACTGCTCCGTCTGGATCTTGCACACCAGCTTCCCCTTGAACCCCTTCACGCACTTCAGCTTCGCCGGATCCCCCGGCTCGTTCTGTAGAGTCCACTTCTCGTTCTCCTCTTCTGTAGGCACTTGGTTTTTCATTTCCGGCCACAGGTGGCACGCACAATGATCCTTCTTGCCGGGATATCCCCAGATATCAGCAGGGCGTTCCGGCAGCACCGGGTCCCCCCATGGCATCTGACCGTCCGGAAACAGAGGCTCGATGACCTTCCTGGCCCCTTCTGGTCTAGCGATCCGAAACGCCGTCCGTCCAGGGCGGTAGAGCCCTAGACCGGCCTTCCAGAGTGCATCCCACGGGCCGTTCTTGTCGTAGACCTCGGCATACTGCTCCAGGTCCTTCCACGCCTCATGGGACATCCCGATCTTCCCAAGCCCCTCGTCTAGCCCCAGCTTCGAGATCGCCATCTTGGCATCCGTCGCCTTCTTCCACTTGGAATGGAGCCCCCGTAGATGGTTGCGGATCGCGTTGTACGGATGCTTCCCGGACAGGGCCTTCGACCACTTCAACAGGCGAATGATCTTCCCGTTCCCCGCTGCTCCAGACGCTCCTGCCAGCATCCACTGGTCCTGAATCGGGGCCTTGTCCAACCCCTTCACGTCTGCCCGAAGCTGGATCAACTGGTTATTCCTGGCGTAGCAGGTGGCCCAGATGTTCGCCTTCGGGTCACACGGGTTCACGTCCAGGGCTATGGCGTGCTCCATGTCCACGGACGCCAATCCGCACTCGCTCGTCTTCTTGATATGGGCGTCGGGATCTCCCTCGCTCTCCGTCCTCACGGTCTGCGCGGCCCAGATGCCAGGAGTACCCCCACAGAACTCGTTGAACCACGCCTTGTACTTCATGTAGATGGCGTAGCTCTCCGTTCGGTGGTAGTCCCCACATCCCCCCTTGGACAAGCACCAGGACTCCCCCTTCTCTAGCCCCTCGATGATCGAGGGGCACCAGTCATCCTTGCACCCGTCCTTCCACGGGGTAGGGGGTGGCTCCGCACCCCATACATTCCAGGACTCTACCGGCTGAACATCCGTCTCAGGCGAAGCCCACACGTCCAGGCACCATAGGAACCCTACCAGCAAGGCCACGGTCAGGACTATCCATATCCCTGTCCAAGCCAGTACCTTCGTGACCTCCTTCATCCCTGTCTCCTGCCCCCGTTCCCGCATGAACTATAACAGTGGCGGGATTTTTGTCAAGTTTCTCCCCACGGTCCATACTGGACACCGATCAACCCTACACGACCCACCCCTCATGTCAAGGTTAGCGGCTCAGGATGATCTTCGGTTCCGGCGGTGGATTGGCCTTGCGCTCTAAATCTTGGATTTCGTTGGGAGTCACGATGGCCTTGCCCCCGAAGGGGTCCATCATGCCTGGAGTCACGATGAGGGGAAGTCCGTCTGGTCCCACCGACTTCCTCGGAACGAGGACCTGCGGAGGCATCGCCCGGACAGCCTTGACCTGCGGCTGGATGTTCTTCGGAGCCCCACAGCACCGTTTCCACTTCCGTCCGGAACCGCATGGGCATGGCTGATTCCGTCCGACCTTGGGGCCTGCCCGATGCGTCCTGAATACCCCTAGCAGCTTCCGGGGAACTTCCTTCGCTCCCCCTGGCGGCCGCCTCACTCCGACACCTCCACCATCGTCCCCATCGCAATGGCCTCTGGATCCTTCATGGCCCAGTTCGACAGCCAGAACGAGTAGGGGGCTCCCGTCTCAGCCCGTGGCTCCTGCGCCAGCTTGTCGAGCATCTGGAGCAGGGTCTCCCCCTCTACCGGCCGCATGAAGATGATCGAGAACTCCGCATCCCCCGGATAGGAGATTGTGACCCTGGCAGGCGAGAAGTGCCGATGGATGGTCCGCAAGAAATCCTCTACCAGCGACACCTTCTTCTGCGGGTTCACCCTGCCGTCCGCAGAACGGTACTCCATCGGGTCCGGCTTGATCTTGACGTAGCCAACGCTGTTGTTCCCCAGCGCCTCGGCGTGCTGCTTACGGTTCGTCCACACGACTCGTCCTCCTCTTCCTCGGCTTCTTCGCGGTATCCACGATCTTGAACTGCGGAGGTGACTGAACACACTCCCGCAGCCGTGCCCCTACCCTGACTGCATGGGGGTAGTCCCCTGTTCCCACGATGGATTCCTTGGCAGTCCCCATCGACTTCTCGAATCGACGGCATCTCGCCTTCCCTTCGGCTGGCAACCTCTCATGGAATGGGCAGATGAACGCTGCCGCGATCAGACACGCATGAGGATCCAACGGCAGGATGTCCGGTTGGTCGCCAGGGCGTTGTGGGTCTGCCATGCTTCTCCAGAAAACCGGAAGGAGCAGCGGGAGGCTTGGTTGGGGGGGGACCATCCCCCCGCTGCTCAACTTCCAGTCGAGTCATAACTATAAATGGCGACGTGTTTTTGTCAAGGGGCTTGTGAAATTGATTGCAAGGAGTCAGTTCGAGGAGGTGGTCTCGATGGTGGGCAGCTTCACGCGGGCGAGATCCGGGGCTACCATGAGGTTCCCGGCCAACCACTCCATCTCGACCCTACGGTCGCCTTCGAGGGTCTGGGCGGCCCTCGTGAGAGCGTTGACGAGTCCCCACTTGTTCGGCATCGGCTCGATCTGGTACGACGCCTTCACCGTGTCCCGAAGCTGGTTCGAGTACCGGGCCTTCTTGGCGATCCTGTCCAGCACGTCCATCGGATCCTCTATCGCTGCCGACATCGCCATCTGGATCTGGTCCGCGAAGGTGTCGCCTTCCCGTACCGCCGCCGCTATCGCCTTCTTTAGCCCGTAGCGAAGCTGGGCGTGGTCCATGTAGATGTGCCGGTGGTCGAACGCCTCGTCATGGACGATCACCATGTCGTTCGTGCAGACCGCCCGGTAGATGAACGGCCCGCAAGACACGGAGCGATCCCCGATCTCGCTGTTGCCCAGGATCATCCCGACGAAGTAGCCCGATCCGTCCGGTCCCTGGAACTTCAGATCCGGGAACGTCGCCTTGATCCAGATCCCGTTCTCGTCCATGTGGCTCGAACGGACTTCCGTGCGACCCTGGACGATCTCCACGATGTCGCTCACCACGTCGAAGTCGTTCAGCCTGACGTACTTGTCGGACAGGACCGCCCGGATCTGCGTCCCGATGGTCCGGAGCAGGAGCCTCTGCCCGTGCTTGTCCAGGTCGTCCCTGACCACCCGATCCACGACGCCCCACGCCCTCTCCTCGATCTTGCGCTTCAGGTAGCGCGGCGGGATGTCCAACCGCCCGCACATCTGCGTGATGGCCCTGTCGGAGAGGCCCAGCACCACGTCCCCCTCGCCCTGCCCGAAGGCGCGGGGAGCACTGCCGTTCTTGAAATCGCTCTTGAAGGGGATGACGGCCCGACTCGGGACGACGATCCGTCCCTCGTCCACCTTGATCTCCTCCGTGCGGACCAGGGCATCGCCCTTCGCCACGTCCTGCGTCCGGATGCTCTCCAGAACCTCGGTCCAGTTGATGTTCATCATGGCTTCGTTCCTTTCCGGTGGGTCTCGACCACCTGCCATGAATATAACACGCCCCGGAACTTTGTCAAGGAAAAGTCACGTTAGCAATGTCGATTTGTCGGAATTACTTTCGGGCCTAAGTATCCAGAATCAGGCAGTCGGCTTTTCGCCCCTGGCTTCCTTCCGTGCATCGTCCAGGACCGCCTGATAGACTTCCTGCCCGTAGACGACCACCTTGTCCGTGGTCCTCACCGCCATGATCAGGACACCGTACTGCCGTTCGAGCGTGGCCAGGAACTCCAGCGTGTCCTTCGCCACCGAATCCGCGTTCGTCGCCAGGAAGTTCGTGGCGATCAGGTCCAGGTTGTGCCCCTTCTTCTCGGACCCGCTCATCTTCCCCGCCATCTCCAGGGCCTCCGTGACGTTCGCCTTCTGGCTCTCCGTCAGCTTGAAGCTGATGGTCTTGTCCACTGCCTCGTCCCCGGACTTCTTCTTCTTGCCATCCCCCTCCCCCTCCTTCATCGCCAAGAGGTACTTCTTCGCGGCATCGGCAAGCTCGATGGCGTTCATGTTCCGCGCCTTCTCCAGCCACTCGTCAGCATTCTCATCGTTGATGATGCCAACCATCTCCTTCGCCTTCGCCCATCCAATCTCGGTCCAGATCGCATCGAGTACGTCCTGGCGCGTCACGTGCTCCGTGTACCAGCCCCAGATGTTCGTCAGGTACATGGCCTTGCGATAGCCGAAGCCGATGTCCTTCTCGACGTACTCCCCGAAGTCCTTGAAGCCCCACCTCACGTGGAGAGACTTCTGGTAGACCATGAACAAGAGCTTCGCCACTTCCCGGAAGCTGTTGTCCATCCTGGCCTTCACGTCCAAGATCATCCTCCGGACATCCCGGTCCAGATACTTCTGCCCGTCGATCTCGATGTGATCCGTTGTGACCAACCCTGCGTCGTTCATGCTTCTCTCCTCTCGGTGAACACGATCTCGTGGCACCGTACTTCACAGCCCAACATGCGATCCGGATTCATCATCTCGCCCACCACCACGACGTAGCACCCTTCCTGGAGCCTGTCATGGCACACGTCTACCAGCCCTGGCACGTAGATGTTGACCCGAACAATGGTCCGCTTCTTCCGATCCTTCTTCTCGGAAATCAGCGTGAAGGAACAGAACTGAAACCCCTGATCTGTCTGCCCGAACTTGATGTCCGCCGTGACGTTCCCGCTCACCGCCACGGCATTAATACCGCGTGCCATGCACCCTCCGCACGTACTCGGCTAGGACCCACGCATCCCGCTGGTTGTGATCCCCCAACGCCTCGATCCGCATGACCCCTTCCAGTTCGAGCTTCCGAATGATCTTCTCGATCTTCTTCTTGTCGGCCGCCCCGTCGTCCAGCACGATCTTTCGCGCCTTCTTGCACGGAACGACCATCGGAGCCTGACCCGTCAGAAAGTATACCTGGACCTTGACGACCCCATGCAATTCAGCCAAGGCCGCCCCACCGAACTTGGCACCGAAGGCATGGCCCTCCACGACTATCGTGTAGGGATGGGTTTCCTCGATGATGGTCTTGATCCCGGCAGCGAGATTTACCAGCCGATCCAACCGCTGCTTCTCCGTCGCCTTGCTCTCCAGATCGTACCCAAGGGTCTGCGCTCTGACGATCTCCCCGGCCCCCTTCTCCAGTACCACGATCCCTGTCCCCCGCAGGGACAGGTCCAGCCCCATGACCCGGTATGGATAGTCGTACCGGAAAAGCCCTACCTGCTCGCTCATGCAGTGCCAGACCTATCGAGTGGATTGTCCGCGGCGAAGCACAACTCCGGGCATGAGCATCCATACTTCCATCGCCCCGCATTGTCCAGTGACTTGCAGGATTGATGACGAGGCATCGGGGACAGTTCGTAACTGTATCCACTTGCAATCAATTGCAACGCCTTCCTGCACCGTGACACGTCCCTCGCTACCGGAGCCCATGCGTCTAGCACCACCTCTTTCGGCAGCTTGAACGTGATCATGCCCGTGTCGATGTCCAACTCGAACGGCACCTTCCGATCCTTCGGAGACGGGATCTTCACCGCGTCCACGTCCGTCATCGGCACGTACAGGAAGCGCACCGACTCCATGATCCAGTCCCCGCAATGACAGGGATTCGAGTTCCAAGCATCGAGGTATGCCCCCGTCTGGATCTTGTGGGCGTGAAGCGGTCCCATACTCACGACCTTCGAGTAGGTTCCAATGTCGCACGTCTTGATCTCCAGGATGGACTTCTCAGCGAGCCACAGGCCGTCCATGTGCCCCGTCAGCATCAGCCCATCGTGACGCAGCGTCATCTCCACGTACCGCAGATCCTTGCCCATGCACACCGGACACTCGACTGGACGTGGCCCAAGATCCGACTGGTAGCCCGCACAAGTCGAGCATTCCCAGTACCCGTCAATGGCTCCCATCGACGGCAGGATCTCGTTCTGAAACGCCCGGTGCATCGCCGTGCCCCGCGCCATCTTGATTGTCTCTGCCAGGGTCCTGACCTTCTTCTGGACCACGATATCGCAGACCGTAGAAGCAAGCGCCAGTAGCACCATCTCCCGTCCACAGAAGTAAGGCAGAGAGGACATCCGGATCGGCGTGCCTACCCGGAAAATCGCCTCCTTCTCCTCCTCTATTGGCTTGTACCGACAGAAGAAGTCGGCCTTGTGCTCCGTCTGCTGCTTCTCTTCGATCTTTCGGAATGCGTCCGCGATACTCATGCCGTACCTATAACAGCCCGCACGTTTTTGTCAAGCAAGGTGACGCTCCTTCATGATGCCCAGGTATGCCGTAGCCCGATCCCTGTGTGTCGCGTCGGGACGTAGCCCTACTCGCCCATCTATGTCCGGTATCCAGCCCCCCAGCGGATCCTGCTTCCTGACCGCAGCCTTGTAGCACCACGACACATCGAAGCTGCTCACTACCCTTCGGTAGACCGCTTCCACGTCCGGGTCCACACCGCCCCCTATCGTCGCCTGCGCCTTCCGGGCATCGTAGAACTTCTGCATCTCCCACCCAAAATACAGAAGCGCCTCCGGACACCCACCCGCATCCCGTAGATGCTTCAATCTCCCCAGGATGATCTGGTCCAGGTCGTCCAGTGCCTTCGAGTCGGGCCTCGTCCAGTCCACCGTCTTGCGTTTGAGAAACTGGAACAGCCTAGATACCTCCCCGGCCGCTGCCTGCTTCCACCGCGCATGGTCATCTGGCGTCCAGGGAATCGGTGGCTTGGAGTTCCTAGTCATCGAGCACCCC